TCTCTTTCTTAAATTATTTAATTCAGCTTCTTGTACTGATTCAAGCTCAGGTGCACCCATTTCAAATGCGGCATTGTCTAACTCAGCCATATATGTTGGGATTTCTTCTGCTGGTATATCTTCTATGTCACCCTCTGCTCTTTCAAGTGCGTCTGAGAACTTAGGGGCATATTCATTCATTTGCTCTAATGCTTCATCGCCCATCTCATCTGTCATTTGATAGATTCTAAAATATGCTTGCTCTAAATCATAATGACTAGGCGCTTTTTCTTCAAGCCCTGATCTCTTTCTTAAATTATTTAATTCAGCTTCTTCATGCCATGAAGCTTTGAGTTTATCTTTTCTAGGATAGCTGGGAGTAGATTTTTTCATTTGATTGTTCCTGATTCTCATTAGGTCTTTGCCCAACTTAGTTGATTTGTCTGCTTCTTCACCGTCTAATGATTTAAACTTCTTAGAGGTTTTGTCAAACTTAAATTCTTTACCACGTTGGTCTTTAACTGTGTCTGCAACGCCAACATCTTTGTATGCTCTTTCGCCTAAATCTCTGTGAATGTAACCATCTTCTTCACCAGTACCACCACAAGCATCACAGCCTTCGCCTTTGCAAAGTTCACATTTCGGAAGTACTTCGTCTTTGGTGTTTTCTGTTGTTTCTTTGTAGTTGAGTAAAAAGTCTGCTACATAACCACTAGCGTCTCTTGGGGCAATTTCTGGATACAGTTGTTTAAGTATGTCACTTAATGCAAATGCATTGAATCTTCCTGTCTTTACAAATTCATCATGTAAACGTGGAAGTATTTTTTTAATTTGTTCTTCGCTTGGTACTGGTTGTTTGGGTGCTGATTGCTTTAATTCATCTGCCCAAGTATTGTCTCTGATCTCACCTTCGTCACATGCATAATTCTGCATGCCTGTGCAACTATCTTCACCGTTCTCGTCATCACCATCCATATATGAACTACCAGAACACTCAGGACAAGTACCATCTTTGATTGTGTCGTGTTGATGTTCATCATAGCCATCTAATGCGTCTTGTAAATCATCTTGCCAGGTCGGCCCTGTATCTACATCATCAGTAGCTTCTGTATACGATTCGAATAAATGTTGTAATTTCATAATAATACTTCCTAAACTTTAACAAGTATTTATCACTTTTATGAAATTATTCGGATTCTTTTGCAGTCCATACTAAGTCTACACCACGCCTAACAAGTTCGTTACGGCATTTCTGCTTAACTTTGTTCTTTTGCCCTTCGTTTATGTATTTAACTAGTTCTTCTTTAGACTGTTGCTTAATATAGTTGTGAGTTGTTACTTTACCTTTGCCTTTAACAAAAGTAGTTTGTGATGGTTTAAATTTTACTGGCATGTTGCTCCGTGTTGTTTTACAAGAAATATTTATGCCTGGATAAAGTTACAGATACTATTTAATGAGTGCATTAATGCCAATCACTTGATAACCTATTAATCTAGAGTCAGATTGATCTACACTGAAGTCTATGTCGTGCCTAGTATTCCAACTATTTAACATAAACACACCTGTCCCGGCTTTGGTAGGACTAGAGTACCATGGATCTTTATCGTCCCAATTATGTGACCAGAAATTTGTACTACTGTTTTCGGGGTTGTCTTGTAAATTTATAATTAACACTCCAACAACCGTTCGGTTATCTAAATGCCGAGACATTTTAAAACCTGGAAAATCATTTATTACAGTTAAGTCTTTAACTCCAACTTGTATACCCTCCATTCTTCCCATCCATAGCGGTTTAACTGTTGGAATTTCTTCAGCCTCTTCACTTAAAAATGTTTCTAATTGTTGGGTATGATTTTTCCATGCTTCTAGAAAACTGTCATTATCTATTTTACATAAACGCCTTAGGTCTTTAACAGGATTGTTATTACCTTGATCCAGTATACCGTCATGTTGCCAATCTACAGTAGGCAAATCAAAATCTGTAATTTCCCAAACGGGTACGTCAGTGTTTATATGTGTCATCTTCATATTGTTATTTAGTTAGTCTATCCCGTTGGGATATTGTTTGTTGAATTCTTCGTTGGTCCACATGTGTAGTTCTTTATATTTGCGGAAGTGTGGTATCTTAGCGTATGTAACATAATCTCTATCACAGTTACTACACCATTTTTCTATAGAGTGATGACATTCAGGTAGTTCAAACCCTTTGGGCAGTACTATCCCATTTAAATCCATACATTACTCTTTTTGTTTTTTCTTTTTGAGGTTAGCTACTGTGTTATGTAATACTTTTGTTTCAAGTTCTAAATCTACAATTCTCTTTGCTAGTAATGGGTATTGTGATAACCATTTATCTTCTTTGGATAAAATTTCTAAATGATATCTGTGAGCTACCCAAGCCATTAATCTATCAACATGCTTTTGGAACCAAACACCTACTTTAGTGTTCTTAAACCATGCATAGAAACTACTGCCTATAATGCTTGATAAGATTGCTTTTAATGTTAGTATGAATAACCAATGCATAACTACTCCTTAGGTACGCATTTATTTACACGTTTGCCTTTGTTCTTTCCAGTACCTTTTTGAGTACCATCTTTCTTATAACCGTCCCAGCAATCTTGTTCTTCAATTTCTTCTTCTTGTATAGGATCTAGTTGCCATTGGGATCTAAACTCGCCACCGTTTCTAGGTTGAGCTTTCATATTAATTAAAGAAGCTAACTGTCTAACTAAATCGTCATCATCGAATGCTTTATCACGTATTTTATCTACAATGTTTTTTATGATATCTGCTCTGGCGGCAACGTAAGTACCCTCATCCATATCACGACTATTATAATCATGCTTGTTGAACTCGGGTCCTTTCTTTTTAAGTTCTTTCTTCTTATCCCTATGTGTTACTGGTCTATTGAATTTTTCAATATTCTTTGCAACAGGATTACTGCCACCGTAAGGTTTTGGTCTCTGTGGGACGCCTCTACCTTCAGTTATAATATCACTTAGTTTCATTTTATACGCTCTCTAATCTAACCATTAGTCTTTCAGCACGGTTAGTTACTTGTTTGTGCCATCTACTATCTCTACCTTCGATGCCAGCTTGTTTCCAATCCTGTGCTTCTAAGGCTTTGCGAAAGTTATTAAACTTTCCTAATCTTGTTCTACCCATATTGAACATCATGTTTACTAGTACTTCTTGCACGACCCCAGGCCAATCTGTGAAGCCATCTCCATATAATGCAACGCATTCTGAGATGCTGGTGTCAAGATCTTTTTCAAAACATGCCTTTGTTCGTTCGTCGCTGACCGGTGTTCCGACATCTTGTCCAAATTCCGGATCAGATTCAAGGACCAAGTGTCCAACTCCGAAAGTTGGGTAGCCCAAATGGTCTTTATAAATCTCATTTACGACTCCTTCGTCGATTTTCAACTGTTCGAATACTGATTCTCTATCTAACTCAGTATCTTTTCCTATACCAAACATATTAGCTCCTATGTGTGTTTATTATTTGTATTTATCTGATTAAAGGAATTTAATCCAAAAAAAAGCACACCGTAGTGTGCTTCTTAATTTAAGTGATTAAAATTTCTATTTACACACTTCCGTTATCAGCTACTGAACCAAAGTCTTTAATGGTTAAGCTATCTGTTACAACTAGTACTGTTACAGTACATACTCCACTAGAAGCGGAACCTGTTGTTACTGAAGCAACAATATCTGTTGCTGAACTGTACCTAGCCATGTAGTTGCTTTGGAACTGAAAAGTTTCAGTCATATCTGCATCTCCGGCTGTGAATAACCTATCCGTGTCACCTGAATCTCCAACTATAAGTGCTGTACTATCTGTTGCACTTACCCATGGACTACCGATATCAACTGTTACACCATATACCATTGCTCCTGCCGGTATTTCGAATAAAGTAGTTGATCCGCTGTTAAATTGCACTTCTGTACTAACATACTGTGCAACAGCTTGGGTAGACGCATCAAATTGTCCTTTAGTAAGGAAAGCGGAAGCAACAGTGGCGTTGGCGCCTCGCACTTCAACTAATGTTGATCCATTGTTATCTGTGAACTTGAAATAGTCTTCTGTAGTGTCTGTGAGAATTTTTAATCCGCGTTTTCCAAATTGGACAAGATTGCCCAGTCCTTTTAACGAGAAATTATTTGTATCTGCCATTTCGTTACTCCAACGTATTTACATAATCGATTATGTAGAAGTCTGTAAACTTTCTACAATTGTATTTATGCTAGATGTCCGCTTTTCAAGAGATACTAGCAATAAATTTTTGTATTGTTTCGGCGTACAGTTTACACCCATCTTTGTTAGGATGACTGTCAGTACTTGATATTTGGAAGCCGTGATCGTCTGTAGTACTTAATACTTGTAATGGTAACCAATTATTGGCACTATTAAAACAACGTGACATAGTTTTATTAGAAAATTGCTTTTTTAGAGCTAGACTTCTATGCTCATTAAATACCGATTCACTATGTATGTCACCCCATATTACGGTAGCATTAGGATTAATTTTTTCGTAGCTCATTGCTCTCTTTACAGACTCAACAAATAAGTTGTCCATGCCAGTGTAACCATTCGCTTTAGTAGGTAATAAAAATCGTTGCATGAAATCCTTAGCAAGTGTAGATTGATTTTCCCTTAGGGAGTCTTCTAGTTCAAAGTCACTATCTAGCATACCGTTTAGACTAGTTATTTGTCCATCCTTACCAAAATATGGATAGCGAATATCAATAGTGAATCCAAATATTATTAACGGCTTTTTAAATGTACTTGTAGTTTGTAACGGTTGCAACGATATTTCTGTATTACTTGCGGCACCTCTAGATACATTAACAACTGGCACATTAAGTTCTTCTGCTAGAAAGACGGGCCAAGCATTCTGTGGCTCACGTTCAGTTGTAGTGCCATCGAAATTTGTGAAAAATTCACCCTTTCGTACAGGTCCGATAGTAAAACTATCACCACATGCAATTATTCCATCAAAATCCATTATTGTTCTTCCATAGCATTATTTAGTTGACAACCGGCATATAGTAGTGTATAATTAGAGCTTAATTAATTGATATGGTATTACTATATGTTTGACACATCTCAGAAGCGTATTGGATTTTGCTGTAAGTATATGGATCCTGATCAGGACCAGAAGCCTAAAGTACTTAAAGAAATACAATCTAACTTCACAGAACGCCAAACTACTATAACATGGCTCAACAGACAGACTAAGGCTGTTGCTGAAGAGCGTATGTTAGACATAGTTGAACATAATATGCAAAGTGCATATAATTTAGTAGACTATGTTAGCACACTTCCTGCAGAGCGTAGGATGGTGCGTTTAGGTAGTAACCAACTACCCGGAGCAACACAAGATGATTGGAAATATATGTGGAAAGATCCTACTAACGTTAAAATGTTGGAAGAAGGATTTGCTAAAGTTGGACAGTTGGCTAAAAGTCGTGACGTTCGTCTTTCTTTTCATCCCGGGCAGTTTTGTGTCCTTGCTAGTGATCGTCCAGATGTTGTTGAACGTTCTGTAGAAGAGTTCGAGTATCATGCAAACATGGCACGTTGGATGGGTTATGGACAAGAGTTCCAAGACTTTAAAATTAATGTGCATATCTCAGGTAGGAAAGGTTATCAAGGAATTATCGATATATTGCCTAGATTATCTGATGTTGCAAGAAACACTATAACTATCGAGAATGACGAAATGTGTCACGGACTTGATCAGTCATTGAAGTTAGAGAAGCATGTTGCATTAGTACTAGATGTGCATCATCACTGGATTAGAGATGAAGAATACATACAGCCTAACGATGATAGAGTTAAGCGAGTTATTGATAGTTGGCGTGGTGTACGTCCTGCTATGCATTATAGTTATAGTAGAGATCATGGATTAGCAATGGCGTTGGAAGAAGGTGAAGAAATTAATCACAATGGATTACAAAACTTACCCGCATTATTAGAAGCTGGTGCTAAGAAACAAAAACTTCGAGCACACAGTGACTATTACCCTAACGAAGAGGCTAATGCATGGGCGTTATCCTTTTGGGACAACTTCGACATACAATGCGAAGCTAAGGCTAAGAATTTAGCATCTGAGCAACTATACTTGCAAAGTATTAATGTATAACAAACATCGAGTCCGGACTCTGTTGTTGTTGACTGTTTGTGGAACAACTAGTTCCTTATCTATCTAGCACATCTTAATGAGAGGTGCAATATTGTACTTGTCAACTGGTTCATACAAACAGTTAATAATATTTACAATATTACCAATGAATAGACGAGTTATGGTGTGATTTGGTTAAATAATGGTAGTTAAACCATAGGAGTAATGAATTGACATACGTTGTAAAAGGTGAGTGCGTAGATTGTAAGCATACCGCCTGTGTCGCTGTTTGTCCAGTAGATTGTTTTTTTGAATTAGAGAACACTCTGGTAATAGACCCTGATATTTGTATTGATTGTGCTATTTGTGAACCAGAGTGCCCAGTTGATGCAATAGTAAGTGACAGAAAGCTAAAACCTGAAGATAGCCAATGGCTTCAATTTAATGAAGATATGAGCCGAGTTGGCGCTCCTGTAATCGTAAAAGTTAAAGATCCTATGCCCGGGCATGAAGATGTAAAAATGACTGGAGATGAAGCATTTGCAAAAGCCTCAAGAATACCATTTGTTGATATTTCTTGATAAGTAATTACTTAAACTAATCAGTTTAAGTTCTTGACATACACCACATAATCTAGTATAATATGCATATAATAAGGTAAGGTACAATTATGTTTGAAACAAGTATATTAACAGCCAAAGCAATAATGTTGACTATGATGGTCGGCACTGCTCCCATGGACGTAAAGAATGTAGAAGAAACATATTGCATGTCGCTTAACATTTACTACGAAGCAAGAGGCGAAGGTTGGAAAGGCAAAACAGCAGTAGCCCATGTAGTACAAAATAGGGTAGTACACGACAAATACCCTAACACCGTTTGCGGTGTTGTGTTACAAGCAAAAACATGGAATGACCGTGTGGTAAGAGACATGTGTCAATTTAGTTGGTATTGCGACGGTAGACCAGACGTTGTGCAAATACGTTACAAACAGAACCCGAGACGCGGCAAAGTTATCGAAGCCAACATGCGTGATTGGAGACGTTCAGTTGAAACTGCTCTGCAAGTTCAAGCTGGTTGGAGCAGAGATGTGTCCGGCGGAGCAACACATTATTATAATCATCATATTTCAACACCTAGTTGGAGTACGGTTTATCCTACAACAACTGTTATAGAAAATCATACATTCCTTGTTAGGAACGATTAAAACTATAGTTAAACGATAAATACTTCTTATACAATTTCCAGTAGGATGGAGGTTGAAATCACAAGGAGTAACAATGTACGAGTATAATTGCACGGTCGTAAAAATTGTTGACGGAGACACAGTAGACGTAGATATAGATTTAGGTTTTGGTGTTCAGTTAACTGATGAAAGAGTAAGAATTATGGGCATCGACACCCCAGAGTCAAGAACATCAGATGAAGTTGAAAAAGTATTCGGTAAAGCCGCAAAGGCGAGACTACAATCATTGATGGGCGAGACATGTGTTCTAAAAACACAAATTAATAAAGACGGCGAAGACATGAAAGGTAAGTTTGGTAGGATACTAGGCGACTTTGATGTATATGATGTTAAAACAGATTCGTGGAGACCTGCAACATCCATGCTAATCGAAGAAGGTCATGCTGTAGCATACTTCGGCGGTAGTAAGGAAGAAGTTCAAGCAAAGCATATGGTGAACAGAGCAAAATTAATCCGTGAAGGAATAGTTGACATGACACCTGAAGAAGCTGGCATTATAAACGAATAATAACATTTACCAAAATAACTAAGGAATTTCCTTGACATTGTCTAAATATTGCGTTATAATAATATTTAAATTTAAAAGGGATTCCTTATGTTAGTAAATATAGTAAAGAAAGGCGAGATTGTTTCACTAAGACTCAGCACTGGCGAAGAGCTAGTTGGCACTCTCAGAGATGAAGATACAAAAGAAATAACTATCGAACAGCCATTAATTGTTGGACGTAGTGAAAAAGGTTTCGGACTAATGCCGTACTTGATGACCGTAGAACAAGAGTCGTCAGTAAAAATTTCCACACGCCACATTATGTCTATTGGGGCGACAATGGAAGAAGTTGCCAAAGGATATAAAAAACAAACATCTAAAATAGTAAGTCTATAATGAATAAGAGATTTTATAGCGGAAAAACGTATAGTCATTCTACTGGACATAGTTGTGCATTTAGACAATGGAAAGCAGATAGCCATTGTAACTTAATACACGGATATGCATTACAGTTTGAATTTATCTTTGGTGGTAACGAATTAGATTCCAGTAACTGGATAGTAGACTTTGGTGGATTGAAGCCACTTAAAGAATGGTTGAAATATATGTTCGATCATACTTACTTAGTAGCAGAGAATGATCCAGAAATGGCAACTATTCAAATGTTACAAGACAAAGGTCTTATTGACATGAGAGTTGTTTCACACACTGGTTGTGAAAGATTTGCTGAAATGGCTTTTGACAAAGCAAATGAAATTGTTAAGGAATTAACAGATGGAAGATGTTGGGTACAGAAGACCACAGTAAGAGAGCATGAGCATAATAGTGCTACTGTAGAACTTAATGACCATCAAAAGGTACATTTTGTAGATATAGACGGTACATTAGTATAATTTCTATAGTCTGATTTTTCCACGTTGCGTGGGGGTTTGTACAGACTTTAAACAACAAAACCAAATTGGTGTCACCTTTTAGATCCAGATTCTCCTTGATTAAGTTCAAGTCGTAGAAAGGTAGTTTTGCTGACGTTAAATCAAAACTTAGTGTAGAAACAGGTGTGGTAATACTTGAGGGGCAAACAATCCTAGAGAGTTAAGACACACAAAAAAGGCGAAAGCCTTGTGTAGATAGCCAGTTAGTAATAGTAAGTCCTATGAACGCTGGCGCATTATTTCATCACGCTCTTCAGCAGTAATCTTTGTTAGTCCGGGATTGTCCGGGAATACACAACAAGGTTGCAAGTTATAAAAATCATCAACATAGTCACACCACTCACGTTTGAATGATTGATCAGTGCCAACTTTATGTACTATCGCAACTCTATTCTCTCTGTCATATACTAACGTAGTATAATCACCGAATGATTGAAATTTGCCTAAACGTTGCAATCTGTCTAAATAATCAGTTCCATCATGACTTATGCCAAATGCTGGAAATGTGCCAGACGTCCAATCCCTATCAATCATCCATTGCTCTTGCAGATCGTCATCGATATCGATAGGTTCGAAAGGTCCAAGTTCTGGGTATTGTTCAGCAAGCCAAAACTTTTCATTGTGCCAGGGATCGTTATCTGGATCGTGTTCTAATGTTGTTTGATTACAAATAACACCTTCACAGTATGTTTTAATTATAGTAGTACCACCGTTAGCAGTTGTATACCAAAGTTGGTCGTTTATAAAACATTTTAGTTCAGATGCTTCTGTATTGTGAGTCCAATTAAGTTCCATATAAGTATTTAGCTTTGGATAAATATATGTTATGCTATTCGGGATATTAACATTAATTACAGCCTTGGCGATTGCCGGGGTAGCCGCTTGGTTCTCTATCATAGGGCTCATGAGCATTTTCTCCGCCGCCGCAATGCCGATAGCAGTAATGGCTGGCGTACTAGAAGTAGGCAAATTACTTACAGCAAGTTGGCTGTACAGGTATTGGGACGAGACCGGCATACTATTAAAAAGTTATCTAAGTGTTGCTGTAGCAGTACTAATGTTGATAACATCAATGGGTATCTTTGGATATCTTTCAAAAGCACATTTGGATCAAGCAGGCGAAAGCGGAGATGCATTCGCTATTGTAGAACGACTAGAAAGCAAAGTTGCTAGAGAAGAAAACAAAATTACAATACTTGAAGACCGTATTGCCAGCCTACAAACAGGTGGCGGCATGGATACTACTTCAAGCATAGAACAACAAGCAACAATTAGAGACGGTGCTTGGGAAAGAGTACAAGGTGACATTGACTATGCCCAAGGACAAATCCAAAGTGTAAGAGATCAACTAGTTATTGACCTCAAAGCACAAGATGATAAACTAATACCGTTAGACAGCATTGTAGACAGTTATGCGGACCAGGGTACAGTTACAACAGGAACCTTTCTTAATAGAAACACTACAGACAATGTTGCTAAAGCAAACGAAGTAAGACAAGAACAGAAAGCAGAACGTGATGCTATAGCAGATGAAAAAGATAATCTGCGTACAAGAGCTCAAACAGATATAAACATACAACAAGCAAACATAGACAAGTATAGAACACAGGCACAGAAAACAATAGAAAATGCAAATGCAGAAATTAACAAACTGCGAAATAGTAGTAGTGCTGACCAAGACCAAGCATTGGTTAAGGTGGATGAATACAACGAACAAATTGATACAATATACGATGGCTTAATAGTAATTAAAGATGAAAAGTTTGAAGCCGAAAGTACAGTAAGAGAATTAGAGAAGGAAGTTGGGCCTATTAAATATGTGGCTCAATTAGTTTACGGTGACGATAGTGCAGACGTATTAGATAAAGCAGTACGGTTGTTTATATTATTACTGGTGTTTGTGTTCGACCCATTAGCAGTTATATTAATTATTGCGGCTAACCAAACATTACTTAGGCATGGTATTAACCTAGAGTCCAAAGGACCTCCAATACCGCCTACACCAACCGAACCTCCTCCACAAAACGAATTAGAACAAGTATGGGATAATAAAGATTTGGGGAAAGTTACTGATGATGACGAACGAGCACTTATGGAAGGGCAACTTAATCATCTAAAAGAACAACTAGTTGCAGATAGGTTGACACAACAAAATGCATCAGACGATGCCGCTACAGCAATGGCTGAAAGCGCCTCCAAAAAAAAAGACTAGAAGAAGCTCTTAAATCCTTAAATAAAAAATATGAAAAGACATTAAAACTCTTGAGTGATAAGCCGAAAGAAGTTATAATAGAGAAACAAGTTGAAAAGATAGTAGAAAAGATAGTAGAAGTAGAAGTACCAGTTGAAGTCCCAGTTGAAGTTATTAAAGAAATAATAGTTACTAAGGAGATTGAAGTTGAAAAATTCATCGAGATTGAAAAACCAGTCGAGGTTGAGGTCATCAAGGAGACAGTTCGAATTGTTGAAAAGGAAGTGCAAGGGCCAGAACGTATTGTTGAAGTCCCAGGACCAGAACGAATTGTTGAAGTCCCAGGACCAGAACGAATTGTCGAACGTGTTGTTGAAGTCCCAGGACGAGAACGAGTCGTAGTTAGGACAGATAACAGCAAGATAGAAGAGTTAGAACAACGTTTAGCAGTTAAGCCTTCAGTAGTTGAGAAGGCTAATGCTAACAACTTAATTGAAGCCGCAAGGATCATGTCTGAGAGCGAGTTCAATAAAGAAGGGTATACTGAGGAAGAAATATTAAATATGCTTACAAAGACAAGTGAAGAAGAAGTTAATCGTACTTTAGGGTTCTGGGCTATACCATTACCAAAAGACGATAATGATAAACCAGATCCAGACAACTTGAGGTATACCACAAAATAATGTCCGATAATAAAGATAGTAACCTAGAATGTAGTTTCTGTGGCAAGAAACGACATGATGTGCGTAAACTAATCGCTGGACCTAACTCGTATATTTGTAATGAATGTGTGAGTATAAGTCATAAAATTATTAACGAGGACTACGATACTTCTCCAGACATGGAACTGGAAGATATCCCTACCCCACAAGAAATTAAAGACTACTTAGATGAATATGTAATCAGCCAAGAATATGCAAAAGAGATTCTAAGTGTATGTGCATACAACCATTATAAGAAAACTTACTACAGCGATGATAAAGACAGTATCGAAAAGAGTAATGTACTATTAATAGGTAGCACTGGTACAGGTAAAACACTTATAGTACAAACACTTGCTAGGAAACTTGGTGTGCCATTTGCTATAGCAGATGCAACTACACTTACTGAAGCAGGGTACGTTGGTGAAGATGTAGAGAGTGTAATCGAACGACTACTTAATACATGTGACTGGAACGTAGAAAAAGCACAGAAGGGTATAGTATTCATAGACGAGATTGATAAAAAGGCTCGTAGCAGTGAGTCTAACACCGGCACAAAGGATATTAGTGGAGAAGGTGTACAACAAGCACTCTTAAGACTAATAGAAGGAACTACTGTAAAGATTTCCACTAACGGCTCAAAGCGTATGGATGACTTTATTGAATTTGATACTAAAGACGTATTGTTTATAGTAGGCGGAGCATTTGTAGGGTTAGACAAGATTGTTAACAAAAAATTAAAGAAAGGATCGATAGGATTCAATCAGAAAGTTCACAGTAAGAAAACAGATGTAAATTGGCTAGACCATGTTGAACATGATGACATTATCAGCTATGGATTAATTCCAGAGTTTGCTGGTAGGTTACCTAATATTGTAGGATTAGAAGATTTAGACCAAGATGATATGTTTAGCATATTAACTAATGCTAAATCTAGTTGTATTACACAGGTAACAAAATTATTAGAATTAGATGAAATAGAATTACAGTTTGAGGAGCAATATCTTAAAGACGTTGCCGAGATTGCTGTAAAGAAAAAAGTTGGAGCAAGAGGATTAAAAAGCATTGTAGAAAACAGTTTACACAATATAATGTTTAGGGCGCCAATATTAAGACAGGAACAAGTGCAACAAGTGATATTTAATAAGTATCCTAAAACGGTTGACTTGCATCCTGTATTTGTGTATACTAACGGCAATAGTGAAATTGATAGACACTATAAAATTAAACTTAGAGGTAAAAGTGAGTTATAATCGAGATAACAATAATAACAAATCGTTCACTAGAGATTTTAATTCTAGAAAACGTGATGACAAGCCAAGAGTAGAGCCACACTATCTTGACGCCTATAAACCAGGTGTTGAAGTTAGAAATGGTGATGTTGGTAAAGCATTGAGGATATTGAAGAAGCGTTTAGAAAAAGCAGAGTTCCAAAAGACTATGTCTAAACTACAATATTTTGAGAAACCGAGTCAGAAAAGAAAGCGTATGAAAGACCAAGCGAAGAAGCGTTGGAGCAAACAAGTACGTGATATGGAAGCCTCCGGAGCTCAACGACAGTACGAACCTACTGGAACTAAATGGATGAAAGATAAAAGAAAAACTAGGAAACATGCACTTGTGAAGGCGAAACTACAAATTCAACTTCGTAAGAAAGGTCCTTTTCATTCGTGAAAGTAGTAATCGTTAGTGGAGGATTTGATCCTTTGCATAGCGGTCATATCGCCTACTTGTCAGACGCGGGCCATCTAGGCGACAAGTTAATTGTAGCACTTAATAGTGATGCATGGTTAACTCGTAAGAAAGGTAGACCGTTTATGTCTTTTGAAGAAAGGGCATGTATTATCGACAGATTAGATATGGTAGATAGTGTATGGGGTTTTGATGACTCCGACGGAAGTGTATGTAAAGCATTGGAACAAGCCAAGAAAGCATACCCTTCACATGAGATTATATTTTGTAATGGCGGAGACCGTACAAAAAACAACATTCCAGAAATGGCTGTTGAAGGTATTGAATTTATATTTGGTGTTGGCAGTGAGAATAAGTCCAACAGCAGTAGTTGGATATTAAAGGAATGGAAGTATCCAACTGAACGCAGAGTATGGGGCGAGTTTAGTGACTTGTTTCAAGACGAAGCAGTTCGTGTTAAAGAACTTATAATTGAGCCTGGTAAAGGCATCAGTTACCAAAGACACTTTAAACGTGATGAGATTTGGTTTGTTAGTAAAGGTGAATGCGAAATAAAGCATGGCATCTACCCTAAGTATCCAGAACAATTTACAATACGAGCATTACACACAGATGAATCGTTTACAGTTAGACGTAACGAATGGCATCAAATTGTTAATAGGACCACAGAGAATTGTCATATTATAGAAATACAATACGGTGGTGACACACATGAAGACGATATTGAAAGACTATCGTACTATGATGGAGAATAAATGGAAATGAGAGACATAGATACGAACAAAGTATGTGATATACTTAACGAGATTGTGGAATATGAAATGGCAGGAGTAGTTAGATACTCGCATAGTTCATTAATGATAACAGGTCCTAACAGGATTCCTATTGTTACATTTCTACAAGAACAAGCAAATGAAAGTTTAGCTCACGCCTTACAGGCTGGCGAACTTATCACAGGCTTAGACGGACACCCTAGTCAACGAATAGCAAATATTGAAGAGTCGCATAATCATTCTGTACAACAGGTACTTGAAGAAAGTTTAGCACACGAACTACACGCTGTCGGCTTGTATAAATCATTGCTACAAGAAGTTTCAGATGCAAGTATTTACTTAGAAGAATATGCACGTGGACAGATAGGTGCGGAAGAACAACATGCATTGGAACTTAAGAAGATGTTAAAAGATTACGCATAATGTCAGTACCTAGAGGAAAACCAATACCTAAAGGCATGATACGAATGACTGTGCAAATAGAAGTACCCTATGAACATGATATTATGAATTACGGTTATGTTGCAAGGGAAAAAATTAAAGAGTACATAGACAACGACCATTACGGATTCCAATTAGAAAACGGAGCATCGACTACAAATGAAACTTGATTATAAAGGTTCTGGCACTATAGGATTTACTTGTAGTACATTTGATTTACTACACGCAGGACATATTGTTATGCTCGAAGAAGCCAAACATCACTGCGATTACTTAATAGTAGGTTTACAAAATGACCCTACTGAAGATAGACCAACAAAGAACAAGCCGGTACAAAGTATTGTTGAAAGACAAATACAATTGGCGGCTGTGAAGTATGTAGATGAAATTGTTATTTACAATACTGAACAAGACCTAACCGACCTACTACTAACGTTACCTATTAATGTTAGAGTTCTAGGAGATGAATACAAAACTAAAGACTTTACAGGTAAAGATATAGCCAAGCAACGTGGTTGCAAAATTATATATAACCCTAGAGACCATAGTTTTAGTAGCACTTCGTTACGCAAACGTGTAGTTAGCAACGAATCTTAAAAAAAGGTTGACTTTGAATCTAATACCTGTATAATATACACTATGTTAAGGAATGTTCCTTAGCAGTTAATTGATCTAGGAGGTCATATGACTACATCAACAGTAACTCTAACTAAAGAGCAAAAAGTTCTATCAGCTTTACAAGAAGGCAGAACTCTATCCTCAGCACAAATCAAATCATTTTTTGGTGCTGGTAACCCACAAGCAGTAATTCAATCACTAAGATTCAAAGGATTTCCAATCTATTTGAATGTTGTGACTGATACAAAAAATCGTTCAAGAAACGTGTACAGATTAGGTACGCCTTCAAGAGCTATTATTGCCGCTGGTTATAAAGCAATGGCTAATTCGTAAGTAATTACGATATATTAAAAGGACCTTCGGGTCCTTTTTTTATGGCTAACAACTTAATAAGGAAGAACAGATATGGATATCGCATTAGTAGTAAGTTTTCTTTTAGTCTTGTTTGTATTTGAACCAGGCAATGAGAAGATTAATAAGTATTGTAAACAAGCAGTTATTGATAAAGAATTTGAAAGTCGTAAATCGTGTTGGGATTATTACACTGATTATCGAGACACAATTCCCGAATAGAAAAGGTAAATACTATTACCAATCAACTCTATCCTCCCAATAGTTATATAAAAGACTTGACATATTTGAAAAAATGTGTATAATATAATAATGCTTGGGACAATTGGCAGGGTGATTCTATTCTGTCTAAGAAGCCAAAGTATACAAAAAGGAGGAATAAAATGAAAAATTTATTCAACATTGATAACGCATTTAAGATACTAGTTGTATTACTATTGTCTGTAATGGCGTTTGGTGCCAATGCGGCATCTCTAGGCGGAAGTATTGGTTATGGAAATGACTATACCTTCAGAGGACAGACTCAGACACAAGGCAGTGGCTTTGCTTTCGGATCTATTGATTTAGATCTTGAAAACGGTGCTTATGTTGGTGTATGGGTTGGTGAAGTCGACTTTGCAGGCGGTGACGCTGATGCAGAGATTGATATGTATGCAGGATATCAGCACGAATTTAGTGATATGATTTCTGTAGGCGTACAATACACAGACTACTCATACAGCGGAGATTCATCTTTAGATGGTTCCGAGTATACAGTATCTGGTTCGTTCGGCGATCTTACGCTTTCACACACAATTGGACAGGAAGATTATAACGACTATTCATTAGTCACTTATAATTTAATGGACTTTGTGGATGTCTCGTATGGTACACTGGATACTGTCGGTGAACACTACACTATTAGCAAAAGTTTCGAATTGCCTTTGGGCTTAGACGCTGATGTTAGCTATGTAGATTTCACAGCAGATAGTGGATCCAATGCAGTTGATGAAGACGCTTTTGTCGTCAGAGTTAGCAAATCCTTCTAAGGTAGCTTAGATAAATGCCCCAAACAGCAATGTGCGGGGTATTTTTTTGGCTGAAATACCAAAAGATTACCAGAATTCGTGGTAAAAAGGTTGACTTGGACCCTGTTTTCTAGTATAATATATGTATATTAAGCAAAAAGGGAAAGGATAATATGCAAACAAGATTCAATAAAGAGCTATTTCAATGGGACGGAATGTACCTAATGTATACAGGAGAGCATTCTCAGTCTAAGTATTTTGAGCTACCGTGTCATCCTACTAGAGTAGGAACACCTAAGTCAGAGTTTATTGCTAGATTTAAATATGGCAATTACAAGCCTTGGAAAGCGTGGGTTAACTTTATCGTAAAGAACTTTACGGTTGAGGAGTGGTTAGACTTATCAAAGCAAACTCATCCAGTCGGCGCTATGCAAGTTAAAGGCTACACGGGTAAGTTATAATGATTACTCAAAGAAACACAACAGTCCTTGCATCAGAGTATCAACACACAGACGATATGAAGAAGTTCATTAAGGCTACAACAGGTGCTATAATGACTCCTGTTCAAGGCAAAGATGATACTTTTTGGATACACGGTGACAAGAGAGGAACTTACCATCAAAAGAAATACTATAAAATCGAATTTGGTTTTGTAGAGCAAGTTTCTTATAACCCTAACAGACAAGTTAAAGAAGGTTACGGATTTGATATCCAATCAACAGGTGACTTGAACGGTTGGCAGTTAATGGGAGAGTATCGCACAATGATTAAAGAAGCGATGGCTAACTATAAAAATAAGACAGAAGAGGTCGCATAATGCAACGTAATTACAAAAAGGCTTTCACTGCCTTAAAAAAAATAGGTGCACCAGTTATCGTTGGAGATGACTATGGTGATGATCGTTACTTTAAAATAAGTGCAGAAGACAACGACACAGTTGTTTGGGCAGACTACTATAATATGGGCATGGGCCTGTTTGGTGTTAACCAAGATATAGTTGATATACTCGATGCTAACGGCTTGTTTGCAGAGTGGATTAACCCTGGCATTATAGGTGTACACGAAGCCTAAAAAGGTTGACTTCTACCACGAAATGTGGTATAATAGTTATATAACAAAGTAAGATGTAGGAGTCGATAAATGTATACCAAAAATCAAAACACAACAAACCAAAGCAAAGACAAAATTGTATCCATAGACGGTTACAGTATTGGTTCTTTTACTTGCTATAACGCAGACAACGATGATAGTGCTATTATCCAACTTACTGCATTAGAAGAAATGTGGTATGGTCATGAAGAGAACATAGACCACCCAGAAGGTTCTGAATATCCTGTAAGTATAAATGTTCCTCATATGAAAGTTATGAGAGACAGAGTTGCTGATAGTGTTCTTAACAGAACTGGTATTAACATAAAAGATTTTGATAGCATTATACATGCGACAACTCACCCTGGTAGAGACAAGCAGGGTAATATTATCAATAATGATTTTGGTAATGCAAATGTAGTGAGAAACGTTTAATGACGATGCATTTAGCACAAGGTCTTTCGACTATCCAGAATAAGAAGTATAAGCCTAAAATGACAAAGGCTAATATTGCCAAATGGCAGGCTGGACTAATTGTTAAAAACAAGCATAACAAACGTTTGGGTATGCCTAAATTAACGTTTGAACAGTATGTAGACTACTGTCATGGTATACAACCTAAGGTAGATCCACGTAGCAGACAAGCATTCAAACCCAACAGGAAGCCCGTACAAGACACTACGGTATCAGAGTATGATAAGTACCCAAGTATGACAATGTCAAAGGGCATAAGAACTGATGGTATTGATGAGAAGTGGGAACAAGAAAAGAAAAATATTAGCAGTCAATACACTATAGCACCAGCATATAATAAAGGTGCATATCAAGTTATTGGTAAAGCAGACATAAAACATATAGGTAAATGACAAAAGAAGAATTAATATTCCTAATAGATAACTTAGGATCGGAAGATAAGAACGGTAAAATCGAAGGCATATTTATAGGTAGGCACGGCGAAAGAATTGTAACAGACAGTATTCGAGTTGACATGGACGGCGGCAGAATTATTATAGCTCAGTCAGGCTCAGATCAATATAACATAAATAAGAGCAATTGGCAAACAGAGCTAACATTTATTCACCCAGGAGATAATAATGGATTATAGTGACCATAGACTATTAAAATTTGAAGACATCAATTTTGCTGATGGCATGCACAAAGGCGGCAGGCAAAAACTATTCCATTTTAAAAATGGTTATGGTGCTAGTGTTGTTAAGCATGATAATTCTTACGGTGGCAAAAGTGGCTTATGGGAATTAGCAGTTCTTCAAGGTGAAGAATTGTGTTATGAGACTGAAATTACATCTGATGTAATAGGTCATCTTAACGATCCAGAAGTTGATCAACTGTTAGGGAGAATAGCAGACCTATGAGTAAACCATGGGAAGGCGGCAAAGGCGACACTAGTAGAAGTGGCGGCAACCAATACAAAGACAATTGGGAAAAGATATTCGGCAACAAGAAGAAAACGCCAGAAGAAGAATTAGAACCAGTTAAGAACGATGGACCTATATTACCAAACGGTTTGGCGAGACATTGGAAAAAAAAGGTTGACAAAGACGTCAAATAGTATATAATACACACTTAATGCAATAAAGCATTATATCACATAAAGACCCGGAGGGTCGCTCACTATGTCAAAACTAACACATGCAAATAAAATCAATGCCTTATTCAATGAAGCAGGCAGTAACTTTGTATCACTCGATGCAAGATTAACTCACGCACTAGCAAACAGTCCGGTATTTTCAAAAATGCTTGACGGCGCAGTAGATGAATTTAAACGTAGAAACAACAAATGGAAGAAGTGGGACGATATTATTTTGTGCCAAGGTGTTCCAACAACAATGGCACTGGTACAAATTGATACCACTATGCAACGTCCAGTTGACTTGCGACACGTTATTGAAATAATAAACGAGTTTAGCCAAAGTATGGTAATGCCAATACAAACTTATGTACCAGAAGGAGACAGTCCTTATATTGCTTGGGACGGGCAACACACGATATTAGCACTATATATTATTGCTACTAGAGTGTTTGGTATGCGTCCACAACAATGTGTAATTCCAGTTAATGTATATGCAGTTACCGACAAGTTAGAAATTAGACGTAACTTTATCATGCTCAATGGCGATGCTAAAAAGCCGTTAGACTTTATTGATATTTTTAAGCAAATGGTATTTGGTGTTAGGATCGACGGTGCTGATGACCAAGAATGGTTAGACGCAGAACTTAAACAGCAGTACTTTGAACAAGCTGGATTGTTTGCAACCAACAGTAAGTTTGGTGACGAAGATGAGCCAGGTGCGTTTACTTTGTTAGCGGATACGTTAATGACCAAACATGCAAAAAGTCGTAAGCACCCAGCAGTAACTAAAATGTTTTGTGATTATTGGGGTTATTTAGGACAAGAACGTCCAGTTGCTCCAAAAGAAGCTAGGGTATTATACGAATACTTTGATGCTTGTTACACACAAGGTATCACAGTTGACGAAGATTATTGCAGAGCATTAGCAGGCTTCACTAAGGAATTCTTTGAAGGTAACTTTAGTGAGACAGGTGCATTTTGGGATAAGGTAAAACAAAGTTACTCTAATTGGTATCGAGGTGCTAACAAGCACAGCACAGATGTCAATACAGACGGTGAGGTTATTGTTAGAGGGTTTACTACAGAATGGAGAGTTGGCGGTCCGTTCATAATTGCCCAAATTAACAAAAGTACAGAATTACAAACACCAACATACACACCAAACAATGGTTATAGTGTTAAGGAGTTTGAATTATGGAGTTAAGAAACCCGGACAACGATAAAGGTAAATCCCTTAAGATTATTAAAGAGCAACAAGATGTTAAATGTATGCTCGAGGATTGTACTGAAACATTAAGTACTTTCGAAGGACCAGGTAGTAACATACTATGCAGAAAACATCAACGAGAATGTAGTGAATATGGCGGAATGGGTAAACCTAGCCGCCCACATACATTCTATAGAGGTTGGGTATGTACCACTTGCAACTATGACCCACGTGAGGACGAACTACGGTTTGGACATGTAACAGATCCGTTCATACGGAATAGAGCAATGCGTGGTGTCATGCATGGCGACCACATACAACTAAAGAGTAAAGGTGGTAGCAACACAGCAGACAACATAGATACATCATGTTGTTTGTGTCATATGGCTAAAACATATATAGAAGGCGACTTCTTAGGAGCAAAACAATGATACAAGAACTAAACATAAATAATTTTGATACACCATGGGCAGACACAGAGTGGAAGAACTTTAGAAATAGTTTATCCGAAGTGTTAAATTCTAATACTTGTACTGTTACATTCGATAAGAAGAACGGAGACGAGCGTGTAATGACTTGCACACTCCAACGTGATCTTATGCCTGTTAAGGAAGTTGTCGAAGGCGAAGCGAAGAAGCCCAGGGTACTTAAAAATCCTGATAACACATTGTCGGTATACGACCTCAATGCTAAAGGCTATCGTAGTTTTGTTGTTCGAAACGTTAAAGCAGTAACATTTGAAGTAGCGGATGAACAATAAGAAAAACTTTCTTAGTAAAAGTATTCACCATAATTCGGATCCCACACAGTCGCATTTGATTGTGTGTGCTCCGGCAAATGATGATGCTGACTATGAGTGGGTAACTGAAGTAGGCATCAGTGAAGCAATTGCTAAGGTTGAAGGTTGGTTTGTTGATAACGATATACCTCATGTAGTTGAAATGAATTATGGAGATCCGTGGAGTATAAAGTCTTCACACCAGTTCTCAGTTAATGTGGTCATTCGAGCAGATAAAAGACCTATGACAAAAGACGAGAGAATTATATTCGAATTAAAATTTTTAAACAAATTCCCAATAACTAATTTGGGTCCATACATAGAAGAAGGTATGCGTAAAATAGGAGACGCAGAAAGTGAGCAAGAAAATGACTAAAAAGATATTTAGTGATTATACATATAGACCACTCCCGGAAGGGCTAACTATCAAAGATAGTAGCACACACGGACTAGGATTACATGCAACTACAAGGTTAGAAGCTGGTGTTGTTCTAGGAGAAACGCATGTACTAGTACACAATAGAGATAGACACGAATGGGTTAGAACTCCACTAGGTGGATTTATTAATCACTCGGAGCATCCTAACTGTTACATAAGTACAGACAAGGGCGACAGAAATTTACACACTGTCATTCCAGTTCTCGGTGGAGAAGAACTTACAGTTTACTATCGTTTTAAAGGATACGATGGTATAATAGGAGATGCAGAGATTGACTAATACTGAAAAGAAAGAGAGTAGAGCTAGAGCATTTAAAGAATCAATACAAGATACTGGTTTAGCATTAATTATAAACTTTCCATTGAACATGTTATTGCTGTACATAGCAAATAGAACATTTTTATTGGCATTGTCTGATGAGGGCAGTCGGATCTTTTGGACATCAGTGTTCTTAACGTTCTTCTTTACCATATTTGCTATTGTAAGAAAAACGTATGTAAGAATGTACTTTGAACGCAAAAACGCAAAGATTTAACAAAAGATGTCTTTTTTGACTTGAAATTTACCAAAAAAGCACTATATATTATACTAGTTACATAAATAACTTTGCAATTTAAACTACAAGTGCAATTGAATCGTAAGAGACAAAAGCATACTGTAAAATAAGTTGCCGTTTTATAGGAAAGGACTCCTACACAAGGTAAGTGAATCGTAAGTGAAACAAACCGAATGGTAAGAAGATTAGAAACTAAAACGCCCAACTGCAAATTTAAGTAGCAGTTTAGTTAATAGGATACTTTTTCGGAAGACACGAAAAATTAACGTTGGGATTGTCCACTAAAAGAATTTGAGATGGTAACACCTCAAATAACTTACAAGAACAGTCAAGTAGAATAGAGGAACAGGACACACACTATCGAATGTACCTCTAATCTGCGATCTTTTTATTCGCCATACGGGTTTAAAAAGAAGAGATAGAAATTAACTTGCTTTTTAAAAGGAGAAAATTATGAATAAGCAGATCCGAATCACAACCGATTCACTATCCCCACTATATAAAATGAGCGTCGGCTTCGACAGAATGGCAGAGCAGTTTTTCAACGACCCTTCATTTTCGCAAAACGGTACAGGCTATCCGCCTTACAACATCACTAAGAACAAAGACGACATCTATGAAATTACTCTTGCTATTGCAGGATTCAAAAAATCAGATATCGATATTGAACTTGAAGATGGCACCCTCAAAATTACTGGTACTTCAAATGTACTAGATGCTGAAGAAGGTGATACAGTTGCGACTGAGTACTTACACAAAGGTATTGCAGAAAGAAATTTCCTTAGAACTTTCAAACTTGCAGAATACGTTGAAGTAAAAGATGCTAAACTAGAAGATGGTTTACTAAGAGTCCAACTAGAACGCAATGTCCCTGATGCAATGAAACCGCAAAAAATTAAAATATCTTAAGTTTTGTGGTAAATATGTGGGTAGTAGTAATTTAACTGCTACCTGCTATTACAGTCATAAAAGGTTGCTTAATAGTTTAAACTAGTGTATAATACTATTCAAACACACATATAGTAAAAAGGTAACAAATGGCTAAAGAGGCAGTAAAAACAAGAACGTCAACGGAACTTCGATATCCTTCCAGATTTAATGTTGTTATATATAACGATGACTTTACTCCTGTAGAGTTTGTTATAACTTTGTTAATAGAGATATTTAATAAAAATATTTCTTCAGCAAAAACATTAACGCAAACCGTACATTCAGACGGACAAGCAGTAGCCGGAACATATAACTCAGAGATTGCTGAACAGAAATGTTTAGAGGCAGTTGCAGTATCCAGATCAGCCGGGCATCCTCTACAACTTAAAGTTGAAAAAATAGGATGAGCATTGATAACCTCAATACTAGCAAATACGAACAAGGCTTCGATACTAAAGTAGAAGCGGACAGTTTGCCGCCTGGATTAGATGAAGAAACTGTAAGAAAGATTAGTGCTATTAAAGAAGAGCCAGAATGGTTACTGGACTTCAGATTAAAAGCATTTAAGAGATGGCTTACTATGGACGAGCCTAATTGGAGTGAGCTAACTTATGTGCCTATTGATTACCAAGCACTTAGTTATTACTCCGCACCTAAGTTTTTTGAAGAAGGTGATATTCCACAAGAGATTTTAGATACGTTTGAAAAGTTAGGTGTCCCATTACACGAACGTGATGCATTACTTGGTTTAGATACAACTAAAACTGTAGACGAAAGCAAGATCCCATTAGTAGCCATTGATGCAGTATTTGATAGTGTTAGCATCGCTACTACATTCCAGAAAGAATTAAAGAAACACGGTATTATATTCAGTAGTATCAGTGAAGCAGTAAAAGAACATCCAGAACTAGTTAAGCAGTATTTAGGCACAGTTGTACCATACACTGACAACTACTTTGCTACACTGAACTCTGCGGTGTTCACAGACGGTACATTTGTATACATTCCACCTGGCGTTAGATGTCCTATGGAGTTAAATACATACTTCCGTATTAATGCTCGTAACACAGGACAGTTTGAACGCACACTTATTGTAGCAGATGCAGACAGCTTTGTTAGTTACTTAGAAGGTTGTACAGCGCCAGCATATGATGAGAACACCCTACATGCGGCGGTTGTGGAGCTCGTAACACACGATAGAGCAGAGATCAAGTATAGCACAGTACAAAATTGGTATGCTGGAGATGAGAATGGTGTGGGAGGAGTTTATAACTTCGTGACCAAACGAGCCATGTGTAAAGGTGTAGACAGTAAAGTAAGTTGGACTCAAGTTGAAACAGGTAGTGCTATCACATGGAAGTATCCTAGTTGCATACTTAAAGGCGATGGTAGTATCGGCGAGTTCTTCAGTGTTGCAGTTACCCAAGGTAAGCAACAAGCAGATACTGGCACCAAAATGATACACTTAGGAAAGAACACAAAGAGTACTATTATATCCAAAGGCATTAGTTTTGGAGATAGTACAAACACATATAGAGGATCAGTCAAAGTAAATCCTGGTGCTCACAATGCTCAGAACTTTACCAAGTGCGATAGTTTAATGTTGCAAGACAGTAGAGCATTAACCATCCCTTACATCACATGCCAAAATGATAGTGCTAAGATAGAGCATGAAGCAAGTGCTGGAAAGATTAGTGAAGAGCAATTATATTATTTACAAAGTAGAGGTCTCAGCGAAGACGATGCTATGAATCTAGTTGTTAATGGATTCTGCAAAGATGTATTCCAAAAGTTACCATTAGAATTTGCCGCAGAAGCAAATAAACTATTAAGTGTAACACTGGAAGGCGCAGTAGGATAAACATTGACAACAAATAACAAAGGTAGTACAATACACACATGCTAAAATTAAAAAATTATACAGTTGAAGGAATATTCGAAGATGTTAGTTTAACATTTGAAGCTGGCAAAACTTATGTCATAATGGGCAGTAACGGTGTAGGCAAAAGCACACTGATACACAGTCTAATGGGTAAGCCAGGACTACCAGAAGCAACTGGTTGTGCAAGTTTTCAAGGTAGCGATATTAACGCACTAGAAACAGACGAACGTGCTAGACTAGGCATGTTTGTAGGATTCCAAGCACCAACAAGTATTCCAGGTCTAAGTAACTTTCAATTTATTAAACAAGCAACTGGTCTTAAAGTAACAGACATCAAAGAGTCTTTAGGCAAGTTTAAAGAATTCGCTAACACATTAGGTTTACCAAATGATTGGGATAAACGTAATCTTAACACAGATGCAAGTGGCGGCGAAAAGAAAAAGAACGAACTAATCCAAATGCTAATGATGAATACAAAGTTAGCAATGTTAGATGAACCTGATAGTGGACTAGACGTAGACGGAATTAAAGCATTAACATCAGAACTAAATGCATGGCGTACAGAAGACAATACTTTGATTGTAGTAACACATTACGACAAACTAATTACAGGATTGAATCCTGACGCTGTTATTGTTTTACAAAAAGACGGCGCTATTAAAGGTGACCAAACTTTAGCAGACAAGATTTTTGCTGATGGGTTCGAAGGTGTATAAAACTTTATTCGGGCAATCACTGTTAAGCCAGCAAACCAATGCAGAAGAGTTCCATAAATTAGAAGACTATGTTGATTACGTTACCTCTAATAATTTTATAGATGAACTACCACACTCTTACTGGGCCAATATACTCCCACAGTTAAAAAAGACGTATGAGACTAACATACTATCTTTAAAGGATACTGGACTACCTACTAAACGTAGTGAGCAGTTTAACTTTGCAAACATACATAAACTGTATGATATTGATATCCTAAGTGCTGAATCAGATAAAGATAGTTATGACGTTATAGAACGTTTTAGTTATTTGAACGGTAAGACTAAGTCTATTGTATTAAACGACAGCAGAGTATTTACATCAAATGATTTAGGTAAACGTAGTCCGTTTAACATACAGATATTAGATAGTGTTAATACTAATAAGAACAGACAAAGCGAATATGTAAAACTACTAAAGCAACAAGATAACTTTAGTAAAGTAACATACGCTCTTTCACCTTTCCCTAACATAATTATATTCCCTAATGGTAGTAACGATACGTTTAATAAAAATCCTGTTACAGTCCAGTATAGGAACAGCAGTGATGAACCTAGACTAGAGTGCAACACAACTATTTTTGATGTACAATACAATGCTAAAGTACATTTAAAAGAAGATGTTAAAACTACAGCAGGACAAATGAATTACAGCATGTATGTTCTTAGAGAAAACTCAGAACTAACAATAGAGCGAACAACAAACGATTACGGTGGATGGAATATATTTGATAGTGTATTCATTTGCCACCCTGGAAGTAAACTAACAGTTAAGTTTACAAACACAGGAAGCCAGTACACACAAGAAAACTTTTACATTGATAGTAGCAGTAAAACCTCAGTTGAAATTATTGGCAGAAACGAAATTTATAAAGGCAATCAGTATCACCAATATGTGTATCAGAAAAGCAATGATCCTGATAACTATAGTTGTATTGATATTCGTAATGTTGGTAAAGAATATGCATCAACTAGTTTTATAGGCAGGTATGATGTTGGACCACTAAGCACAGACTTTGATGGTACAATGAACAACCAGAATTTAATGCTAGATAAAAATGTTACTATGCATACTAGACCAGTATTAGATATCCATACAAAAGAAATCAAGTGTCAGCATGGTTGCACCGTTAGTAATGTTAACGAAGACCATATGTATTATTTACAAAGTAAAGGTGTTGATAGAGTAACCGCATCAGAGATGCTAATAGAGAGTTTTTTATGTTAAGAGTATATCCCAAAGCGAAACAGATTAATGAAATTAGGAATTGTTTTCCTAGTTTAGCATATACTGAATTAGCATATTTAGATAACGCCGCCAGTTCACAAACTGTAGACAGTGCAATTAAGGCTGTGAGTGATTATCATTATAACTACAGAGCCAATGTGCATAGAGGTGATTTTTATACTAGCGGAATTGCTAGTGAGAAGTTTGACCAAGCAAGAGAAGAAGTTGCTAAACTAATTAACTGCGACATATCTGAGATTGCATTTACGGCAGGCACAACAGATGGCTTAAATATTATAGCAGATTTTTTAAATGACGACAGAACAGTAATACTCACAGAGCTAGAACATCACAGCAATATCCTTCCTTGGATGAAGCATGACAAAACTGCAAAAAACGGTAAGTTAGTTATAGTGCCAGCAAGTGATCACGGTGATGTAAGTATAGCAGATTTCCAAAGAGCAGTCGAAAATAATCCTGGGAGTGTTGTATCGTTTCTAACACAAAGTAATTTAACTGGAATGAACACACCATGGCAAGAAATGGTACGCATTGCTAAAGCAAATGATTGTGAAGTTGTTATAGATGCTTGTCAAAGTATTGCACACAAACAAATTGACTTACAAGCAAACAACATTGACTGGCTGGTATTTAGTGGACATAAGATGTATGCTAGTACAGGATCAGGTGTGTTGTTTCATAGAGGCGGATTTAGTGAAGTACATGGACACGGCTTAGGTGGTGGAACTGCTGAGTTTGTTAGTTTCGACGAATACAATTTGCATGGAGACTTTGAACGTATTGAAGCAGGTACTCCAAACGTAGCAGGCGTACACAGTATTGGCGCCGCGGCAAAATGGATTAATGAAATTGGATACAAAACTATACAAGAGAATGAAGCAGAGTTTTTTAATATGCTTAGAGACAAAGGATTGTTTGAGATTGAAGGATTAAAACTTATTGGACCGTTGGGACCTAGAAGCGTTTATAGTTTTGTAACAGAAATGTGTAACCCTAGCGACTTAGCAGGATTTTTAAGTTTCGATAAAGTATGTGTAAGGACGGGCCATATGTGTGCCCAGCCTGCCAGTAGGCGTTACAACAACAAAGAAACTGGTGTATTCAGAGTTAGCTCTGGCCCATACAATAATGAATTAGACTGTGTTAAATTAGTGGAGGGAATATGGAAAGCGGTAGACAAGATGACAGCCTCGAAGACCAAATAGTTGACCAAGTAGTCGCTAACTTAAAAAGAGTATTCGACCCTGAGTTACCACTCAACATATACGACCTAGGACTAATTTATGCAGTTAAGTTAAACCAAGAGTTTGATTGTACTGTAGACATGACACTAACCTCCCCTAACTGCCCGGCGGCTGAGATATTGCCTATGGAAGTAGAGTTTGCAACACGAAGTGTAGAAGGTATTAATAAAGTGCATGTACATTTAACTTTTGATCCACCATGGAATCCTGATACAATGGTAAGCGATGAGGGTAAATACGCTCTAGGAATTTTGTAATGAGTAAGTTCTCCAAAGAAGAATTAGAAAACAGTAAACGAATATTTAAAAGCGCCACACCTAAACAAGACCTTAGCTGGTATGTTAAGTGGATAGCTAGTTGTTTCATATTAAGCAGTATGAGTATTAGAGGTATCGAAGGCTTACAAATATATGACTTGGTCCTAAGTTTAATAGGTGTAACAGGTTGGATGATCGTAGGTATACTTTGGAAAGACAGAGCATTAATGTTGCTCAATGGAGTAGGTATTATTTTATTTTTAAACACTTTAGTTAGATATTTGGTGGGTGCATGAGCATTGACGTTCGAGCATTAGAAACAGACACCGGCAAAATAATAGATCTAGCAATTCCTCAATACGGCGAACGAGGTGAACACCAGCAATGGCTTATACCTAGTAATATTCCTGGTCATGCACACCCGTTAATAATGAGCAACGATCCATACTATAGAAGAAATATAGGTGCCAAAGACCAAATTAAGATGGAGCACCAAATAATAGCAGTAGACTTGTTCATACCCACTAGTGGATACAGTAATTGGAGTGCAATTGGTAACTTGTACATAGACCATTCTCTAAGACCACAACAACTAGATTTCCTAATGAGCTTCTTTGAAAATTGGGAAGATTTAAATTGTGTATTACTTATAAGTTTTTGTGATGAAAGTCCAGAGCTATCATTAGTATTAGAAACAGTTTATAGTCTAATGGCAATTTACGAAATACCCCATGAAAGAGTAAAGTTTACAGGACACAATTTTGCTGGGCAAGAAGTACTTACTACTTTTGCTAAAGAGAATGGCGAAAAGCCACTTACTTACATTGTAAATTGGTGGATGATAGGTCACCTTGACACAACTCATGTAGAAGCTCTAGTAGAACGTAGTTACCTACCCAAAGAAACCGGACGACTTGATCAAACATATATGTTGAATCCTGTAGATATGACACCCAAAAACAATACGTTTGTTTTCCTTAACAGACGAGAAACAGACAACAGACTAGCATTGCTATACCTATTATGGCAAAAGGGTGTTAAGCATGTAGAAAGTATAATAAGTGCATTTCCACCGTTAAGACTATTTGCTATAAAACCAGGTGAAGACACCGGTGAACGTAATCACTACACTACTATATTCTTTAAAAGTATGTTAAGGGATCTTGTGCCGTCGACAGCCACAGAACATACTGATGTAGACACACTAAACTTCAAAACCGAAATGAAGTTAGGCAAATCAATACCAGGCGATCATCCATTTATTGGAGATACTGAATCAAGGTCCGCTCCCAATATGGATGATGCATACATTTGGCTAACTTGTGAAAGCACTAGCGACTTAAAAGAGAAAAACTTTTTCTTTACTGAAAAAGTATTAAAGCCTATGGTGTACGGACAAGCATTAGTAGTGTTTGCACAGCCTGGATTTGTTAAAGCATTTAAGTCGTTGGGATTCCACACACTATGCGAGGAGTATGGCATAAGTGAGGAGTACGATAATGTTGAAGATGATGCTCAACGCATAGATATGATTGCAGAAGAAATAATTAAAGTAGGATCTATTCCTTTACTAAAAATGCATGAAATACATGCAACACTAGAAGACAAAATTAAAGAGAATAAAAAGCGTATGTGGTTAATGTTAAGTAACATACCAAACCCAGAAGCTTTTGTGTGGCAAGCCCACAACTCTATGATATCACAAATACACGAACACATACCATACAACACCGAAGAATCGTTAAAACTATACAAAGATTATTGGGACTTGGATATGGTAGAAACTAAATAGTACTACGAATTACACACACGGAGAAGAAGTAAATGGCAGTAGAGATGACAATACCAGAAGTTAGCTGGTTACGAAGAAAAATCCCAGAAGGACAAACTGATTACGATTGGGTAGGACAAACATCCACCGATATCTTTAAAGACAAACGAGTTGTAGTGTTCGCACTACCAGGTGCATTTACACCAACTTGTTCAAGTACACATTTACCAGGATACGAAGCAAAATACGAAAACATCTTAGAACAAGATGTAGACGAAGTATATTGTCTTAGTGTAAACGATTCATTTGTAATGAATGCATGGTTTAGCTCAATGGGAATTGAGAATGTGCAACCTATTGCAGATGGCAATGGAAATTTTACTCGCCAAATGGGTATGCTAGTTAAGAAAGAAGCAGTAGACTTTGGAATGAGAAGCCAGCGTTATAGTATGGTAGTAGACAATGGCAGAGTTGAAATGATTTTTTGTGAAGAAGGCAAGGAAGATAACTTTGCTGGCGATCCTTTTGAAATTAGTGATGCAACTTCTATGCTTAATTATCTAGAAGCAGTTAAAGATATCCGCAGAGAAGAAATTGCAAAGGCTGAGGCTGATGAAGAAGATACAGCTAATACTTGAAAACGAATCTAGAACTAAAGTAGAAAAAATAGAGTGGGATCTTTATGATACTTACTCTGCTTTAAAAGTTTTTAATGTATTGCAAGATACTAAATCCAGAAGTACAATGCATCCACGCATTGACCTTCGCCAAAAGAACACAGCAGAAACTACTTTTACATTAGCAACGGAAATGAATGAGATCATTGCCCAAATTAATGTGTTAGGTGAAGATTGTACTATAGATGAAGCACTTAAACTAGACGTATCAGTTCCACCGCATGAACAAGTTAAAAAGTTAAATGCATTACACGAAATATTTCAACTGTACACAGAGAAATCTGGCAGAGCGGCAACCCAATTACTATTAGAGCGTGTAAACATATTAGTACACATGCTAGAAGCAGGCCCAGTAGAAATAGACCAAGTGTTTATTGTTGCAAAGCAAGAAAGCCTTAACACCGTAGCATCGAGTTTATTAGACATGACCGATGAAGACCACATGGAACGTATGCCAAATGCATTGTGGGGAATATTGGAGATGGATTATCATACTGTGGGTAAGGATTTAAATGCATGTTACTACACCGATGACATTGAATTAGTTAAAGCCGGTGAACTACGACAGCAGACACAATTAACTCCATGTATTGCCGCTAATTTTATGACTAGTAGCAAATGGGCACCAACACCAGAGAGCGATGCACAAACTCAACAAAAGTTTTACACATGGTGCGAGATAAATAAGTTGGACGAATACATCGATTACACTGAATCACAGTACAGACCCGGCAGATTACGGTTAGGCGAAATAAACAAAACATACAATATTCAGGATATTCAAGAGCTTGTAATAGAATTTCCGAGTATCAAAGAAATTATGCTAATAAATGATAAATAATAGCATCGAATACCCATAGTAGGAGTTTTAACAATGACAGATTTTGTATTACCAACCCAAAGTAGTTTTGACGGCTTGACTACAAGCGGATACACACTAACAGATGCAGACGAAGGCTTTTTAACTAAAGAAGTAGGTGGCATCATTAAATTACTTGCGGATCAAATGACTTCTAGCGAACTAATTCATGTAAGAGCTACAAGAACAAGTACCGGAAAAACAGAAAAATTTATTATAGACAATATAGCGGATTGGTCAGCAGGCCCTAAAATATTAACTAGTGATCACTTTGGCGATACGTTCTTAGATTGCACAGGATTTCTTACATACACTGGCAATGATGCAAAAGTGTTTCAAAACACATTACCTACGCCAACAATAGTTAATGATTCAGACGGTGTTCCAACTTCACTTACTATTGCAGTAGTTGGCGGAACAGATATTGTGTTAGATTTAACAGCAAATCCAGATGCCAGAAGCAGTTCACAGATTGCAGGCTTCACTGGAAACATAGGCACAATGGCTGAATTTAAAAATTCATCTGATACAGCATTAGGAGCCGAGGCAGATACATTATCGCCAGAACTTGCTATTGTTATGCCTTTGCCAGTTCCAACAGCCAAACCAGCATGGGATTCCTTTGGACATTCAACATTGTTTAGTTCAGTATTTAATAGACTTCCAGTTAACGGTGTAATGGTTGTTAACCATGTAGAGTTTGCTACAATTAACGATGCTCTTTGGGCCGTACTAGACGCACATTCTACGCAAGGTCACACATACGAAGCGACTTGGCTAGTGTCAGGTGCTGGTGAAGATACATCAGCAACAGACGTTGCTTGTATTAAACGACTTTCTTAAAAAACAATAAAATAAAAAGCCAGTTCAAAGTGACTGGCTTTTTTTTGACTGATAAATACAACTATGACTACTAACTTAACCTTACATAATGATGCAAGACATAGCGAAGAAGATATCTACGAATATGAGTGGGAAGACTTAGCAGACGGTCTAATAACTAATGAACATGGTAGTATAATTAAATTACTATGCGATCAAATGAATAAAAACGATATCGTATTGCTAATAGAGCCTATGAGTGGTACTGGCAAAACAGCTAAGTTTATTATTGACAACGCCGTCGATCCTGAAAATATTCCTAAAATTGTTTCACAAGATGTATTTCAAAATACATTTTTATACTGTGGAGAATTTTTTGAAATTGTAGAAGACGATCCTCGAGTGTTTCAAAATTCTATAACACCTGACACCATTGCATACAATATGGCAGGCGAAATAGAAGGCGTAACAAAGCATTATGAAAATGCAGATGACTTATACATAGATTTAAGTATCGAACCTGCAGTTAGAACTAAAGATCAATTATCCGTAATCACAGACTTTACGCCTAAAAATATGGCAAACATGCTAAACTTTAATGGTGATGCATTGGGAGAAGCACATGAAGTGTTTGAACCTACTTTAATAGTAATGTTTCCCTTCCCAATTAGTTTAGGCTATCCTTTACATGAAGCTGAAGGCTTAGTTGGTCAATGTTTAGCATCACTCCACGCCTTACCAGTTGGTGGCGTACTAGTATTAATGGATATTCATTACGAACGTGTTAATTTACAAATGTGGCGAGCAATAGATTGTATGAAAGATCGACATAATCACGAATTTCAATTGGAGTGGTTACTTGGTTTAGCCGCTGACGGATCAAAGCAAGTATTCAAAGCCGCCGCAATTAAACGCACAGCATAACTTAGGAAAATAAATACTACTATGAAACTAGCTATTACTGGTGTTGGTATAGTCTCGCCTTTAGGCAATACACTCTCCGAAAATATAGATAATTTAAAGGCTAAAAAGGTTCCTATAACTGATTATAGACCACAAGGTCATTTCAGTGATTGGATTTTAGAAGTAGAGAAAGCATTCCATTGCAACTACGATGATGTAAATGCGGAACATCTTATTAAAACTAAAGACAGACGTTGGATAGATCCAACTGTAGTTAGCAGTATGATAGCAGTAGATGAAGCAGTTACAATGAGTGGTCTAGACTTGCCACATGACACACCTGTAGTAGTGGGAACTATTAGAGGAGGTGCTCCAAACTTAGCAAGATATGGTCAAACACTACATCAACACAAACGCAAAGTACACCCTCAAATACTGTTAAGTAGCTCACTAGAGTACGTTAGCAATCATATAAGCAGTCATTACAAATTACATGGCCCAAGCCTAGCAACTAGCGGAACGTGTGTCAGCGGCTTACAAGCACTAGACATTGCTAAAAAGTACATGCAAACTGAAGGATACACTAGTTGTATCGTGGGTGGCACAGACTTTATGACCAGTTCGATGAGTACAATATACTTCCAGTTACTAGGTGCAATTAGCCCAACAGGCAAAAGTGTCCCATGGGACGAAAGTAGAGACGGTTTTGTAATGGGAGAAGGCAGTGTGTATCTAGTAGTAGAACCATTAGAACTTGCACAAGAGCGTGGAGCAGATATACGTTGGGTAGTTGATGGGTTAGGTATAGCAAATGACGGAGCCCATGCAACCCAGCCAGATTTAGAAGGCACTGGAGCCAGAATTGCAATAGATAAAGTATTTAAGCAAGCCGGTACAACAGCAGAAGATTACACAGTTTTAAATGCACATGCCACAAGCACACCATTTGGTGATCCTGTAGAGTATAACGTGTTGAAAGATTACTTTCCAGAAGGAAGTCACTTGTACGGTAACAAAGGACAAGTGGGCCATATGATGGGTGCTAGTGGACTTGCAGAAATAGTGTTAGGTGCAGAGGCAATGATAGATGGATTTGTGCCAGCAAATGCAGGATTAGAAAATCCGTTTACAGATGATGGACATTTTGATTTATTAACAGAAGTTAAAGAAAAAACATATACTAGAATGTTTAAAACTAGTTTTGGATTCGGCGGACGTAGTGCGGCGGTGAGTATAACTAGTGACTCCGAATAGTTTCGAATACAAGCAAATACAAATAACTACAATTGAAACAATTATTCCGAATGACGACAGTACGTTCAGCCAGTTATATCCATATGCTAATATAGGCACAAGAAAGTTTCCTAAGTGTTGTATCAGTTTTGAAGATTTTAGACGACTTGATAGTGACCAGATAGAAGACAACCACTTTTTTGAAATATCATACACCGATTGGGTTAACATCGATGATAAAAGTGTATTCAAAGATTATAACCTTATGATTTCCAAAAGCATGGAAGCATTTATACATACTGGGCTCGATAGTGTCTATCCTGACATTCCCAAGTACTGGTTTGCTGACGATGGTACTTTAGATCAAATTGATCCTAATGCCCCTGACGATAGCAATCGATATATTGGATTAGACATACCTAAACGCACAGTAGTAGTTACTGATAACATTATGCCTAATGGGCATCCTGTGGAAGGTGTACACTTTATTCCTTCTAATGTATGGCTTCAAGAGCACGATATTCAAACTCTTCTAGCTGAACAGTTTGATGAAGAAACTATAAGAGAAAATATATTTCATCCTAAAGATAAAAAGTTTATTGCATTAATGGGTTACCCTAAACAACACCGTTGGGACTTCTTTAATAAAGTTATCGGTGATAGTGTGTTAGAAAAACAATGCTTAATAGGATCTTATCACCCTAATTTTAAACGTTCAGTGCGTAACGATACACAACTATCTCCAAGAAGTGACGGACCTAAGTATAGAAACATGGAAGTAGACTGGGTACAGAATTGTCATTTTTGGATATCAATGGAATCTTGGTATATAGGAGATTTTGATCCTATGAGTCAACTAACAGAAAAAACATACAAGCCCATAGCGGCAGGAATGCCTTTCTTAATATCAGGCGGTGGCGCTGAACTTGATCATCTAACTAATCTAGGATTTGAAAACTTTTTAGATGTGTTCGGAGATTATAGAGGAAGTACATTCCAAGAAACTAACGACAACATCATAAACATTATCAGTCATCCAGAAAAGTATGACAAGGAAGAACTTGCAACACGATGTATACATAACAATAAAATACTGCAACAATGGAATACTGTAGCAGTTTGGGAACATTATTTAGAACAGGTTAATAATGTTTACATTGACAGCAATATATAAAGGTGCTACAATATTATCATGAAAACAAAATTTAAATCAGCATTTATGGATACAGCAGAAAGATTTGCTGAACTAAGCAGTGCCAAACGTGCCCAAGTAGGGGCAATTATTGTTAAAGACAACAGAATTATCAGTATAGGCTACAATGGTATGCCTAGTGGTTGGGATAATGTATGCGAAATACCCGGTGAAGATAAAACAAAACCAGAAGTGTTACATGCAGAAGCAAATGCTATTACTAAGGTAGCACAAAGTTCTGACAGTAGCAAAGGTGCTACAATATTTTGCACACATGAGCCTTGCATAGATTGTGCTAAACTAATATACCAATCAGGCATTACTAAACTTATATACAAACATAAATATAATGCCGCTAAAGGGTACGGCGGAGACTTCCTAGCAAAAAGCGGAGTGGACGTTGAGCAATTAAAAATATGAAAGTTATAAAAACAGAAAACGCAGGTATACAAATAGATTGCGACATATCCAAACTAACTGAACAAGAATATAAAGACATCAACGAGTTATATTTAGATAACTTACTAATTACTTTTATTAATCAGCCATTTGAAACATTGCCGTTTGCTAAACTAATTACTAAGATGGGAACGTTTGCCAATTGGGATCAAATGCTTTGGGGACAAGACGGAGAGAATCTTAAGAAACATGCTTTTATAGATCCGTTTATATTTGAAACAGATTCTCTTAGAGAAGAGCCAGACAACTTCTATCCTGTACAACGAGTAACAGGTAAAAAAACTGAGAAAGGATTACCAACTGGTATCTTTGGTAACGGAGAACTAGATTGGCACAGTAACATGAATGGCGAAATGGATAGAGCTAGAGGTGTCGCACTACAAGGTGCATGGCATTGTGAAGGAACACATACAGCATTTATGGACACAGTTAAAGCATACGATGATATGTCTGATGAACTTAAAGCAAGATGTGAAGGTGTTATAGGCAACTACGAATACGCTCCAGAGAACTGGGCAAAAGGTGTGCCAACTCCACAGTTACATATGATGAAGGGCTTTGGACTAACTGACAGCAAATACACAATGCCATTAGTTCATGAAGGCTTTAATGGCAAGAAAGGTTTATACTTTCACTATCACAACAACTGCAAATTTGAAGATAAAGAATTAAAGCAGATACTTATGGAACATTGTTTCCAATCAAAATACATCTACGAACATGAATGGCATCCTGGAGATATTGTTATATCTGACCAAGTGCTAACCTTACATAAGCGAGTAGAGTGGGATCCGGAGATTATAGCAAAAAGAGTGCTACACAGGATAACATTCCATTACGACAACATGATTGACGATTACTTTAACAAATACACTAAAATTAAAGAAACTAATACGCTAGAATACTAGAAAACGGTTGACATTAGTGTGTTAAGGCGGTATAATACATAGATGAATAAGAAATCCAAGACACAAATGACTAAAGCTGAACTCATAGAGCTATGCTACGAGCTAGAGAAAGAACTAGTTACCAAGCAAAAGACTGTAGATTCATTGCAAAATGACAGAGTAGCATTAGATACAATTGTTGCTGACACAGACGTCAGTGCAATTATCACCGGCATGAATGCTAGAATTAAAAAATTAGAAGAGAGACTAGAAAATAATGGATAATTTAGTATTTGTTTACGGCTCGCTAAAGACAGGCGGAAACATAAGAGGCTTGGACGGAAGACCAGGAGCAGAGATTGTTGGCAGAGCAACTACAACATATCCTGATTACAACATGCTAGACTTAGGAGCCTTTCCCGGCGTAACAATGAAGGGAGAGTATAAGATCCAAGGCGAAGTATGGAAATGCAATGCAGAGGTAATGGAAGATTTAGATGCTATAGAAGGCTATCCAGATTTTTACAACCGTGTTAGAACTGAAACAACACAAGGCAGAGCATGGATGTATTACCTAGAAGCAGACGCCTATCAATCAGCAACATACCCAGAAAGCCCTAGTATTGAATTAATAGATGATGTACTACACTGGAAACTATTTTAAATGTACGGAGTAATTGAAATGAAAGACCTATCGCTAGATAGTTTAATTATGCTAACAGAAGGCTGGCATGAAGACAGGAACTTAATTAACGGTGCAACGGATAAGGATCAAGTATGTAAATTGATTCAGGAAGTTGGCGAACTATCAGATAACGTATGCAAAGGCAAAGATGTTAAAGATGACATTGGCGACTGTATGGTTGTACTGATTAATATCGCAAAACGTAACGGAGTAACTATGCAAGAATGCTTACAAGTTGCTTACGAAGATATCAAACATCGTAGAGGTAGAATGGTCGATGGGATTTTTGTTAAAGAGGCAGACGAGGTATAATCATGAGAAACATAATTGATGGTTTCTGGAACACTTGGGACAAAACAAGTGAATTACTTTTAGATATTAATGACTGGTATAAAGAGAAAGTCGAAGATTGGGCTTGGAAGTATAACTTCAGTACATACAACATGACATGGTTAGGATTTGCTGAAGGAGTACTATTAGTATTACTCCTACAGTGGTTATTTTAATGGAACTTACTCTATTGTTAGGCTTAATGATTAAGCACACAATAGCAGATTACTTTACCCAATACAATTGGATGATTAAGGATAAGGCAACTTATGGAGCCTTTGGTGGATTAGCCCACGCAGGTTGGCATGGTATATTAACATTTTGTGTGCTACTGTTGATCACACCATTAGCATTTTGGGTAATGGCTTTATTAGGATTGTTAGATGCAGTTTTACATTATCATATAGATTATGTTAAAAGTAATGTGTGGGTAAATTACGGCTATACACCAGCACATCAGATGTATTGGGTTACACATGGCGTTGATCAATTTGCACACTTTTTAACATATATAGGAATTGTATACTTATGCGTATAGAACAAGATATTAAATTAGATTTCAATGACGTTTTACTTAGACCTAAACGTAGTACAATGGGCAGTCGTAAAGAAGTAAATCTAAGACGAGAATTTGTATTTAGGAACAGTAAACAACGATTTAACGGCATTCCAATCATTGCTAGTAATATGCATGGCGTTGGCACATTTGCAATGGCAGAGGAACTAATTAAGATTCCTATGTTTACTGCATTATGTAAAGACTACCAACCTGCAGAGATTTGGGATTGGTTAGGAAGCCATGTACATAAACCAGACCTATCAGACTTAGTAGCAGTTAGCACAGGTATTACTGATATAGATGACGAAAGGATTGAAGCAACCCTTAAACTAGTTCGTAGTATTAGATATGTATGTATCGATGTTGCTAACGGATATAGTGAACGCTTCTTAGACTATGTTGCTCGTTTTAGAGACAAGCATCCAGAAATTACAATCATTGCAGGCAATGTAGTAACGCCTGATATAACAGAGGAGTTATTATTACGTGGAGCAGATATTGTTAAAGTGGGGATTGGTCCTGGTAGTGTTTGCACTACTCGTGTTAAGACAGGTATTGGGTACCCGCAATTATCCGCCGTTATTGAGTGTGCCGATGCCGCTCATGGTCTTGGCGGACACATTATTGCTGATGGCGGGTGTAGTAGTCCTGGAGATGTAGTTAAGGCATTTGCCGGCGGAGCAGACTTTGTTATGCTAGGTGGTATGATGGCTGGCACGGATCAAGGTGGAGGCGAAGTAGTAGATGGGCATGTAGAATTTTACGGTAATAGCACAACAAAAGCACAGGAGGATTTCGGTGGAGTACAAAATCATAGAACAAGCGAGGGTCGTATCGTACGTTTGCCTTACAAAGGTGACGTCAATAACCCCATTACAGATATACTTGGAGGCTTGCGTAGTGGTTGCACTTATGTTGGCGCCGGGGAATTAAAACATCTTAGTAAATGTGCAACATTTGTACAAACTAAGAATGGTGCTACACATAACACAGTGTACAAGCATTTACAAGTAGGCGAATGAATATTTAATAAATAACCAGGAACAAAAATGAATTATAGTATTACAGTACCAATGGAAAAGGGCGATTCGCTTAAAGCAATTAAATCTAACTCAGCACTAACTGATATGACTTTAATTATTAACGATGGATGGGCAACGTTTATCGGCTCAGCAAATACCCCAGAAGAGTTTGAAGCTGATTTAATAGACAGTATAGAAGATTTACCAGCACCAGTTACAGCAGTGGAAGTATGGTAGCATGATTATTCCAGCCTCACACGAAGCAATTCATATTATATGGGAATTAGAACATGAGATGCTTAATCCTAGAAACTGTGGTTATACAGGAATGGATATGAAGAAGAGGTTATGGGATATTAAGATGCGAGTTGACGAGGCATTACTAAAAGCGCCGCCATACTACGGTGAACCAGAGTATGAAGATATTTACTTGCTGGAAAGGATAAAAGGTAATATATGAAACTAGGTATAATTGGTAAAGGATTTGTAGGATCAGCAGTTAGCAACGGCTTTAATGATGACGTTGAACAGATAATTGTGGATCCAGAATTTACTAACAATATAATTTATGACCTTGTGGTATTTGATCCTATTATAACGTTTGTGTGCGTTCCTACGCCTGTTTCTGAGGATGGTAGTTGCGATGTAAGTATTGCTAGAAGTGTGTTACAAGAGCTCAATGAGCTTCAGTACAAGGGTGTAGTAGTTATTAAGAGTACTATTGTGCCTGATTACTTACATGAGTTTAAAAAGGCGTATGGACTAAGGATAGTATATAACCCAGAGTTCCTTACAGAAGCGAATGCAAATCAAGACTTTATTAATCCTAAAATGCAAGTGTTAGGTGGCAGATGGAAAGATTGTGAAGTAGTAGAAAAAGCATACTTAAGAAACAGTAAAGTTAAAGTAGTACCAACGTTTAAAACAGATTTAACCACAGCAAGTTTACTAAAATACACTATCAATAGTTACCTTGCTACCAAAGTAATGTTTATGAATGACATATACAAACTACACCAAGCAGGCAGTAGTATGGTAAGTTGGGATCAGTTTACAGACATGCTAACCAGAGACCCTCGTATGGGAGATAGTCATATGCAAGTGCCTGGCCCAGATGGAGAGTTTGGATTTGGTGGGCATTGTTTCCCTAAAGATACAGAAGCATTATTAAAATATGCACACGACAAAAAGATAAAACTTAGTACACTGAAAAACGCAGTGGAACACAATAAGAAAATAAGAGACTAACATGACATCCAGAAGTAAGATACACTTATCGATATTAACATTAACCGTAATACTATTACTAGCATTTTTTACCAGCGATGTAAAGGCAACTCCTTATATTGCATACTTCCATGAACTACCATTTGAAGGCACTACATCAATGCCAGAGACACACAGTTTACGATTAGGCTACATAGCTAACGGCATGTACATAGAAGCAGGTCCTTTAACTGGCGGACATAGTATGGAAATGGGCTACAAGAAGACTAAAGGAAACTGGACTTTTAAGACCAAGTACGAAGGCGAAGAAACTAGGTATAATGACATGTTTAAAAGCAAGATTGAAACTGAAGTCATTTACAAGTTCGGAAAATAAGCATACATTTAGATAAATACTACTGTCTATACGCAAGACGAAACTAGATACAATGCGTACTAACTGGGTTTAGACACCCTAGACGGAGATAAAAATGTTTAAAAATATGCTAAAAAAGGCAATTCATAAGAGCCAGCATGTTCAACGTAACTGGGACCTTTCCAGATCCATACCTCAAGAAGATATGGACATTATTGCAGAAGCAGTAACTGGAGCACCAAGCAAACAGAACATCAAATTCTTTAAGCCTTATTTCATTACAGACAGAAAGAAAATAGAAGCCATTCATAGAAACACATTAGGATTTATGATCGAAGATGGCAAACAAGGTGGCAAAGCACTAAAAGGAAACAGGTTAACTACTAACCCGCAAGTTTTAGCACAATTGTTAATCGTGTTTGTTGAAGATTTTGATAAGAAAGACGCATTATCAAAAACAGATTATAATACTGCTAACGAAAAGTGGACTATGGATCACGATAGAGATCAAGCATTAGGTGTAGCCGCTGGTTACGTTAACCTAACTTCAGCTCTACTTGGTTACGGTACTGGTTGTTGCAGTTGTTGTGATAAGCAGGCTATTCAAAAGATTCTAGGAATAGATGAAAAACCATTATTATTAATGGGAGTTGGTATTGGCGACGGTGATAAGCCGAGACGTGAACACCACCTGAATAGTAGCCTCACGTTTCCAACAAAACGCAAAAACATTGAAGTAGAATACGTTAAGTAGACTTAATTCAAGTATAAGTGTTGAACGCTTAAAAAGCCAGTTTTTAATAGACTGGCTTTTTTTTGACTTGACTTTCTAGATAATTGTGTTATACTATGTATTCCAAAAACTAAAAAGGAGAGAAGATATGGAATTAGCATATTCGTTAAACACGTTTTACTTTCTGTTATCCGGCGTACTAGTTATGTGGATGGCGGCAGGATTTACTATGCTCGAAGCAGGTTCTGTGAGAAGTAAAAATGTAATAGAGATTTTACTAAAAAACGTAGCACTATATAGTGTTGCATCATTAACATTTTTAATCGTAGGCTATAGCATTATGTATGGTTGGGGAGATATATCTACACATTCTGTGTATGCTGATTTCTTTTTCCAAGTTGTATTTGTAGCCACAGCAATGTCTGTTGTATCAGGTGCAGTAGCAGAGCGTAAAAAACTGTGGACATTCTTATTGTTCGCGGCAATCTTCACAGCAATCATTTACCCTATACAGGGTTCGTGGTCGTGGGGTGGAGGCTGGTTAAGTGAAAGAGGATTCTTTGACTTTGCTGGTGCAGGAATAGTACATATGGCAGGTGCCACTGCGGCATTGGCTGGTGTGTTAATACTAGGTCCTCGTAAAGGTAAGTATGCTAAAGACGGCACACCTAAACCAATACACGGTTCTAATGCGGCTCAGGTTGCTCTAGGAACACTTATCTTATGGATGGGGTGGTTTGGCTTTAATGGCGGTTCACAACTTGCAATCTCTGGAATAGAGAATGCTGATGCAGTTGCAAAGATATTTGTTAATACAAATACTGCGGCGGCGGCTGGACTAATTACTGCAATGGCTGTATGTAAACTATGGCTAGGTAAAACTGCCTTAAATGCTTCAATGAATGGTGCCTTAGCTGGCTTAGTAGTTATTACTGCTGATCCACTTACACCTTCACCAATAATTGCTGTAATATACGGAGCAATTGGCGGACTAATAGTTCCGTTTGCAATGAGTTATATTGAGAAGAAAGGAATAGACGATCCTGTAGGTGCTATTAGTGTTCACGGTGTTGCTGGTATAGTAGGACTCATGTTAGTTCCTATACTAAATGTTGATGCAAGTTTCTTAGAACAAGCAATCGGCATTGGTGTAATCGGTGGATTCGTATTTAGTACTTCGTACCTTGTATGGCTCTTACTTGATAAGACCGTAGGTATTAGGGTAGGCGAGCAAGAAGAAGTCGGTGGTTCGGACATGTGGGAAGCTGGTGAAAAAGCATATCCATACTTTATGAAAGGACACGGCGAAGAAGAAAAATAGTTTTAGTATTTTATTAAGCCACTTTTAATCGAGTGGCTTTTTTTTGACTATAAATACTACTACACATACACATACACAGGAGAAATATATGTCAGCAAATAAATCAGGTTTTGAGATTAGAGCGAATCTACTCAATCAAGCACAAACAATTTTAGAAAATAACTTACAACGAACACAAGATAGAGTTGGATATAATAACTCGCTATCACCATCTCGCAAAGAGCCGTTAGAAGTTAAAGAAGTTTCACCCCAAGAAGTTATCGAATTAGCACAAAAATTATATGCATTTGTTGAATCAAAAGAGTCTGCATAGTAATGTGGGAGAAACTATTTTGGTGGTTAGCCAAACGTAGAGGTACAGAAACACTAACCAACATATACACAGACAGTGAATATATGCACAGAGTATTCCTAGGACGCCAAATCCATAAGGACGGAATAGCTGGAGCATATGGTGGTGGAAGAGTCTGTCTAAATTTAATAACAGGTAGCGACTTACCTGTAGAGCATAATCACCCTTGGGGTTACTTTACTCTCATACTGTCGGGAGGATACTATGAGGTTAGAGGAGAGGAACGTAAGTGGCGCAGACCTGGATGGTGTGCTATAAGGTCACATAACGATTTCCATAGAGTTGAAATCCCTGAAGGTAAATTTGCTATAACATTCTTTGTAAAAAGTCGACATGGGAAAATGGGTTCATACTTTATGGACAATGGCAAACCCGTTAAAGATTTAAAATTCTGGTTACGCAGAGGCATAGCTAGAGAAAAAATTGGAGCAATGATTAAACTTAAGACTCCAGAGGAAATAATAAATGACAACGATTGATAATATTCTAGCAATCACACCAGGCGAAGGAGAAATCTCAGATTGGTTTATTGAACGACTAGAGGTTTTAGTAGAGCAAGGACTGTTCCTAGATGCTAACCATGTTCTAGGCGTTAGAGAATCTATAGTGGATAGTTTAAAAGAATATAGTAACAAACACAATATAAATTCTGTTGTAGTAGGCATGAGCGGAGGCATAGATAGTGCCTTAACTGCCGCACTATTCAAACAAGCCGGATGGCAAGTACATGGCTTAACTATGCCTATACATCAAATCGAAGATGAAACTAATAGAGCAATAGAGAACATCGATGCATTAAGATTAGAACGACACCACATAGACTTATCAGATCAGTTTGATAATATGCAAGAAAAACTAGGTGCATTCGATAGTACATACAGAGGACTACAGCGTCAAGGTAATATTAAAGCAAGACTACGAATGATTGCATTGTATAATCTTGCACACGAAGTACAAGGTCTTGTAGCAAGTACAGATAACTTTAGCGAATTAGCCGCAGGTTTTTGGACACTACATGGTGACGTAGGCGACCTTGCACCTATACAAAGTTTAAGCAAAAGTTGGGAAGTTCCTGCCTTGGCAATGGACCTCGGAGTACCCGAAAACACTATACATGCATTGCCTACAGACGGTTTAGGCATAAGTACTAGCGATGCAGACCAATTGGGAATGAACTACTTAGAGTTTGATGTGTTGTTAACAGACATGCTTAACCTACCAAAAATAGACGATAAGAGCATATACGAATACATAAATACTATAGATGATGAAGATGCCAAAGAAAAAGCTATGCTTGTTTTTGGTAGAGTTAAGATGACCGCATTTAAACGTGCTAATCCTTTTAATATTTTTCATCCTGTATACAGCGACAGATTCGCTAAACTAGACAAACTAGATAGGAGTTTATAAAATGGGAATATTTAAATGGATCGCTTCATTTTTTACATCACCATCACCAGCCGAAGTTGTTACAACTAAATCTGCTCCTGCACCAGCCCCAAAGGTTGTTAAGGCAGTAGCACCGGTAAAAGCAGTTAAGAAAACTGTTGCACCGAAGAAAGACGTTAGCGTAACTAAGGCAAGTTTGAGCAAACTTACTAAAGCACAGATAGAAGCTGAAGGTAAGAAGTTCGGACTCGATGTTGACAGAAGAAAAACTAAAGCAGATATTATTACAGAAGTATTAGCCGCATCTAAAAAAGCAAAGTAACATTAGTTAGCTTAACTTAGAAGAGGTTTAATGAAAAAGAAAATTGTTTTAGTTCAACCTAATTTTAAGATAGGTGGCGGTAGTTTTACCGGTTATTGGTTACCGTACTCTGTAGGTTGTCTTTGGAGTTATGCAAGTCAGCACTCTTGGGTAACAGACGAATTTGAAGTACAAGACATAATATATAAGAGAGAAGCGCCTGAACAACTAGTTGATAGATTACTAGATTGTACAGTAGCGTTTTTCTCTTGTTATATGTGGAATTGGGAATACAACAAATACATAGCCAAAGAACTAAAAAGACGTAACCCAGCGATTGCGATTGTATTCGGTGGACCACAAGTTACAACACGCCCTAAACAGGAAAAATTCTTCCTAAATCATCCATATGTAGACAGCATTAGCCTTACCGAAGGGGAAGAATCCTTTGTGGCTATACTTGATGCATTAAGGAACGACAATGCTTTACAAGACGTCTACGAGGGTCTAAGGCTAGATGATTTAGAGGTACCTAGCCCTTACTTAACTGGCGTATTCGACAAGATTATGGCAGAGTCAGACCCTAACGAACAATGGAACGGCACACTAGAAACTAATAGAGGCTGTCCGTTTGCATGTACTTTTTGCGATTGGGGTAGTTTAACGTATGCTAAAATTAAGAAGTTTCCTATGCCTAAAGTGTTACAAGAGTTAACATGGATGGCAGAGAACAAGATAGACTATGTTACTATTGCTGACGCAAACTTTGGTGTGTTCACAGACAGAGACTTAGAAGTAACTAACACACTTGTTGACTTACAAAACACATACGGTTATCCAAAAGTTGTAGATGCTACATGGTATAAGAACAGTAGCGATGAAATATTAGAGATTGTTAAGAAGTTTATTAGCAGTGGATTTAATAGAGGACTAACATTAAGTGTGCAAAGCATGGACATGGATGTTCTAGAAGAGATTAAAAGACGTAACATGGAAATGTCAGACTTAACTATGATTTTTGACAAGTGTAATAGAGAAGGCATACCAAGTTATACAGAACTTATTTTAGGCTTACCACTAGAAACATTTGAATCTTGGAAGTCAGGACTATGTGAAGTTATTAAAGCAGGACAACATAATGCTATTGAAAGTTGGTTAGCACAGATGTTAGAAAATGCACACATGAACTTACCAGAAGAAATTGAGAAGCATGGTATAACTACAGTTGTTGTGGAAAACTATGTTAGTGGATTCGAAGAAGAAGACAACATACCTGAAAAAGTATCATTAGTTACCGGCACAAAATATATGCCTAAACCAAAGTTTATTGACAGTTGGTTATATGCATGGGTAGTTAACAACTTCCATAATTATGGTTGGAGTCAAGCACTAGCAAGAGTTATATATAAATTGAATGGTACTGAGTATGAAGAAACATACGATAAAATGTATCAAGCATGTATAGACGACACTGGCTTAGTTGGTGACCTATTCCGTACAGCTAAAGAACAACTTACATATTACTTAGAGACAGGTAGAAGTGATGGCGAAGGAAGAGAAAGCTTCAGTGGGCACACATTAATGTGGGAAGCTCAAAAAGACTTTCACTTGAATAGCAACGCAGTTAAGTCGTTTGTAAAAGAACACATGACTCCAGAGTATTGTAACATGGATCCTGTTATGTACCAATACCTATTAGAATTTCAATCCAACTATACAACTGAAGAAAGCACAGACTATCCATTCCAATCAGCACCCGGTTTTAATTTTTATGAATACATAAACAACATAGAGCCAGAGCTAGTAATGACACTAGAGCCTTACCAATTTAACATAGCAGAAGATGTTAAAGGTGATGAATATTACAATCGACTTTACTTTAGACGTAGACAAGGTTGGGGCAAAACAATCATTGGCAAAAAACTCACTATAAGTTAACACATCTTTTAATATTGTATAAATACAACGGAAGTTAAGCAATCCCCCTTCCACAAGAGGACGGTTGATATAGGTGTCGGTTGTTCCGGTGAGTATCCGGTGTAGTTTCGCAATATGACAGACAGCATTACGAGCCTATGAGTACTATAAAAGTTAAGGAACTTTAACCCCTCAGCATTGTCCGTAAGGAGATGTGAATTTGGGTGCTAATTAAAATATTAGACTCAAGGAGAGTAAAATGACAAGTATTATTTTAAATACGAAGTCATTCTTTCAAAATATTGCAAACAGTTGGACCGGATTCAAAGACAATTATTGTCCTGAAGGTCAAACTTGCAATGACATTGCTACTATAGGTGGACTTATTTTCACTGTATGGTTTATGTACATTGCTATGGAACCAATACTGAGATAGAATTAGACTGAATATACTATAACTATAAAACATGAATATCTTTAGGATATTCTCCCAAGTTTTAGGGTTCGCGGTTGCGGACCCTTTTTTTTGGCTAAAATTTGTATAAATACTTACTCTATAAGGACTCGGAGTCTTTTTGGGAAAACAAACACAGTAGGATGTGTACACAGGAGTAAAGTATGGGATGGTTAGCAAATTGTTCTGAGTCAGAACGTGCCAGCATTTTGGCAAAACTGGCAGGTAGAGCTTATCTAAATGAAGCGGAATTAAAAGCCACAGAAAAAACATTAAAGATGCAAAGGTCGAAAGCAAAATTTATTAAAGACGGAGACGCAGAAGCGTGGGTATTTATTACTCGTGACGATGCTATTATTGTAAGTTGTAGAGGAACAGAGCCAACTAAGTTCAGCGATATACTAGCAGACTTAAAAACAATACCAGTTAGGCACCCTAGGGCCGGAAGAGTGCATCAAGGATTCAAAGAGTATTCAGATTTAGTATTCGACGAAATTGTAACACATGTTAAGAAAATGCGTAAGAAAGACGAAAACGTATTTGTGGTAGGGCATAGTTTAGGTGGAGCGATGGCAGTACTAGTAGCAGAAGGATTATCTGATGCTGGCGTACCTGTTAAAGAGCTAAGAACATTTGGTCAGCCTAGAGTAGGAAATAGAGCATTCAGAAGACATTTAGAAGGTTGTGATATAGGACGTTATATACGTTATGTTAATAATAACGATATAGTACCTAGTGTTCCACCTTCAGCATTTGGCTTTGTACACGGCGGTAACTTGCATTACATAAACAGTTGGGGTCTTATTAGAGACATGACTGTATGGCAAAGAATGAAAGATGGTTGGAGAGGATTTTGGGCGGCTTGTAAGCAGTTTAAATTCTTTGATTTTGTAGCAGATCATGGCATGCCTAATTATGTAGAGAAGTCCGGTAACATTGCTAAGTTGGATAAATAGTATAGTAATATATTACGGAGATATCAAGATGGTAGAGTATATCAAAAATAGAATTAAAGAAAGAACTAGTTGGGATGGTGGTGTTATAATCGCTATGTCTCTAGCAATAATCTTGTTCGGTGGTCTTGTTAAAATAGCGGCGTGGGCCGGTTTAGCATATGGCATCTGGGCAATAGTACAAAAAGAGGATTAATTAAATGGCAAGTTTTGCACAAGAAAAAGAAATGAAGGCACACTTACTATTAATAGCAGAAGCAGGAACTTATGCTGGTTACTTCAGTCAAGGAACAAACGCGGACGGAGACGTAAGCACATTTTACCTTACTACTGATAGTGATAAAGCGGCGGCTGACACATTGTTAGATGCCAAAGTTGCAGAGCTTACAGCTAATGATATAGGTGGAGAAACAGCAGGCGGCGAAGGTCCTAGTGAATTCGACGGTTTCACTCCTATTCATTATGACGATGATGTGGCTGGCAGTGATTATAGAACATGGTTTGTTAAAGATGCAGACGGTGAATACTATAAAACAGATAACGGAAACAGCGACAACCTTGCTCAAATTTCCGATGCTGATGAGATCACAACACTAATTACAGACAGCGGCTATATAGCTTAAATTTTTTCGTAATGGGCAAAAGACTCTGCAGGTCCTAGCCCTTTACACCCTTCACTACATACCAGTAATACTACACGATTAGCCTAGTCCTAGGTTAAATACATATTGACAACAGACAATAAAGGTAGTACAATAACACCATGCACAAAGAAGAAGACTTACAGTTTCTAAACGAGTTAGAACCTAGCGAACTTTACGATTATATCGTAGAGCGTGGGGACAACATAGTTGAGTCCAAAGAGGACCTTACAGCACTATGCACAAACGAACATAGAGTGTATGGCTGTCAAAGCCTTGTGTGGGTTGCAAGAAACGATAACGACTGGCAATGGGAAAGTAATGCATATTTTGTGCAAGGCTTAATTAACATTGTTATGACTCATGTAGTTAACATGACAGATGAAGAGATTGCTGAACTAGAGTTAAGCAAATTTGAATTTATTTGTGGTGAGAAAGTAACATGGGGAAGGGTAAGAGGCATTGAAAGTTTCTTGCAAAAATTAAAAACAATAGTAACGGAGAAATAAATGAATTTTGTACCATATGTAATAGAGAAGACATCACAAGGCGAACGTAGTTACGACATCTACAGTAGATTGCTCAAAGAAAGAATAGTATTTTTAAATGGTGAGGTGAACGATGCAGTATCAAATAGTATTTGTGCTCAGTTCCTATTCCTAGAAGCAGACGATCCTGACGCTGATATTAATTTTTACATTAACTCTCCTGGTGGAGCAGTAACTAGTGGCATGGCTATATACGATACTATGCAATACATTAAACCCGCTGTAAGCACTATTGTAATGGGACAAGCGGCTAGTATGGGTTCATTCCTTGCTAATGCTGGCGCTCCTGGTAAACGTTTTATGTTACCTAATGCTAGGCACATGATACATCAGCCATTAGGCGGTGCAAGTGGACAAGCAAGTGACATTGAAATCCGTGCTAAAGAGATTGTTCGTATTAAGAAAGAACTTACTGATATATACGTTAAGCATAACAACAAGGGCAAAACTTACGAAATATTTGAGAAAGCTATGGATAGAGACAACTTTTTGTCCAGTTCAGAAGCACTCGAAATGGGCCTTGTTGACGAAATTATTGAACAAAGATAGATAAGTAATAGTATGGAATTATTAAAAACATTCAATCCAGACAACGTTATTACATTTACAGAATCTGCAACAGAACATCTAGTATCACAGGTAAAAGCCAGTGAAGGCGCAATTGGTGTAAGTCTTGGGCTAATGCCTAATGGCTGTGCAGGGTTTGAATACAAATGGGATATAGTTACTGAAGTAGAAGACGGTTATAAAGAACACATGATAGGTCCTTACTTGTTTCTGTTAGATGAGAAAAGTGAAGACTTCCTTGCAGGCAGTGAAGTAGACTTAGTTAATGAAGGATTAAAAGGGAAGACACTAGTAGTTAAGTCTCCAAAAGCATCCGGAGAGTGTGGGTGCGGGGAGTCGGTAACATTTGATGTCTGAACTTAATTTTATTGAATACAATGTCAACAAAGAAGAGTTTAGCCCATCAGATATAGTTATAGCACTTCGTGGATTAGGCTTTCAACAAATTAGCGAAGCAAACAATGCCTTAGCAACAATGTGGGCTTGTAATAGTTGTATCATATTATTAAGTTTAAAAGACGATTTGCCTACAGGGTTAAGTGGATTTGGATTGAACATGCCAAATGCTCCAGACGGTAGTAAGCATTGTGAAACAACCGGCTTAAACTTATGGAAAGATCCTAACGGCTTAAACGTTTACTCATACCCAGTAGAAGATTTTAGAACAGTATTTGACCAAAAGTTTACTATGCGTGGTACTGCTGGAACAGACGATGCTTTGCAATACTTTGCAGGATTTGTTTACAAGTGCAATCAAATAGAAACTAGAAACATTTACATAGATCAATTAAAACTAAAACCAGTTAAATCTACAGAGAACTATATTACTACAGTTTGCAGTAAGAATAGATTTAATGTGGTATGGGATTTAAACAGTCATGATAACGTAGTAAGTCAACTTACTATTGTTACTGAAGACATTGCTGATGTAACTGCTAAAATGATTGGCAGAGGCTTTGATAGTAACGGAATTACAACAGAGCGTAAAGAAGAAATACGAAGCAAATACCAAACACAAGAGCAGGCAGGATTCCCACCAACACATTTTGTTGAAGCATGGGACTTAAATTTAGGCGGCAAAGAAAAGAGTTTTGTACTCGAGAAAATGTTTGAAAATGCATTGCCTAACTTAAATATAGTAATGCAACAAAGAAACAACCATAACGGGTTTAGTGAAGAAACTTTACTATACTATTCAGAACAGGCATTACCAGAGCTAACAGCATGAACAGTATAATCGAAAAAGCGTTAAATACCAGCCGGTGTGTAGCAGAGTTTGGCAAAGAGTTTGGCGAAACTAAAGTAGGTGAACGTAGTGAATTGTTTTTAAAGTTATGGGACAAGTGGGGCAACAATGCAGTTATTTTCCCTAAAAACATATTACAACCAGTTACTATGCCGTACAATAGAGCATCCTGGCATATGATAAAATCTGAGATGGGTGTTAAAGCATTTGCAGAAAAACATAACATAGCAGAATTTTACGAATATCAAGTTCGAGGCAGTGAAGTTAGATTTAAATGTGAAGACACAGCATTGTTATACAGGTTACAATTATGAATCCATTAATAGATTACACAACAAAGACTACAGACGAGTTATCAGAACTTAATAAAAAGTACACTAAACAATTATATAGTCTTAGTGGAGACCACCCTTTATACAATCATGTTTTAAGTCTTAGAGAAGATGTACAATTTGAATACGGCGAACGTATGCAAATGGCTATGCATAAAGAAACACTAAAGAAAGAACCAGCACAAGTTATAAATATAGGCGAGATAGAATCAACCACCTATGGTTATCAACCAGATGATGACTCATTGTTTATCAAAGCAGTCGCCGACACCTACACAAAGAGAAAACCTAATGAAGACGATACATCTAAAATCTGATAAAGATATAAACTTAATAGCGATAACAGAACAACCAGGCACAGACGAGATAGATGCCTTAGATCATTTTAAGTTTACAATAACATACACTATGTTTGTTTCACAGCACAACGAAGCTAGTATCGAAGAATTAAGTGTTGCACAAAATATCAGCTATCAAAAAATTAATTACTTCTTAGGAAACTATGTAGACAACAGCATATGGTATGATAAAATAGGGCAGGATATGATTGATAATCATTTTTCAACTACTAAGAATTTACTATTAGTAACACCTACTATAAATGTTACTTACTTAGGCAATTGCTTGTTTAGAAAGTTAAATGCACTATGTAAGGAAAATGTATATGTTGATGGCATAAGTGTTAAGGATTGGGGTACTAACCTAACATACTCTTACAGAACAGATGAGCCAGAAGAAGGCATACACATACTACCAACCAACGACGAATGGATGGGAGAATTTAGTATTTACGATACTCCATGGTGGGATCGTGACAGCATTAGTGCATACGATTATGCATGTAGAAGTTCTGAAGACCTAGCAGAAGTTAAAGAAGTACTAAAAGAAGAGGGGCAGATTATGGGTAACGATTTTCAATTAATTGAAGACGAAGTTATCAAGCAAATGCGAACAAATGACCCCGCAATGTTTAGTGAGAAGAAAGGCGAAATAATTGAAGTTGACTTTAAATCGAGATCCGCACCTAAAAAGGTTGACTAATCCACACAACTACTATATACTACTTAAATGTTAGACAAACATCAAAGATATCTAAGCGATGAGACTACCGGCATGGAAATGCTGTATCACAATGCTGATATTAACAAAGTAGAGTTCCTGCATACCGATGATATTACTAAGTTTAACAAGTTTGCTGAAGAACTTGGCATAAAGAAACTGGAAATTTTAGGTGATGACGACTTCGACAGGATAAATACATACATAATTCCACAACACTATAAAGAGTTAGATGTTGAGAGTTATGTAAGACAGCTAATTCCAAACGGAGTGGACCGCACTGATAACGCGGAGACCAGTCAAAGAGTTGAAATGGAACTAGCACTATATAAAGAAAGAGGATTACTTCCTATACTACAAGTGTTAATATATATTGTTGACACATTGCGTAAATTTAATTTAGTATGGGGTGTTGGAAGAGGCAGTAGTGTAGCAAGTTATATACTCTACTTAATTGGGATTCATAAAGTTGATTCTCTGAAATATAATTTAGATATAAAGGAATTCCTTAAGAGGTAATAATGGTACAACGAAAAACAAACAATGGACAAATAATTGACTTCGATTCTATGATCGGACAGGGTGATGAGATTGCTATTGGCAATATGAACGTAAATGCTAGAGGCGATGTGCTAGGCAAAGATGGCGAAGTAGTCACTAAAGCTGAAGACAGAGTAAGAGCATATTACGAAGATAATCCAATGAGCAGTACGGCATCAGTAAGTCCTAAGGGTGCTATGCCAGATGTAGAACCTCAAGCAAAGTCAGAAATGGACCCTACACCAAAAACTGCTAAAGCACAGAAAACTGAAGCAGACCAAAGTGTTATGGGACAAACAGCAGAGCCTGTAGAACAAGAAAGAGTTATTGCTAGTTACAAAGAAGTAGAACAAGAAAATGGCGATATCGAAATGGTTCCAGTTTACGAAGACGATTGGGAAGACGAATAAATAATGCCTAAAATTACAGCATACAAAGATAACATTCTATGCATTGACGGAGACTTTGGTAATAAAACTACAGAGTCAGGGATCATTGTAAAATCAACTATTGGATCAGACGAAGGGATTGCACCTCGTTGGTTTCAAGCATTTGACATAGGTCCAGAGATTGATTGGATTAAACCAGGTCAATGGTTATATGTTTCTTATGGTAGATGGACAGAAGGATTTAGTGTGCCAGACGATAGATTAGAAGAAGGCGCAAAAATTTGGAAAGTTGATCCTGAAGCATGTATGATGATATCAGATACAAATCCAACATCCGGTGTTCTAAACATTGGTAAAGTAGAAACATTCAAGCCAGACCAAATGAGTACTGGCTATGTAGATGCAGAGTCAGGACAATTACAATAAAATGAAATTCACAGAACACAAAGAACGCACAGGATTATCCACAGCCGGACTTGCTGGTGTAACAATATTAGCAGGTGTTATTTTTGGTGGCTTAAATCCGTGGTGGCTAATTGCTAGTATATTACTATTGTTAATGGGTACGGGTTTAGAATCCGGACAGCGTAAAGATTAACTATACGTTACAGTAACAGTGACTTCACCTTGTGAGGCACTATTAACAGTTAAGTAAGCAAGTATATTAGTATCAGCTTCAGCAGTGTACACATAGTTAGGTGTACTTTCATATGGTACTGAAACATCTTCTAAATCACTCTCATCAGCAGTCATTAACCTATCAGCATCTCCACCGTCACCAACAGTAACTATTGGAGTTGTACCATCAAATGCAGTTGTGGCATTTACTGTAACACTAGTAATTTTACTACCCTTACTAATATTACCTAATACAACACTGCCAGTACCCATTGAATAGTTAAACGTTGCTGTGTATGTACCAGCATCAGTAGTGGCACTATCGGCTGTTCCAATTAGTGTAAGATGACTTGCTATACTTGGATCTGCTTGACCGGCTATGTATAATCTATACTCACCGTCACCGCCATCATCAACTTTAACAAAGTCGCCTGTTTCAATATCACTAGCGGCGTATAAGGCTGTTAGGTTAGCATAGTTTCTATAAACCATACTTGAACCAGTTGAAGTAACACCAGTGTTACCAACGTACCTTGCGCCTGAAACATAAATTACGTTACCGCTTGAAGTGCCTATAGCACTAGGAAGGTTATCACCAATAAAGTTTAATATTCCTGATTGGTAATCAAAGAACCATTCATCACTTGAACCTGATCCAGTTTCAAATAATTGTGTTCCGTTTGTTTGGACATCCGCTGTGCTTGTAGGAGCCGCATATACTTTTAACTGATATGTTGCACCAAACCCAGGTGGTATCCAATTTGTTGTGTTTGTTTTCCAAGTTCTGTTATCACTTGAACTACCATCTTCTACTATCTCTAATGCGTCACTAACAGCATCAGTATAAACTACTGCTATGCTACTGTTCGCCGCTGGTATAACTGACGTTATACTTGTACTTTGATTCCAAATATCGGAATCTTTAATAATTAAACTTGATGCTACTGGTTCGTTAGGTGCCTTTTTACTTGCATTGGTATCAGTCTTTGCTTTACCAAATCCTATCTTTTTCCAAAGTAAATCAATTTTTTGACTGTCTGAAATTGCCATTATGCTATACTCAACGAAGTTAGGGAGTCACCAGACTCCAGTTTTATACGCACTAGTATGTTATTACCAAAACTGTTCGTAGCGTTTTGGTCACCTAGCGTTAGAGTGAATGTATCACTGTTGTAAGTTGTATTGTCTATAATTCTGTCTCCAGAAGTAAATGCACAACCATCTGATCCGTTACCACCTGCTCCTGTGTTTCCACCTGGAGTACCAGCACCACCATAAGTAGTACCAGCTGATAACCAACCGTTTAAATTACTTGCGGCATCAATGCTTGTTGCCGGAGCCGCTACAAAGAACCCACTGACCTTACCAGTAAGTGTTACAACAAAGTTAGCCATTGTAGTTCTTCTGAATGCAAAAGTAAAGTATTGTGCTCCACTTCTACCTGCGTTTAAGTCTGGTCCTGCGGGCAAATATGCTGTGCCACTAAGGTCAGTAACAAAATGCTTAATTGTTCCCCACCTATTTACTGCTTCTAGTGTGCCAGCGATTGTTTGTGTTCCTGTCCATGCACTACCTGTGTAATAGTTAGTACTAGAACTAAATGTTGGATTGTCTGTAGTTGGGAAACCTGTAATACGTTTTCCATCATCATTAAAGCCTGCACCTAAACTGTCTGCAACTGCAATAGCTTCTTCATTAATTCCTGTATTGCCGTTCCATGCTTGGATGTATTTTGCATTAAGTTCTGCATAATTTCCGTTACCGTTAACATTAAACATTCTTGTTTTAAGTTGTTCAATACCAATTCCGCCACCGTTAACATTAATTGTTAAGTTGCCTAATGAATATGCAGTACCAGCCGTTTTACCAGTGTTTACATCTGGAATACCACCTGTTAAGTATGATGCTCCGCCTTGTATTTGTGCGTATGTTTTATATTGTGTTCCAATTACTGTGCCAGTAGTACCTTCTTGGTTAGTACCGTTTGTAATTTGTAATGGAGTACTTGATTGAGCGTATGTTTGACCAATCCAATCGTATGCTGTAAGTCCAGCTAATGTTAGTGTAGCATCGTTAGTGTAGTAAGGAACGCCTGATACATATCTTAATGTGCCGGGAGTTGCTTGAACTAACGTAGCGGCAGATGTATTAACAACTGCTAATGATTCAACATCATCTTTTACAAACTCTAGTGTATTGGTTGATCCCAATGTATGCTGTAGTTTGTAAGCATGTGATCCTGCTACAATGCCAACTGTACTTTTTGTAATTCTAGCTTTATAACCTTTGTTTAGTCCTGGGCTATATATTGAACTATTAAAACTTGTACTAGTTCCGTCTTGTCCAAAAAATTGAAAATCGTCTTCTTCAGTAAGTTGTAATGAAGCATTGGTTCCACTGTCATCACTTCCTGTTAGTGTAATAGCTCCGTCTGCCGAACCATCAACTATTGCAGTTAATGTGCCTGCATCACCGTTGTATGTTAATTCTGATAATGTATTTGAATTAGTAACAGACCCTGCACTTGCGTTTGTGATTCTTGTTACGCTGTCTCCAGCTGTCAATGTTCCTGATCCAAAGTTATTAGTAAAGCCAGCAGTTAGTCTAGGTGAACTACCTGAACTGCTCTCACCAAATGATATTGACTTATTACCTAAGTGTTCTGGAGCCGTTGGTGCTGTTGCGTAAACTTTAATTTGGTCTGAACTTGTATCTCCAACTTCGCCTGGATCTGCTGTACTATGTGCAGTCTGCGTTAATGTAATTGTATTTCTGCTTGAACCTGTGTCACTACCGTATGTGTGACTTGCTCTTGCTTGACCAACATCTCCTGCGGCGCCACTGGCTACTGAATCAGTAGTTCCATCGCCCCAGTTAATTGTGTAAGTACATGTTGCACTAGCTGAGTTGGTTGTTGTGTTATCTAAGTATAATGTTTCTCCTGCACTAATCTCTCTATTGTTACCACTTAATGCACTACCGCCAGCACTAGTTGTAAATATGTTAAAGTTTGCATTTGGAGTTGCAGTATATAATGTTATTAAATCTGTTTTAGTTACAGTTGCAAAACTACCTTCGCCTGAACCACTTGTATTTCTTGCTGTGATTACTAGGTCATATGGTGAGTTTGAATTATCTGTATAAGTATGACTTGGAGTACTATCTGATGTTGCAGTTGTTGTGTTTCCATCTCCCCAAACTATGTCATACTGGTTAGCATTACCAACTACTGAGAGTGTTAGTGTTACTGTTAGTGGATCACCACCTGAACTTACACTAGATGTAGCATCTACACTTTTAACGTAAGTATTGTTTCTAATGTTTTCCATTGTTTCATTCAATCTATCAATGGATTCTGTAACTGATGTGGAACTAGTTAACGTAGTAACTGCGCCTGGACTAGCCAAGTCTCCGTCACCGCCTGTTCCTAATGTAATATTATATGCGTTTGTAGTACTAACTGCTAATGCAGTTTCCATCTGTTGTTTACTAACAGCGTCTGTGCCTATTACACCATCTGCTATTCTAACATTTGCTAGTGTTGTACCATCGTTCGCCATCACCTGCATTGAGCTTGTTGATGCGTTGGCAACCAGTTTAGGTCCTCTCTTTCCGAATTGTAAGTCTGTGCTTACACCTTTCTGTCCAAATCTATTTTCGTTAGCCAATTTAAATAACTCCTACAAGTACGATTTCATATGAATGTTCGTTAATGTTATTTATCACTTGACATTCAAAATCTATGTGCTATAATAACAATAAATTGTATTAAAGGAGAACTATATGCATAACGAGTACAAAACAGCAGGCACGTTTACAAAGAGTGCTAGAATCATTAGCGACTACGAAAATGATTTGATTTTTGAACAGCCTAGATTAGGTCTAATGAGTCAAGAATTAGTATCATATGAGAATATTGAAAGTGGTGTGAAAAGAACTACAGTAACTAGAGTGTTTACCGTTTCTGGCGACTACAACGATCATTCTACAATAACTATATTACCTAAGAGTATTTAAGAGGCAAAAAGTACATGAGAGATTTATGGGTAGAAAAGTATCGACCGGATAACATAGCAGACTATGTGTTCAGAGATGCTAATCAGCAAGGACAAGTTACAGGTTGGATTAAAGACGGAGCATTACCACACTTACTATTCAGCGGAGCACCTGGTACTGGAAAAACTACACTTGCAAAAGTGTTGTTGAAGGAACTAGATGTGAATAGTATGGACATATTGGAGATAAATGCAAGTAACGAAAACAGCGTAGATACCATTCGAAGCAAGATAACAAACTTTAGTAGCACCATGCCGTTTGGTGATATGAAGTATGTATTGCTCGATGAGGCTGATTATATTACCCCTAATGGACAAGCCGCTCTGCGTGGAGTTATGGAAACATACCACACGTCTTGTCGCTTTATCCTAACCTGTAACTATCCACAACGGATAATTCCGGCACTTCATTCGAGGTGCCAGGGTTTCCACATTAACAAACTAGACATAACAGAGTTCACAGCCAGGATTGCAACTATTTGCATTACTGAAGGTGTTGAATGCGATTTAGATACTTTAGACACTTATGTCCAAGCAACATATCCAGATTTGCGTAAAGCTATTAACCTTACACAACAAAACGTAGTAGACGGACATTTACAACGTCCACAAGAAGGCGACAGTGGATCAAGCGATTGGATGATTAGTGCTATTGAATTGTTTAAAGCAGGCAATTACAAAGAAGCAAGGAACATGATTGTTAGTCAGGCACGACCAGAAGAGTACGAAGACATTTATAGATTCATGTATCGTAACTTAGAACTTTGGGGCGATACTGACGGTAAACAAGACCAAGCAATTATTATTATTCGTAATGGTATTGCAAAGTCTATAGCAGTAGCTGACCCAGAAATCAACTTGTCGGCTACTTTAATTGAATTACAGATAAATAGTATGTGATGATAAAGAGAATAATACAGTGGTGGAAAAAGTTAATATACGAAGAGTATGAAGTTACCATATGGTTCAAAAACGGTAATACGTTTAACATCGGACCTGGTAATGATAAAACTCGTAAGAAGTTTAAACTGAAGTCACTTAAAAAAGTCAGCAACACTCATATTAAGGGCAAAGACCTTAACTATAACGAGTGGGAGATTAAAACTGTAGAACCTTTTGATTACAATATTGTTAAGATTTATTAACAATGCTTCTACTCAAAGAACACGAGCTCGACAAAAGTCTGAGTGAAGACCATTTTAGCGTACTATTTAATTATGCACAGCATTCCACTACACAGATTCTATTAAACGAATTCATGCAAACAAAGTTTGCAACAATCAATGGAGTAAGAAAGCACACGGAAGTGCCTATTCATTTACATGATGTGTTCGATTTACACCCAAGTGGCATGTTACATAAAGCTGGACTAGAAATGCAAACTACGGACTTGAGTGATATACATTATCATAGCACAACTCCGTTAGAAGTTGACCAACCAAAAATAGTAGCAGACGGCCCATACGATTTAGTGTATGTAAATTTACCATACAAGTTACCACAAAGTCCTAATAGTGTAGACCTAGTTGTCGGAGAGACAATTAAGTTATGGTGGTCAGCAATGGAAGTCGGTGCAGTAATGATTGTCCCAGATTACAACAAACTTGTTATAAGACGTCAAGTAGATTTATTTTTGCGGACTAGAATGTATAGCAAACATGAAAAATACTTTGATACTAATTGGGACCAACCAGATTTAGGCGAAGACCATTTTATGATAGCCATACAGAAAAATGAGATTTAAAGAACAAGCAGTAGACATTATTATTGAAGAGCATAGTTTTGGCCCATGGCTAAAAGAACTAAAGCCTGAACTTCATATGCAGAAAGTAATGGTTATTGCAAGTAGTAGTATCAATATTGATTTAGTTAAGCAAGAACTTGCAAAGTGTAGGTTTGAGAACGTAGCATATTTAATAGATAGTTTTGTAGATCCTACTACACAAAGTATTCAACACGCAAACACCATGTTCAATCAATCACAATGCGATACTATTATTGCTATAGGCGGAGGCAGTGTAATTGATTTAGCAAAAGGTATAATGTACGAACAAATAGGAAACCATGTTATTTTTATAGCATGTCCTACAACGTATGCTGGTACAGAACTTACTAAAGGCTTTATGGTTGTTAGAGATGACTTAACCAAAAAAAGTGTATATGATATAGCAGTACAGCCAGATGTTATTCTAATTGATCCTATATTGGCACATACTTTACCACACAAAGTTAGTGAAGTAGTAGCACTCGACGCCTTAACGCATTGCTTAGAAGGAGCGACAAGCAGTCTAGCGAACCCTGTAGCTGATGGTAGTGCATTGTATGGAATACAACTAGCATTGCAACACTTACCCGGAACCATAGACGCTGACTGGCGTAAAGATATGGCTATAGTTGGGCTACTGGGCAGTAAAGCAATGGACTGTGGCTTAGGGCATATTCATACTATAACGTATGCTATTGCTAATAACACAAACTTATCACACGGAGAGCTTAATTGCTTATTTGCTCCGTTTGTTATTGCTAAGACTATTGAGAAAGGCATAGACGAGGGCAAGGATGTTTATAAATTTGTGGACTTGGATAAAGTGTTAGCAGTTTATAAACATTACATTATAGAATGGGATCTAATAAAACGTTACACTAAAGACCATGAGCCTCGATTTATTGACCAAGCAGTTAGAGACAGCGGATACATTAGTCACCCTGTTACATTCAGACCACAAGACTTCCAAGATATATTCGACAGCATAATCGGATAGCCAACTAGAAAGGAAACATAGATGAGAGTTTTAATATTTGGGTTACCGGGGAGTGGTAAAACATACATAGCAGAACGATTAGCCAAATGCTTTGGCGATAAAGTAGCCTGGTTCAACGCAGATAAAGTAAGAGAAGAAGCAGACGATTGGGACTTTTCGGACGAAGGTAGACATAGACAAAATCGACGAATGATTGATTTATGTAGTAATGCTGAACTAGAAGGTAAAGTTGCTATAGCAGACTTTGTAGCACCGTTTGGAAATGCTAGGAATAGATTCCAGGCAGACTACGAAATATTTGTAGACACTATTGACGAAGGTAGATTTGAAGATACTAACAATGTTTTTGAAAGACCTACTCCAAGAAACATTACTAACTGGATTTCCTATATTGTAACCGAACAACGTGGCGAGACTGATGTTAACATTATTGCTTATGAAATTGGACAAAGATTTATTTGGAACAATCAAGCACCCACAACTCAGATGCTAGGAAGATTTCAACCATGGCATCCAGGACACCAAGCACTATTTGATAGAGCAATGGCAAAACATGAACAAGTAGTATTGATGGTTAGGGATATGCCAACCGACGAATCTAATCCTTATCCAGCACACGAAGTTGTAGAAAACTTACAACAAAATTTATGCAAATATGCTGGCAAAGTTAAAATTGAAGTTGTACCAAATATTTTAAATATTACATATGGTAGAGCAGTAGGATACAAGATTGAACAAGAAGTGTTCGACGATGCTACACACGATATTAGTGCTACTAAAATTCGTAAGAACAGCACCATCTGGGAATACAAGCCAAAAAGAAAGGAGACCTAAGTCTCCCTTCTCGGTTTACATTTGTAAAAGCAATCCGTTACTTTTTAAACAAATGGTATAACACAAAAGCACCTACGAGACCTAGCAATCCTTCCGCTGATAGTCCTTTCAGTATACCCATAACATTATCTACTACACTTATCTCGGGCCAGAATGGAATTCCCACTCCGCCGAATAATACTTCTAGTATAATGCCTAGTGCTAAAACAGATAAACCTGTCTGTGTCAAACTGTGAGCCCAATCACCCACCTTTTTAATTATATCCATATAATATTCTCCCAATGGCTATTATATAAGCCACTAATATTTACGCCAGTAAGATAAGGATTAACTACTGCTTTAAGTTAAATAAGTACTTTAACCCACAAAGCACTAGGATAACTACAAAAAATGTTAATAGATGAAACAGAAATCCCGGATCCAGAGAATATCGCCCTTGAAGGGTACGATGAAGCTGTTTTGAAAATATTGCATCATTTTGCTTATGACCGAGAAAATATTGCATGTGTGGAATTCGGGAGAGGCAACGGAAAATTAATTGCATGGTTCGACAGACATTGTCTAGAAACCGGTGGTAAAACTGTTGCATTAGAAGATTGGAATCAGACTATATTTCAGGCTGATAAACAACTATATGATGATGTAGATGTGCTAGAGTGGAACGCATTTGGCGGCAATATTCTAGAAAAACAGTTTGATTTTATATACTGTTCTCTACCTAATCAAATTCCTGGACTCAGTAATGAGATGTTCCAAGACAGACTTAACGAAGCATTTGTGAAGTTAAAAAATATGCTGAGTGAAGGTGGCATATTAGTTACTACAGACTACAATGTAATAACTATTAAAAAAGCAGTGGCACATATAGACATGCCAAGGTGGCCATACATAAACACATCCACATTAGAAGATCCAGAATACTATTTGTGTGTAATGCATAATGGATAACTTGGTAAGTGATTTATTAAGAGAGCCTGAGTTTAAGCCTAGTGGGTTTGTTTATAAACATATTGCTGGAGGAAATCCAGATCCTATAAGAGCAGTACAAAGTGCAGTAGACCGAATGAGGGAACTTCACGATATAGAAGATCATCAATTCGGCCCACTGTGTGAAAAATTACTAGTTGAGCTTAATAGGCTTTGTAAATCTTAAGAACTTCTGCCACGGCAGGATGTCTCTCAATTTGTGTATGGTCAAATTCTACTAAACTAATTCTTTCAGACTTAATATCTTTAATCCTTTCTAAAAAGTCTTTCAATCCATTGTCAGCATAACCTCTATCATATTGATTAAGGTCACCGGTAACAATTAGTTTACTGTTATCACCGATCCTGGTCAATAGCATTTTCATTTGTTCTTGTGTAGCATTTTGCATCTCGTCTGCAAGTATAATGGCATCTTTAAACGTTCGTCCTCTCATGTATGCCAACGGTGCTACTTCTATTTTATTGTTCTCTACCAAGTACTCCATCTCCTTAGGATGATAGAACTGGTCAAAAATATCAAAGATTGGTCTGGTCCAAGGAGCCATCTTCTCTACTAATGTGCCTGGGAGAAAGCCGTGCTGTTCATCTACTGAAACTGCCGGTCTCGTTATTACAATTTTATCAACCCTACCCGCCCTGAACTCTCGTATAGCATATAATGTACTAATGAGGGTTTTACCTGTGCCGGCTGGGCCAGTTGTGAATACTATGTTGTTGTCAGGATTTGTTAACGACTCTAGAAGGTCATCCTGTTTGAAGTTTCTGGGAACTATGTTTACCTGTGTTGATCGTGATATGGTCTCTACCTGACCACCTTTAATTATTTTCAAATTATGACTCTCCCTGATTTGTGTTTTGAATTCTCGTTCTTTACGTTTCTTTCTAGACATGTTATACTCCTAGTTAGCCCAGATGGATAGGCGCTTATGGCTGTGAAATTGCCATAGATTTTCCTATATGCCTGGGGGTCTGAGACTGCTATGTGTTTGGTTGTTTTTAACATACTCATAATTTACTTATCATGGTGTTCAACAAGAATAACTAATTAGTTAATGATATGATAAATACATTTATACTAGGAAAGAGGCATTATGCAAACATTAAAAATTATAAACGACAACATTCGCAAGATATCCGATACAAATACGTTATTAGATATGCTTTTAGAGTTTGAAGGCGTATTAGATACATTTGATATCTATGCTTATAAAAACTGGCAGTTGGGTGAAGTTGTTAATGGACCTAAATTAGGTAGATACTTTATTGAAGTACACTTAATGTGGAAGACAGAAGAAATGCCTGATCCAGAAGCTTTACTTAGACTTAAAAAGAATGACTGTGAAGTTAAGATGTATAAAGACAAATTAACTAAGAGTAAGAAAATAACAAGCGTTGAAGACACTGAGGTGGTAACAAGAGGTAACGTGCCTAGGCGTGTTGCTAAGAAAGAAACTCACGATATATGGATAGTAGAAATTAAAATGCCACGTAGATTCGTAGACGAGTTTAGCACAGAACAAATTGAAGCGGCAGAAGATGCCTATGTAGATATGGAAGCGATTCAAAGTGGAACGGATCAGAACTTGGAAGAGCCTACTAACATAGTAGATCCAATGGCTGAACCGGCACCTATGGGTCCTGAGGCAGGAGTTGGTCTATAATGAGTTTACAACCAAAAGATTTAAAAGGCGTAGTAACTAACGAAATCAGCATTGACGAGTTTGAACCTAAGACAGGTGAGAAAGAGAATGTTGCAGTATTTGGTTTTTATGTAACTGAAAAGCAAGTAGGCGAAGACCTAGCAAACTTTTTAGAGAAAAGTTCATTTGAATTCAGAGACGTTGAAGTAACTCCTAATCCTAATCCAGATAACATGTACATGGTATTCGTTGAAGTAGATAGAGACCCTGGCATGATTGGCATGTTAAGAGAAGTTGCAAAAGATATATTAAATATTTCAGGAGAGATGGATTGGAAGGGTAAGCCACTACTAAGTGATAGCTCTTTTGATTTAGCTGATCCACAACTTGAAGGTATTGTAAAAACTACACCTGAAGAGTACGTCACTAAAGACGAGCATGAGGCTAATATGAAACAAGAAAAAGAAACTAGCATAAAAGACTTTGTGTTAGATAATACAATTGCTACAGCAGTTGAACTAACTGATAGTATTATTACTATTAGAGATGGAAAGCGAAACAAATTACAGTTTGAAGTTGTTTCATTTGGCGAAGGCAAGCCTACTTTAGAAGAAGCAGGACTTAGCGACTTAGCTATTGATTACGATTTCGATAGACACCTTATTAAAACAATGGAAAGCATGAGAGGTAAACTAAATGTTTTACCTATTAATAGAAACGTAGTATTGCACAATCCACACACAGATCAAGTACTAGTGGTCAAACCATGTTAAGTTTTCTAAAAGCATTACCGTTTATGGCAATAGTATTACTAATGGCTTACGGAGCACACACATTTATAGTAGGTGGATTAAACAAACAAGTAGACAAACTTCAACAACAAGTTGAAATGTATGTTGCACAGAACGTAGCATTGCAAACAGCGGCTGATATGAACGAAAGCACTATTAGAAGTTTAGAAGAAGGTGCCGCGAGACAGATAGAACAAATTGGCAATTTACAAGACCAATTCAACTTAGCAACAGCACAAAAGAACGAGGCATTAAGAATATTTAATGACCATGACATAACCAAACTTGCAAAGAACAAGCCAGGCTTGATGCAACCAAGAGCAAACAAAGCCACAAAATCGGAGTTTCAAGCACTAGAAGAGTTAAGTACTGATACAAATGAAAAATAACACATCACTTACAGCATTGTTACTTGCAACAACCTTATTTTTAGGTGCATGTGCAAGTACACAACAATATCAACCTTTACCTCCAGTTAAAGTTATTACTGAAACTGTTGAAGTAGAAATTTATGCACCACCCCTTCCACCCCAAATAGATTTACAAGACGTTGAATGGAAAGTTATTTCCAACTATCCTTGTAGACCAGCAACTGGGCAAGATGAGAAGACTGGCTTATACACATACGATAGATTCGAACGTGAAGAGTATGTTAACGAAGCAGGTGAGACTAAAACAAGATTAAAACGTGATGCAGAAAACAAACGTATTGAGCTACCAGTTATAAAAGGTCAAGAAGTGTGTGGTAACTTAGACGAACAAATTTACGAAGTTGAGAAACTACTAGACGGAGAGTTTGTAGTATTTGCATTAACTCCGAGTGGTTACCAAGCAATGGCAACTAACTTACAAGAGATTAGAAGATACGTTGCACAACAAAAAGACATTATATATTACTATAGAGAGGCAACCGCCCCTAAAGGTAAAGATGGATGGTTAGAAGAAAATAAAGAACGTCAACAAAACGACTTGGATGCCGCGGCGGCAGACAATGAACAACCAGCTGGCCCGGCACCTAGTGTAGAAGAAACTAAAAGTGCATTCAGTTTAAAATCACTTTTACCTGGCTTTGGTAACGACTAAGAGAGACACACATGACAACATTTGAAAGATTACAGAAAGTGATCAATACAGAACTTAGTATTGATGTAGACAAAATCAAAGAAGATTCGCATTTATTTGACGATTTAAACTTTGATAGCCTAGATGCTATTGAAATGATTCTAGCTCTAGAAGGCGAGTTCGATATCGAAATACCAGACGATGACGTTGACGATCTTAGAACAGTTCAGCAACTAATCACATTCATAAACGAAAATTCCTAAAACCCTTATTATTAACTTGACTTAGGCGGTTCTTTTAGTGTATAATACCACTATGGACTATTATGAAACTCTTGGCGTTAATCATACGACCCAACCAGATGAGATAAAGAAAGCCTACAAGAAATTGGCTAGTAAACATCATCCGGATAAAGGTGGTGACGAAGCTGAGTTTAAAAAGATCCAAGCCGCATACGAAGTATTAAGCGACCCACAAAAGAAACAACAGTACGACAACCCAGATCCATTCGGTGGACAAAATCCTTTCCAAGGGCAAGGTAATCCATTCGGTGATATATTTGGCGATATCTTTGGTAATAGAGGACAACAGCGACAAGTCCGTAACCCAGATGGTGTGTGCGATATACACATTGATTTGCAAGAAGCATACTCTGGTGCTGAAAAACTAATAGACGTAGGCTATGCAAAGTATAAACTAACTATACCAGCCGGCACACAGCACGGCAGTAAGTTTAAGATGCAAGGAAAAGGCCCACACCAGAATAAACAATTACCTGCAGGTGATTTAATATGCAGGACATTTGTTCACATGCCAGGCGATTGGCAGAGAGTAGACGACTCATTGATTGTGAGAGTAGAAGTAGATTTCTTCGAAGCCATGATTGGTACAGAAGTTAGGTTCCCTCATCTAGATGGAGCAACATTAAGTGTTAAAATTCCAGCTAAAACTAGTCCGGGATCGAGACTAAGACTTAGCGGTAAGGGTATGCCAAACCCACAAAATGGCAGGAAAGGAGATATGTATGTAAATGTTCATGTCGTTTCACCAATCATTAACGATGAACAATTACGAAAAATAAAAGAATTTTACGACCAGGAGATGTAAATAGTAGTATGAGTCAATTAGATAATATTATAACATGTGCAGTAAATTACGCATCAGAACGTAACCACGAATATGTAACGTTAGAACACCTAATGCTATGTTGCCTGGAAGACGAGGATGTTCTACAAGTACTCGATGAAATTGATGACCAACTCGACATGGAGTTAGCAAAAACAGATTTAGTTAATTACCTTGCCGATGATGCCATTAATGGATTGAAGGGTGAAATTGTATATGACGGGAAGCCTAAGAAAACAGAAGGCGTGGAACGTGTAATGCAAAGAGCATTTGCTCAAGTAATTTTTAGTTCTAGAGATCAAGTTAGTAGTATAGATTTGTTTGTTAGTATCCTTTCAGAAAACGATACACATGCCAAATATATTTGTGAGCTCAATGGTATTGATAGACTAAGTGTTGTACAAGTACTTACTGCTATGAATGGCAATGCTGGACTTAAAGAAGCAGAGGAGTTCCTTATTAACTTAAATGCCAAAGCGGCTGAGATGGAGATTGATCCATTGATTGGCAGGGCTGAGGAAGTAAGTGACGTTGTACATATTTTAGCAAGACGTAAAAAGAACAACCCATTACTAATTGGAGAGCCTGGTGTTGGTAAGACTGCTATTGCGGAAGGACTAGCATTAAAGATTGTTGAAGGGCAAGTACCTAATGCACTCAAAGACAAAGTTGTTTACAGTTTAGACATTGGTAGTTTACTTGCTGGCACAAAATATAGAGGAGACTTTGAGGAACGTATTAAAGTTGTCCTAGATAGTTTAGAAGCAGATAAGAATGTTATTTTGTTTATTGATGAGATACATATGATTATGGGAGCCGGTAGTGCTGGCAGTAGTAACGTAGACGTTGCTAACTTGTTAAAGCCACTACTAGGTAGAGGTAAACTATTAACAATGGGTGCTACAACTAACGATGAATACAGCACACATTTTGAAAAGGATAAAGCACTATTGCGTAGGTTCCAACGTGTGGACATCGAGCCCACAGACGTTCCTACGACTATTGAAATTATGAAAGGGTTAAAGCCTTTCTTTGAAGAGTTTCACGGTGTTACTTATACTGATGAGTTAGTTGCAAAAAGTGTAGACTTAGCAGACCGTTATATTAAAAACAAATTCTTCCCAGACAAAGCAGTAGATGTAATTGATGCCGCCGGAGCCACAGTTAAACTTCGTGGAGAAGAGGTTGTTAATACACCAGACATTGTACATGTTATTAGTAAAATGAGTAAGATCGGTGCAGACGTTATTGACGTTGATAGTACAGAAGGTTACAAGAGCTTAGACAAACGTATTAAAACTAAAGTGTTTGGACAAGACGAAGCAGTAGACCAAATTGTTGAAGCCATACTTGTTGCTAAAGCAGGACTTAGAGAAGAAGGACAGCCAATTGGATCGTTCTTACTTGTAGGTCCAACTGGTACAGGTAAAACTGAAACAGCAAAACAACTAGCGGCACAACTAGAAGCAAAACTAATACGTTTTGATATGAGTGAGTATCAAGAACGTCATAGTGTAAGTAAGTTGATTGGTGCTCCTCCGGGATACGTTGGACATGCTGAAGGAAAGATGGGACAAGGACAACTACTCACATCAGTAGAAGAGAATCCTAATTGTGTACTACTATTAGATGAGGTTGAGAAAGCCGCACCTGAAGTACTACAACTATTACTACAAGTTATGGACGATGGTAGACTAACAGGAGCAACTGGTAAGACTACAGACTTCAGTAATGTTATTATGCTAATGACTAGTAACTTAGGAGCCGCGGATGGCGAGACTAATAAAATTGGTTTCGGTGACCAAGTTAAAAAAGATACTGACACTAAAGCAATTAAGGCATTCTTTGCCCCAGAGTTTAGAAACAGATTGGATGCAGTTATCAAGTTTAACAAACTAGGCAAGCCTGTTATTGAAAAGATTGTAGGCAGACTACAAGATGAGATTAACTTACAACTCAAGGATAAGAATATTGAAGTTGTACTTGATGCCAAGGCTATTAAATACTTTATGGATAATGGTTACAGTCCGGACATGGGTGCCAGACCGTTGAAGAGATTATTTGAAAAGGATCTCAAAAAGCCATTAAGTAAAAAAATATTATTTGAAGAATTAAAAGATGTCGTTTTAAATGTAACTGTTAAAGGTGAAGAAATTGACATCCAGCCTGCTTAATATAGAACAGTTATCACGTGAGGAATACTCTCCTATACTCATAGGCTCTGATAGAATATACTATAAGAAGTATCCTTACAAAGTCAGCCTCATAGATACAAACGTTTCATACGATGTTACCAGAGCATTAGAAATGTTAGACTGGTGGGAAATAACTGGTAAGGAAAACGTAAAGTTTGTAAGTAATCTTACTAGGCATTTTTATTTTAGAGAGAAGAAGGTTTTAGATTTCTTTGTTGATTTCTTTGCAGACCAAATAAAAGATATCAAAGGACCAGTATCACAAGAACATATCGGGTTCTTACAACAAGTTAATCAGAACATGATCGACAACCAGAACCATTATCACTTCCATGGCAACGTTGAACTTATTATTAGAAACAACCTATGGCATAAAGAATTCGATACTAAAGTAGAAGTTAGCGGAATGAAGCACCCTCCAGGACGACAATGGACTCACAACAATGGATACGGACGACCTAGCTTACCTCATGAACGACATGAGTTACAACAAGCAATTAAACAGAGTTGTAAAGGGATTGTAGATAAGTATAGAGACAGCCGCTGGAATTATTTTTATTGCAGTAGCAACCACATAGACGACATAAAGATGTTTGTAAAGCTCAAACACCCTCAAGCGAGGCTTCATATCTCTAAAGCATTAGTAGAGAAAAACTTGTAATTGGATAAATAGTTGTATGGCAATTAATAGAAAATCAGTTTTAGTACAAAGTGCAACAGCATCTACAATGAACGTGACTACTGCTAAAGTAGAAGGCGACAGTTACTATGGTTACAGCGATGGATTACACACATTTGCTGTGAAGTATAATGCATTTAAAGGTAGAGTGTATGTGCAAGCCACATTATCATTAACGCCTACAGAAGCAGACTGGTTTAGTGTACAAGTACCAGGCGGTGTAAGTGTAGCGAATGGCGGTTACAAGCAATTCCCACAAACCGGATCAGCTGGATATACTGCTTCAGAAGGGTATAATATAATTGGTAACTTTGCTTGGCTTAGACTAAAGTTTGATAGATCCTATATAGGCGATGGAACTACATACTCCATGGATTATGGTCAAATCGATAGTGTCAGGTTATCAGCTTAAACAAGCAGTTCAGCCTTAAATCAAAAAAAACGACTAAAGTGATAAATACTGCTATACATGAAAGCAGGATAATTTAGTATGGCAATAGGATCAAATGACGGCGTAGAATTTAATTTATCTAACATTCAGGATAATCAAGTACTTGTCTATGATGCGGCACAAGGTGTTTTCGTTAACGAAACGGCGGCTGTATCGGCAAATGCAAGTATAACTGGACAAGGAAGAAATTTAGGTGCTACCGGAGTCGGCACATTCAAACAAAACGATAGTAACTATTTAGAGTTCTATAAGCTAGATGCTGGGCCAAACGTAACTTTATCATTAAATAACAATGTTATTACAATTGATAGTAAAGTTGGAACTAGTTCAACTACACTTAGCTCAGGATCAGCAACAAGCATAGTAGTATATGATGCGGCTGGTACTACAGTAACAGGTACATCAGCACTAACATTTGATGGTACTACATTAACTCATACTGGTGCATCTCAAAATGTTACCACAGCAAACGGTTTAGTTACAGCAAACGGTTTAGTTACAACTAACTTAACAATTGGCACTCAGGTGTTCCCAACAACAGACGGCGGTGCTAACCAAGTACTTGCAACTGATGGATCTGGAGCATTAGCGTGGACTAACCAAACGTCAACAGCAGGTTTATTAGCAAGTGCTACATTCAATGCTCACGTGGCGTCAGCAATAACTTCAACGTCAAATCATCAGCCTGCATTAGATGTTACTTACAGTTTAGGTAACTCCACAAACAGATATTCACAAGTGTTCTCACAATACTTTAGAGGACAAGCAGACGTTTCTGCAAATGCATTAAACTTAGGATCAGTACCTGCGGCAAATTATAGATTAGCGGCAGACAGTTATACTATTGCTCAAGTAGATTCAGCAATAGGCAATGTTTCAGTTCCAAGTATTGCAAACTTATTAAGTAACATAACAGTTACTAACAACGCAGTATCGTATGTACATGAAAGCGGTAAGGTTGATCTTAGATCATCAGATAGTAGTATTACAATTGCCCCAGACACAGCAGGCAAATATGTAGACTTAAAATTTAACGATGTTAAATACCAATTTACAAGATTTAGTGCAGATGGTGATGCAAGTAACTATATTATACCTGAAACAACAACTGACATATTAAACATTGCAGGTGGTACAGGTATTACTGTTGCGGCAAATCCAGGCACAGATACAATTACAATTACTGCAACAGGTGGAGCTGGTAACCTTACAGGACTAAGCGATGTTAGTACTGCAGGCGTAACATCTGGACAAGTATTAAAATATAATGGTTCCAGTTGGGCTCCGGCGAATGACGCAGGTGCCGGTGCAGGTATTTCATTAACAGATTTAAGTGTTACTAGTGCAAGTGCTAGTGGCAATGGTAGTTTAAGTTACAACAACGGCACAGGTGTGTTTACACATACACCAGCAGATGTTAGTGCTGTTACACAAAGTTTAGCTTGGAACAGTGGTACAAGTACATTAAGTATTAGTTCAGGTAACTCAATTGATTTGAGTACATTAGTAAACACTGATACACAAGATTTAAGTATTAGCGGTAACGTAATTAGTTTAGTTAGTGGTGGCACAGTAGATATTACTAGTGCTATTGCAAGTGGTGGTGGAACAACTACTGTTGCAGGACTAACTGATACAGCAATAAGCGGTCCAACATCCGGACAAGTATTAAAGTGGAACGGCACCAAGTGGGCCAATGCGGCAGATACTGATACTGATACACAAGATTTAACCCTAAGTGGTAATGTAATTACATTAACCGATGGCGGCACAGTTGACTTAACGAGTGCTATAGCAACAGGCGGTGGTAACTATAACAACTCTAATGTTGCAACATACTTATCAGGTGCAGGGTTTGCCACACAGTCAACTATAGTAGCGGCAATAACTGATAGTGCTCCAGGCACATTAGATACACTAAATGAATTGGCGTCGGCACTAGGTGACGATGCAAACTTTAGTACAACAATAACAAATTCAATAGCCACTAAGGCGGCTATTAGTTCGCTATCCACAGTAGGAACAAGCGGACTATTTGCAGATTTAACAAGTAGACCAAGTATAGCAGTAAGTGGAAGCAACTTAACATACGATGGTACTACACTAGATTTAAGTGGCTTAGGAGCCACAGGTGCTACAGGACCAGCTGGAAGTACAGGAGCCGCAGGCTCAAACGGAACAAACGGAACAGACGGAACAGACGGCAAATTTATATCAAGTGCCGCTGTAGCAGGTTCTACATTAACACTTACTCATAGTGATTCAAGTACTACAGTAGTTAGTGGTAGTGTTACAGGTGCTACTGGAGCCGTTGGAAACGGAATTACAACTGTTGCTCTAAGTGGCGACAACTTAGTATTAACTTACTCAAATGCTTCTGTACAAGATATGGGAAGTGTTAGAGGTGCTACTGGAGCCGCTGGAGCGGCAGGTGCCGCAGGTTCAGACGGAGCCGCAGGCGCAGTAGACCAAACATTAAGTGCTTCAGGTAATGTTATTACTATTAGTGGTAACAACGACACAGTAGATTTAACTACTATGTTGGCACCATATACAAAAACAGATACTGATGCACAGACATTATCATTAAGCGGAACAAACTTATCAATTACTGGTGGTAACACTATAGACGTAAGTAGCCTAGGCGGTAGTAGTTATACTAACGCATCAGTTGATACGCACCTTAACCAAGCTGGACCAACAACTGGACATGTTCTTTCTTGGAATGGATCAGACTATGCCTGGGTAGCAAACAGTGGCGGTGGCAGTTATGGAGACTCCGATGTTGATTCTCACATACAAGGAACTGGTTCGCAGATCTCATACGCTTCAGGCGTAATTGGTTTAACCGATACAGCCGTTACAGCAGGTATTTACGGAAGCTCAACAAACAGTCCACGTATTACAGTTGACCAACAAGGTAGAATAACAAGTGTAACTGAACAAGCAATCTCCGGAGGCGGAGGCGGCAGTGGTACAAGTTACGAATACTTTAAAATATATTATACATCAGCAGGAGCCATTGATACAACTCAAGGCACTGGCGGTATTAGTGATAAGAGTAGTAAGATGGGAACAGTTACAGTATCTAATGCGGCAAGTAATGCCTGTGAATTAACATTACATTTTAACAATAACTATAACAGACCTCCATTAGGAATTACTGCTTATGGTTATTCCCAATCAACAAGTGAATATAACATAAAAAGCATGATACAAAACTTAGTTAACACCACATTAAAAATGGATGGCTCCGGCACTCCACATGGATCATTAGGATCAAACTTAATTACAATGAGTTTGACACGTTCTGAAACAGGCTCGAGCAGTGGCTTTGGACAATCCAGTCATGCTTGGATTTACTTTACGATGGGAAGTTAAGATGGCAGACGTAATTAACAAAAATTCAACTTCAACACTAGATATATACAAACCAGCAAAAGTACTACAACTAAGTGTTACTAGTGCAACTGGTGAAAAGTATTGGCCCCATGATGATGGCGCAGGCGATCCGTGGTGGAGTTCAAGTGCAAGTCCTAAGTTTTATCAATATGTATTGGTAATGACTGTTACAGAATATGCACATGGTTCACATAAGACTAGAGCACACAAAAAATATAATGGACTTGACGTAGCAGTTGGCGATTGGATTGCTGGCTCACAAGACGGCAAGTGTATGCAGATTATCAGTGTAAGTGCCAAGACAGCAACTACCGTTACTTGCATTGTAGAAGATGTATTGAGATACAATACATTTAGAAGTTCGGCTGGTAGTCCGATTTTTTCCGTACCAGGTACAGCATTACTATTTACGCTTAATGAAAACGGTAAGCCTATTATTGACCCGTTGCCTGCCAGTGTTGTTAGTACAGACTTTTATCCAAACGTAACTAGTAGGTTTGAATACTTTAATCCTGCTGAAAACTTTAGATTGGAAAAGACTGCTCATGGGTTCTCTAGAGGCGATGTAATTGTTGTCACTGAAGCTGGAGCCTATGCTAAGGCAAATGCGGTTACTATGTCAAGAACGATTGGTGTAGTCAGTGTTGTTGGACCTGGCCCGAATCAATTTGCAGTAATGCCACAAAATAGAATTATAGATTTCAATCCTGCATTGCCAGGAACAGTTGGTAACTACATATATGCAGACACCGACGGAGACTTAACTACAACCGATACTGGTAAAGTTATATTCTTAAAACTTAAAAACTCTGTTGCATCAACAGTTACTAGCACAAATGCATCACCCACTGCTACAGTAGGAGATAAAATTGAGATCAACGGAGCCAACGTAACCTTTACTGGTACAACAGTTGCATCTGTTGTATCTAACATCAACTCGACGGCTAACACTTATGTAATAGCTAGTACCCAGGCAGAGCCTACAACAGTAACTAGTGATACTAGTACATATAATTACGGATTACTAGGTGGATACATTCCTTTTGCAGGTACAATTAGCACAGGAAGTGGCGACCAAACTATAACTCAAAGCACAGCAGTACATGGTGCTGGAGTATACGGAGCCGGTATTGCAAGTGCTACTGATATTAAAAACACAATTTCCGCATTAGGCATTGCAAACTTATCTGTTACAGTATTAGGTACTGGACAATTAAAATTAAGCGAAGCCAATGGTAATGCTGTTACTATTACTAACACCACTGCAGATGCTAATGGAAATCCATTTGCTGGAGCAAGTAGTGTTACTGGTTTACCTTTAACTACTAGTGCTACAACAGGAAGTTTTATGCTCTTATCTAGAGCAGACGGTGGACCAATTGATATAGAAAATACTGTGGGAACTCCTGCAGAAGACTTAGCCATTTATAGTACACACAATGGACAATATCCATTAGGACTATACATTGAGCATGGTGTTAGAAGTGGTGGTATTACTATCGTTGCTAACGTGGCGGCTCGCAACTCATTAACACCACAAGGTGGCGACATGGCTTATGTTACTGATGCTGGTGATGGCGAATGGGGTCTGTTTATATATGATGGCAGTGCATGGACAGAAGTTGGTAACCAGGATAGTGCGGCAACTGATGCCCAAACTATTAGTTTCAACTATACTGCACCTGGCGGAGGCTTTGGCGGAGTTGAAACTGTAAACTTAGCAAACATATCTCCTGGTGCTAGAATTGTAGATGTTAGTGTTGAAGTTAATACTGCATTAAGTAATTATACTGGCGCTACTGAACCTACAGTTGATGTTGGTACAGCAAGTGACTTAGATCAGTTTATGACTGGTGATGAGAGTGACTTATCATTAGCTGGTACATATACTGCTAATCCAAACTATTTATACCCTTCAACACAGACAGTTGACCTTAGTCTTAAGGCTAGAATATCCCATAGAACAAGTACTGCAGGCGACTTTGTAGTAACTGTAACTTACGTCTAATAATCCTTCCAGTAACTCACTAAAAACTTATTTGAACGATAAATACAACTAGTATTGTAATCAGAACTATTATGATTACGGTGCGATCTATAGATAAAAAATGATTTATTAAACAAGTCATCCTTAAGGAGTAACACAAATGGCGAACATTAAAAACTTTGGTATCAAAGGTGTAGCCGCAGATATTCAATTTGGTAAGGGCGGAGGGTTCATGGTATATGACAAATCCAATAACAAATTCCAAGTTAAAGATTCTGGTAGTAGTTTAGAAGATATTGAATTTGCAACCGTACTGGCGGGTACGTGGGCAGGAACGGCAATATCAGTTGCTAAAGGCGGAACAGGATTAACAACTGTTGCAACTGGCAAAATTCTTTACACTACAGGCACCGACACATTTGGTCAAACAGATATATCAGCAACAGGTATTTCACTATTAGGTAGTGCAGATGCGGCGGCTGGTAGAACAGCATTGGGATTAGGCAACGTAGCAACCCAGGCAAACACAGCAGTAGACATCGACGGTGGTGCTATTGACGGAACAGTAATCGGCGCAAACGCGGCGGCGGCAGGTAGTTTCAGTACTATCAATGCATCAGGAAATATTACTGGCGCATTAGTTGGCAACGCATCAACAGCCACAACATTAGCAACAGCAAGAACAATTGGTGGAGTATCATTTAATGGTTCTGCGGCAATCAACTTGCCAGGCGTTAACGCAGTTGGTTCTCAGAATACAACAGGATCAGCGGCATCGTTAACAACTGGAAGAACAGTATCCGCAACTGGCGATATTGCATGGACATCAGCGGCGTTTGATGGTACTGGTGCAGTAACAGGCGCGGCAACTTTAGCAACAGTTAACAGTGACGTAGGAACAGCAGGTAGTACTACTTCTATTCCAGTTATCACAGTTAATGCTAAGGGATTAGTAACAGCAGTATCAACGGCTTCAATCGCAACATCATTTAATATTGCGGCTGACACTGGAACTGCTAACGCATTAGACGGTGGAGAAACACTTTCTATATTAGGTACAACAAACGAAATCGACACAATAGTTACAGCAAATCAAATCCAAGTTGGATTGGTTGCTAACCCAACTATTGGCGGTAACTTAACTGTTTCTGGAAACTTAACTGTTTCTGGTACTAGAACAGACGTTAACGTAACAAACATGGCTGTAGAAGATTCACTAGTTGCTTATGCTACTGGTAACTCTTCAGACGCAGTTGATATTGGTTTCTTTGGTAAGTTCAACGACGGATCAAATGATTTAGCAACTGGTTTATTCAGAGATGCGAACGATGGTAAATACCACTTGTTCACTAGCTCACAGGAAACTATCTCAGGTAACGTAGTAGACAAAGCGGCAACAGGTTATGCTGTAGCTTCTTTGAAAGCAAATACAGAAGGAACACATACTGGTGCAGTAATTGGTAACGTAACTGGTGATACATCAGGAAGTGCTGGAACTGTAACAAGTATTGCAAGTCACGTAATTGATTCAGATTCTATGGCAGGTGCTTCGGCAACTAACGTAGCTTCAGCAGAATCAACTAAAGCATACGTCGACGCTACAGTAGGTGCTATTAGTACAGTACTAAGTGTTGGCGCAGACAGTGGTTCAGATGACGGAGTTACAGTTGGAACAGACACATTAAACTTTAATGGTACAGCAAATGAAATTGAAACAACAGTTAGCGACAACGCTATTACTGTTGGATTAGTTAACTCACCAACAGTAAGTGGTACAATGACAGCGGCAACATTCGCTGGTAACTTAACTGGTGACGTAACTGGTACAGCTTCATTGGCAACATTAGCCGCTGATGCAACAACATTAGCAACCGCAAGAGCAATAGGTGGAGTATCGTTTGACGGTTCTGCAGATATTAACTTGCCAGGTGTTAATGCCGCAGGTAACCAAGCAACAAGTGGTCAAGCAGGAACAGTAGCAACTATTGCCGCTTTCGTACTTGACGAAGATAACTTTGCAACGAACAGTGCAACTTTAGTACCTTCACAACAATCTGTTAAAGCATATACTGATGCGGCTATAGCCACAGCAGTTTCGGCTTCAGACTTAGACTTCACAGCAGACAGCGGTGGTGCTTTAAGTATAGACTTAGATAGTGAAACATTAACTATTGCAGGTGGTACAGGTCTTTCAACTGCTGGTGCTGGTAACGGCGTAACAGTTAGTTTAGACGCTACGGCAGTAACCGCAGGATCATATGGTAGTACAACTGCTATTCCTGTTATTACAGTAGATGCACAAGGTAGATTGACATCGGCTTCAACAGCCGCTATTAGTACTGCTTGGACACTTACAGGTGATACTGGAACTCAAACTGTTAACGGTGGAGACACAGTTGACATAGCAGGTGGAACTAATATTACTACAGTAGCTAGTGCAACTGACACATTGACAGTTAATCTAGATTCTAACGTAACTGGTTTAACATCTTTGGGTGCAACAACAGTAACAGGTACAACAGTAACAGATGGCACGTTTAGTGTTAATAGTGGTGCTATAACAGGCGCAACTAGTATTGGTGCAGTTGACTTAGTATTATCCGGTAACTTAACTGTTAACGGTACTACAACAAGTGTTTCATCAACTAACACTACAATCTCAGATACATTGATTGAATTACAATCAGGACTAGCTGGCGGAAACAGTAGTGATATTGGTATTGTACTAGAACGTGGTAGTACTGGTGATAACGGCTTTATGGGTTGGGACGAGAGCGAAGACAAATTTGCTTTTGCAACAACTACAGCAACAGGTACAGCCACTGGCGACTTAACACTTGCAGATGCAGGTATTAAAGTTAGTGACGTATTAGCTTCTGGAACTGTTACATTCGCAAGTTTAAGCGATGGAGCAATTACAATAGCATCCTTCCAAACTACACTTACAGATAGTGACACTATTGTTCCTACCTCAGGTGCTGTTAAGGATTATGTTGATTCACAAGTAGCCGCAGTAGATGATACTGTCTTAAGAGCTTCCTTTACAGCTAACTCTTCAGCAAGTTCATTCAACATTGGCGTTATGCCTAACACATCTGGTAGAACTTATACTGGATCAAAACTTACTCTTAAAGTTGCTACTGGTTTTACTGGTAACGGCGTTGATGGTATTGTTGTTAACGACGGAAGTAATGACTTAATGGCAGTGGTTCAAAATGATCCAACTGTTACTGGTCTTTATGTTGTTGATTTAGGCGCAGAAACTATAGCCGGCGGAGCAACTATTAGTTGTTCATTCAAGCAGTCAGACGGAACAACAGCTTCCGTACCAACTGCTGGTGCGGTAACGGCGACTGTTGAATATCAGTTCTTTACATAAGAAGTAGATAGAGAAACAAATTAAAAGCACACTTAGGTGTGCTTTTTTTTGGATAAAACTTGACATCAAGCAGAAATAGTCGTATACTATACGCATGACTAAAGACAAAGACGGCGACGGTAACGAGCCAATAGACAACGTAGTAAAGTTTCCTTCAAAACCAAAGAAGGCGGACAACGACACTCATTACGAAATTACTATTGAGAGTTTTAGCCCTGAAGAGTTACACACCAGAATGTCAGATATCGACGATTCATACGAAGCATGTTTTCACTATGCGAAAGCAATTGAATACACCATGCATAATTTCACCACAGACCTAGACCTAAACCAGCTTCAGGCCCTAGAAATCAAGTTAAAAGAGATATTTTTGGAGTTTGCTCCAGAAAAAGGTTGACATTGGTACCGGATTTTAGTATAATATATGCATAGGTTGAGAAAACAAACATACATTTCGTAGGAGTAATATATGGAAACATTAACAGTAAGACCCAGTCAGACAAAGAACATTGTAAACAGAGCCTTTTTGGCGAAGAGACCAATATTCATGTGGGGTGCACCAGGAATTGGTAAATCTGAACTAATAGAGGGTATTGTAAAGGACATGCCCGGTAACAATTTAATGATTGATATGCGTCTAGCATTAATGGAGCCAACTGACCTTAGAGGTTATCCGTTCCGTAATGCAGAAACAAATCAAATGGAGTGGGCGCCACCGGCAGACCTTCCTAGCATGGAGCAGTCAGAACTGTACGACACGATTGTATTGTTCTTAGATGAGTTGAACTCAGCTCCTCCAAGTGTACAAGCGGCGGCATACCAGTTAGTCCTTAATGGTCGAATTGGTCAGTACGTTATGCCAAGCAATGTAAGAATTGTAGCGGCTGGTAACAGAGAGACTGATAGAGGTGTTACTTATAGAATGCCTAGTCCGTTAGCAAACAGATTCCGTCATATTAACATGGACATTAACTTCGAAGATTGGAGTGTTTGGGCTGTTAATAATAAGATACACCAAGATGTTGTTGGGTACTTAACATACAGTAAAGCAGATTTATTTGACTTTGATCCTAAGACATCAAGTCAGTCATTTGCTACACCACGTAGTTGGTCTTTCGTAAGCGAAATACTAGAAACTGAAGGGTTTGAGTTTGCTCCTGACTTTGAGCAGAAGGCAGAAATTGCTGGAGCAGTTGGAGAAGGCATGGCTATTAAGTTTTGTGAACATAGAAAGGTTGCTTCAAAGCTACCTAACCCAGAAGATGTATTAACTGGTAAAGTTAAGACCCTTAAGGTAAAAGAGAAGTCAGCTCAGTACTCATTCGCAATTGGATTATGCTACGAACTAGCCGCTCTTAATAAAGCGGACGACGAAGCGGCATTTGACAAAGGTGTTGATTACTTCTTTGACTTTATAATGGAGAACTTTGAACCTGAGTTGGTTATCTTTAGTGCTAAGAGTGTTCTTAGTGACCACGACATAGATATTAAGCCTAGAAAACTCCAAGGCAAGAAGGAGTTTAAGGAACGGTACTGGAAGTACTTGTTCCCCGCTACGGTATAGGACAAAAAAAACTGTTGCTGTATCCTACAACGGTACTTGGTTATACTCGTACCGTACGTTACTCCTACAACCTAACAGCAAAAAGTTTTACCCTGCTCACAAGGCGGGGTTTTTTTTGATTAAAAGGTTGACTATGGGGTACTTTGGTAGTATAATAGTTGTATATTAAGTAGAAATTGTAGGAGGTTTTTATGTCATTTAAAACAGATACATTAGCAGTGAAAGGACCAAAGATAACAGGAACACCAAGCGATACAGCTCACAAGGCTATTGCTACTATTCCTGAATCCAAGCTCACAGATAAAGAAGTTGAAGATAGACTTATATCAACTCGTATTAACATGTTACTACAATGTCCGTTCTACGGAAACTTAGCATGTCGTTTAGAATTTAAAGACGCTAGTGAATGGTGTCCAACTGCCGCAACAGACGGCAAGTACTTCTACTACAATAAAGATTTTATATCAGCACTAACTATTCCAAACTTAGTTTTCCTTTGGGGACACGAAGTAGAGCATTGTGTTTACGATCACTTTGGTAGACGAGGTGACCGTAATCCAATGCTTTGGAACATTGCTAATGACTATGTAGTAAACATGGATTTAGTAGAAGGTAACATTGGTGAGAGAATTACACTAGTTGAGATACTGTTTGATTACAAGTATCGTAACTGGATGAGTGAAGAAGTATATGCTGACTTGTTCAAGCAAATGGAAGAAGACGGCAAAGATTTTGAAGATGGAACTACACTTGATGTTCACTTAGATATGGAAGATGGTGAAGACGAAGGTAGTGGTCCAGGTATGGAAGGTAACGTTAATGACGGAACCAAAGGTCCAGTAAGATATACAGAAGACGAAAAACGTAGTATTAAAGAAGCATTTAAGAATGCTACGGTACAGGCGGCACGTTCGGCTGGCGCTGGTAACTTACCTAGTGGCATTAAACGTCTTGTAGATGATCTAATTAATCCACAACTTAGTTGGAAAGAGTTACTACCACAGCAAATCCAAAGTGTAATGAGAAGTGACTATAGTTACAATCAGTGTTCACGTAAAGGAATGGACAGTGGCATTTGGTTGCCAGGCATGGACAGAGAAGAGACTATAGATATCGCAGTTGGTATTGACACATCAGGATCAATGAGCGATGAGATGCTTAGAGATATCCTTAGCGAAACAAAAGGTGTTATGGATCAATACAGCGACTTCCGTATACACTTGTTCTGCTTTGATACTGAAGTACATAATCCACAAGTGTTCACTGAGCATAACATGGAAGAGTTTATGGAGTACGAGCCAGGCGGCGGCGGCGGTACTGACTTTGATTGTTGTTTCGATTGGTTCAAAGAAGAAGGCATAGTGCCTAAGAAGTTCGTAATGTTTACAGATGGTTACCCTTGGAACAGTTGGGGCGATGAGAACTACTGTGATACATTGTTTATTGTGCATGGCGGAGGCTATGGCGGGCAGACACCTGTTGCACCTTTCGGCATAACTGTACCTTACAATAGAGATGAAGTAGCATGACATCAGTATATAAGTTTACAAAGTTCCATAGGCTAACTCAAGACGAGTTTGTATTATTGAGAGGCACAGAGTTGGCAGAGAAGATGTTAACTAATAAATGGTTTACTGACTGCAAAGAAGTATTAGATTTATTAGATGCCCACGCCACCGGGACATGGTGTGCTGTACCTTATCAAGATGGTTACCTATTATACCTATCAAGTGTCGGAGACATCATACTAGCCAAGCAGTATGTGGAACCAGGATCAGACCCTGCTCCAACAATACAAGGTATAAATATTGGGTATGAGCATTCCTAAACCAATATGGTCCTGCAACGAGTGGGACACCTTAAAAGAAATTATAATCGGAACGGCAATAGATGCCAACATACCTGATAATGATTTGAGCCACCATGCTACTAACTATGCTAACTTAACTCCAGAAGAGTATGCACAACTGCCCAAGGGACGATACCCTGAGCATGTATACGAAGAGGCAGAAGAGGACTTAGATGCATTAGTTACTGTACTAGAACAAGCAGACGTTAAGGTTCACAGACCTGATACAAGCGTCATAGACTTCGCTAGTACTGTGAGCAATGGCTTATGGGAATCAACACAATACGAAGCATACTGTCCACGCGATAGTGTAACTGTTATAGGTGATACTATAATAGAAGGTGCTATGAGTTTACGAGCAAGGTACCATGAGACATTCTTGTTCAACAAACTATTCAAAGAGAAGAGTATGCAAGGTGCTAGATGGCTTCCAATGCCTAAGCCCATGCTACAAGATGACTTGTATAAGTTACAGCCAGGCAGAGACCCAAGTGTAAATAACAACGAGCCTATCTTAGATCCTGCTAACTTGATTAGATGTGGGTACGACATACTGTATTTGATATCTAATACAGGTAACGAGCAAGGTGCTAAATGGCTACAGAACACACTCGGAGACGCATTTAAAGTTCATATGATGCACGATCTTTATAGCTGGGCTCATGTAGACAGTACTATTATGCCGTTACGTCCTGGGCTTGTAGTGTTAAATGCTAGTAGAGTAGACAAGGATAAAGTCCCTGAGCTATTCAAAACATGGGATAAGATCTGGTACACAGAAGAGATGTGTGTTGGACAGCCATGCTTAGAAGACTATGCTCCAGCAAGTGAATGGATAGGTATGAACACATTAAGCATTGATCCTAACACGGTTATCGTACCAAGCGAAGAAACGCACTTAATGAGTGCAATGGAGAAGCATGGGATAACTCCAGTTCCAGTACAGATGCGCCATATGAGGACATTAGCTGGTGGACCGCATTGTGTAAGCACTGATTTAGTGCGAGAAGGCACCCTAGAATCGTATAAATAACACTTGACATCCACCATGGAATTTGCTATAATAGTTATATAAAGTAAGAGGTTAAGGGGATATATACAGTGGGATTTTTAGTCGTAGGAGACATACATAACGAGATCGAGCAGATGACAGCAGTCGTCGATTTTGCTACGAGTAAGGACTTGGACTTGATATTTGTTGGCGATTTAGTTGACTATGGTTCTAACCCAGCTGAAGTTATCAAACTTGCTAACTCATTACCCAACGCACAATTCATAGAAGGCAATCACGATAACAAAATACATAGGTACACTAAAGGTAACGATGTAGTTATTGGTGAGAACCAGCAAGGTACGGTTGATGCATTAGAAGACCCTGAAGTATTAACTGCCTGGACTGAATTGTATAACAAAATGACTTCTTTCGTTTCAATTGGAGACACTTTCATTACTCACGCAGGATTTAGTGGAGAGTTTTGGGAAGGTGTTGATAACAAGAAAGTTAGGAAGACATTTATGTTCGGTGAGATAGATAAGAACTTGCCATTCATAGAAAGATTCGGACAACTATACCCACACAGAAGCTACGGCTGGACTGGATCAATACCTAAAGGCAAAACTGTTATAGTCGGACACGATAGAAGTCCATTTCAGGAAGAGCCTGCGTTTGATTCAAACATAAACAAAGTTGTAGTTAGTGAAAACGAGCAAGGTGGTACTGTGATATTTACAGACACAGGTGCTGGTAAGGGTGGATTTGTTAGTGGAGTTGTCATAGACGATAGCGGAGTTGTACAAGACTTCGTATCATTTGAAGATGAAGCTTGACCTACATGGCGTCCGTCATGCCGAAGCAGACCTTACGGTCGAAAACTTTATACTAGTAAATCAAACCAACGTACCATTAACAATAGTTTGTGGTAACAGTAACATAATGATAGACATTGTGAACAAAGTTATAGAGAGAATTGGGTGCGAACATACTGTAATGGACCGCTATGGTATCATTGTGGTAAGAAAGGTATAAAAACTAACCAATTAATCGTAATTAAATACTCACTTATCTATAAATATTGCTGTACAAACATTATTACATACACAAATAGGAGCAGTAAAAATGGCAAAAGCAGAAAGTAAGGTAGCTGAAGAAGTAGTTGAGCAAACAGCAACAGCTAACCCAGAAGTAAACGCAGGCGATGAAGCAGTAGTGGAAAGTATTTCACTAGTTGACTTAAACAGCTTGGCACAAATTATTGACCTCGCATCTACAAGAGGTGCATTCAGAGGCGGAGAATTAGAACCAGTCGGCGCATTGTTTAATAAATTAACAAAATTCTTAGGATCAGTTAAAGATGCTCAAGATGCCGCACAACAGGAAACAGCAGACGGAACTGGCGCAGAAGCACCAGCAGAAGCACCTGCAGGAGAATAACATGGCAACAATGATGAAACACGTCGGAGTATACGGCGAGAAACCTTGCGTAGTAGTATTTAGAGCACTACCGGAAGAAACAGAATCAGCACTTATTTGTATAAGTGATGGTCTAGAAGGATCACTACATGATGACGTTATGTCTGTTGTAGATAGTCCTGAAGGTCAGAACTCAAATGAAATCAGTGAAGTATTCTTTAGACGTAGATTAAGCGATGGCGAGAACATGCTTGAAGCACTACATGGTAGAAAGAAATTGTTAAAAGTACCAGTCAATATGGTAAAGTTAACTCCACTACCTAACCAACAAGTTGAACTTGCTGAAATTAATAAGCAGTTAAGTAATATTACAGCAGGTAGTAACCCAGCGTTAAAAACAGAAGCGGCTATGAACCCAATTGCGGAATCGCAAGTGGCTAATGTAAATGCACCTGTTGAAGCAGACAATAGTCCTGAAGGGATTGCAAAAGGTTTAATTGCACAGTCAGAACTTATTGAAGCAGACGCGAATGCAATGTTGAGTGATGCTCAAGCCAAATTGGCACAGGCATACGAAATGGCACCAGAACTGAAGCCTAAAAGAGGCCCAGGTCGTCCGCCAAAAACTGATACAGTATAGTACCAGTTCTAAAACATAACTGTAGGGTTAAAGGAGAAAGCGTGTCAGCTCACGACATTAAGATATTATTGGTTGCGAAGCATAGTAAGAACAAGAAATTTGAGTCGTTACTCAAGGAAGTCTTTCCTACGGAGATACCTGTTGAAATGATTGATCAGGTAGTTTTAGAATTTATCGATGGAACACAGGCAAAGCTGGATCATACGGAACTCAAAGATCCATTACCGACTGCCCCTAACAAAACTTGGGCGACGATGATCCAGGCTTTTACTAATGTTAAACAGATTACTATTGTAGTCGATGTTAACAACGTAGAACAACTGACTAAAAAGAAAGTAGATGATGTACTAGGAAAACACTTTGACTAAGATAGCAATCACAGGACATACTAGCGGAATAGGACAGGCAGTCCATGACATGTCTGACCTTACGTTAGATGGTGTTAATGATGTTAGAGGTTACTCTAAGAGTAACGGCTGGAACATTGCTACCAATGACGGTGATGATATCATAGCAGAGTTAATTAAGTTTGATCCTGATGTGTTTATAAACAATGCATACTATCCTGGTGTACAAACTAAAATACTGACCACACTATTCGAAGAGTGGAAAGGCAAACCAAAAACAATTATTAATATAGGTTCTATTGCAGGGTACCAACCCAATGTAAATGTAGAGCCACAATGGAGTACTTACGGAGACGATAAGTTTGAACAAGCTCAGTTCATTATCGTTAACAGTTTCAGAGATGGAATTGAACACCAAATACGAATGTTCAACATCAGCTTTAGTTTCGTTAACTCTCCCTTACTGACCAGATCAGTAGGCATGGGACTTAATCCAGACCGTATGATAGACACAATGGATGCCGCTGAAATGATCATGGATTGCATGGAAGACAACGGTAAAGGCTATGATATAGTAGAGCAAGTAGTCCAATGTAAAGTAATAACAAGCGAAGAATTAGTACAAAACTTCATGACCGGTAGCAGAAACATGGCAAAACATGTAATCCGAAGCGACCGAGCTATTAAAAAAGCACTCAAATCAAGCACTTAGCACCCTAAAATATACCAAAAAAACTGGTAAAAAAGGTTGACTCTGCCCCCGAAACCTAGTATAATAGTTGTATATTAAGCAATAAGGGAAAGCAATATGTACAACATTTACCAAATCAAACTAAGCGAAGAAGTATACAACTTTGTTAACGGTCCAGAAGGCGGACACACAAAGACTTCTGAAAAGTACCCAGAGTACAATGCTCATATGGAAGTAATGCATAAAGGTTCAGAAGGATTTACTACTGATATGTTTGAGCATTACACTAAGGTATGTGAAGTTGCTAACTTTGAAGGTCCAGTTAATAGCGAATTAGAAGAAGTATTCAAAATCCTAAATGGTTACTACTACAACGAAGACACTGACACAGACGAAACGTTTGATGCTTTTGTTAGTGGTTTTACTATGAAGACAGTTACTCGTAAGAGCGGTGAGGTTGTAACTTTTAGAGACATGCATTCACTATCAGTAGGCGACATTGTTGAAGACACTTCAACTGGTGAGTTCAACATTGTAGATGGTATGGGCTTTGCACAAATTCAAACTAAATCATTAGAGGTAGCATAATGTTAACTACAGAAATTCATAACGAAGCGGTAGCGAATGCTCAATTGGCAACTCAGCAGTACATTTTAATTCACGGAGAACATCCTATGAATTGTGGATTTGCTTGGGTTGATGCAAGAGTTAAAGGCAATACTAAAATTGGTAAGAGTTTTATTGCTCAAGGCTTTGATAAAAGTTACAACGGTGGTTACAGTCTTTGGAACCCATCGGGTAATTACACTCAGGACATGAGTGCTAAGGAGTGTGGTGTCAATGCGTATGTGGCTACTGTTATAAAGTATCTTCCAGATACTCCAATTTATTCAGGATCGAGGTTAGACTAATGGTTATTTTTGTAGGTGATTACATTAGATTGCACGGAGCAAATGATTATTATCGTGTGGTAAAGGTAGTTGATAATTATTCTGTGAAGTTGGATAACGGATTTACCGTTGAAGCCAGCGACAAGTATATAGCAACTGTTCAAAGCGAATTAGAATTTTTAGAAGAGGGTGGAATTATTCCAGAGGTAGTAGATGGGAACTAAGTATATTATAACAGACATCGATGGCGTTGTCTTAGATTGGGAAGAAGGCTTCAGCATTTGGATGGAGCATCATGGACACGAGAAAGTAGAAGGAGCTCAGTTCATTTACAGCATCGGAGACAGGTACGGCATGAGCAGAAATGCTGGACATAAACTTATTAAGCAATTTAATGAGAGTGCCGCAATAGGCTTTTTGCCTCCATTAAGAGATGCCCAATGGTATATTAATTTACTCCATGAGAAACATCGTTACAAGTTTATTGCTTTAACAAGCCTGAGCCTAGATCCTTATGCGAAATACCTAAGGGAAAGAAACCTCAAGAAGTTAATGGGCGATGCATTTGAAAGAGTTATTTGTTTAGACACTGGTGCTGATAAAGATGATGCATTGACAGAGTTGGCAGGATATGCCAAGTACAAAGACTGCTATTGGATTGAAGACAAGCCACTGAATGCAGATGCTGGTACTAAAGTAGGCTTTAAATCTATTTTAATGGAACATGGTCATAACATGGATAGCGAAGTATTGAATGCTATCGTTGTTAAAAATTGGGAACATATTTACAATATCCTAATTAACGAGACTCAAAACAAACCTATTCAATATATTAGATAAGGAAACTACTATGCGATTATACACAGGAAAAGAAGTTATTGCTCATGCCGTTGCTGTTGACAGATACCAAGGGTATAAGTACATCAAATCGCATGAAGCAACAGGCTCTATAAAACCCAACTTCAGCCTATTAATCCATTCGTTAAAGGACCCTAAGACTTCAGTAGTTGGTTCCGTTACGGACCAGGACTATGTTACAGCAGACTTAATCGTTGAATACTTCGAAGGATTAGTGTTTAAGGCTATGCAACGTGAACTGAGTGAGTATGAGAAGAAGATTACTGATCTTATTAAAGCAGTTGACATCAATCTACGAGGTAGAGATGATAGGCTTCCTATTGTTGGATCGTTACCTAACGTGTATAGAAACAATACCAAGCATGATGTTTGGGCAGAGGAAGAACAAAGTTTGCGTAAGACATCTGAATATGAAGGTGAGATAAAGACCAGGTCAGAGTTCAGTGGTGTTGTTAAAATGTCACGTTTTATGAATCGAACTAATAGTTTATTGGTTGCAGTACTCACAGACAAAGGTAACATAGTTAAGTTCTTTTATGACTTATACAGACGTTCACCTGAATTTGAGCCAAGGACTGCACTAGCAGAAGGCAACACTATAAACTTCGTAGGACATGTTAAAGGACATGACGTGTCTAAGTACTCTAAATGCAAAGAGACATTTATTAATAGAGTTAATGTTCATACAGATGATAAATAGTATTATAACTTAGAACTAGAAACTTTAGGGTTTCTAGACTGTTAACAATAACAGATCGGAGTATAATATAATGGCAGTCTTTATGAATGCCAAAGGTACTACTAATACAAATTACCAAATAGGTAAGCGTGGTGGTAAAATCTTTGGTGGAGTAGCAACACCAGTTGCAAATGAAGTTAGTACAGGCGATATTTGGCTAGATAAGTCAAACGAACTTACTAAGATAGCAACCAAAACTGGTGGTTCAGTTACATGGAACGAAATCCTTACTACAGATGTTGGTGACTTAACGGTCTCCGGTAATCTAACAGTTGAAGGTACGACTACTACTATAGATTCTACTACGATAAATGTACAAGAGAGTTTAGTATTTGAAGGCAGTTCAGCTGACGACTATGAAACTACTCTAACAGCAACAAACCCAACAGCAGACAGAACTATTACTATGCCAAATGCAAGTGGTACATTACTACTTGGTGGTGCAGTAGCAGTTGATGACTTTGGCGCGGCGGCATACGTTACTCAAGGTGAAACTTGGAACAGTGACGACAGCGAATTTGCTACAACAGGTCGAATAGATCAAATGATTACTACTGAAATTGCTAATGCAAGTATTATGCATAGCAGTGGAGTTGAATCATTTGCTGGTCAAAAGACATTTACAACTGGTATCACAGTAACTGATGCAACTGTAACTGGACTTAAGAGTTCAAGTGTTACAGAAGAAACTAACTTGTATTACACTGACGCTAGAGTAGACACTAGAGTTGGTAACCTTAGCACAGATAGTTTACCAGAAGGATCAGGTAAGTTATACTATACTAATCCAAGAGCAAGAGCGGCAATTAGTGTAACTGATAACTCAACTGCTGGTAACGAACTTTCATACAATAGTTCAACTGGTATTCTTGTTTGGCAAGGCTCTGCTTCAAGTACTACTAACGTAGACAAAGTTACAGCATTATCATTTGGAGCATTAACAGACTACGGACTGATAAGTGGTAGCACAACACTCACTAGCGATTGGGGTAATGTTGCAACAGCAAACGTTACATTTAGTGACTCAGGCTATCTACAAGTCAGCAGTGGCTTACCACAACTACCTAACTATGTAGTATCAAGTTTACCTAGCTCAGTAAGTGCAGGAGACCTTGCATTGTGTACTGACGAAACGGGTGGAGCTTCTGTTGTATTTAATGATGGAACTAATTGGCGTAGAATGTCTGACAGAGCTATTGCTAGTTAAAACTCGTATTAACGGTAGTTAATACTCGCACTTCCAACGAATCATAACACTTTCCCTTACATCACCTGGAGCGATATTAGTCGGAGCCTGATGCCATGAGCCTTGTGCGTTGGTTGTTATAAACATTGTGTTAGGCATGAAAGGTACAGTAACTTCGTGTTTCCAATTATGTTCTTTGTCTTTATGTGCCATGTGGGGTTGAGTCATGCCTTCATCTTGCATAGCATCTGTATGAATATCATCGCCTATGTAAGTAAACAGTTTAGTACCATAACGTCTTTGACTGTCATCTTTAGGCAGGTAGATCATAGCACTGATAGTATAGTATGTAGGATCGAAGAACTGATCTGTATGTATATCGTTTATTAATAACTTGTCTGTATCTTTCCAAAACGTGACACAAGGCACTGGAGCTTCTGATACTTCGTCGCCAAACTTCTTAGCAATAGCAAAAAATAGTTTTTCCATTAACTTGTTGAATTGTCTTACGTCTGATGTAGAAATATCTAATGCAGTTAATACATATTCATCTCTGCAACCGTAAACATCATGTTCATGCACTATATTAACAGAATCTGCATACTCTAGAAACGTGCGATAGTTTTGGTTGATAGGTTCGGCAACAAACATATGGGGCCAGGGTGCTGTAAGTAGTTCGGACTGTTCTACTTTATATATTGTATTATTTAGATTCTGAATAAAATCCGTATACATGCTTCCTCCTGATGTCTTTATTAATTATAGGACTGCTATGCCATGCTTTTGCAGATCTAGGTATAAAGTATGCTGTACCATTAGTGAATGGTAGTTGGTCTATGAGTGTGCAGTTCTCTCTTATTAAACTTGTAGTTAAGTCAGTTTCAAATACGTTTGGTTGCCAAAACTGTGTACCAAACTCTGTTACTCGATCCTCTCCTGGCAAGTACATGCCAAACGTAATACCAAACTCATCGCTATCAACATGTACATCATTAACTGTGAATTGATTAGTATCTTGCCACAGCCAAACATTGCAATCATGCTCTTGATGTATTGCAAACTTATCTGCTATAGCCATTCTAATGTACTCATGATTGAATACTAAGTCATGTAGCTCCTGGAATGCAGGATTGCAGTCTATGTTTGCTTGTAGTCTTCCTTTAACTTCTGGCGGTAAAAACTCTGTGGGCCAGTTAGCATTAAGACTTTCTAATAGTGCTGGAGCAATAAAGTTTTCTATAACTATCTTGCTTTGAGATATTTTAGATTTAGCTATTGCATTTAGCGAATGTATTGTGTAAGGATGAAATTGTATCTCTCCTATGCTTTGAACACTACCACCTTCAAGTAAGATAGGTAGCCTAGGGTACCAAGGTTCAGCATCCATAGGTAAATGTGTGCAACTATTCATTAGTCCACATTCTATACATTTTATTCTGGGATAGTCTGGATCGTACTCCGCAGGGTGAAACGGAATTCCGTGCTTGTCTTTAGCCAATGTTAAATCTCTATGCTGGCTTCGAAGCTAAAGGTGATGTCTTCAAACTCTTCAAATAAGATAGTACTAATCTCATCACCTTCTGTAGGGAGGATCATTTCATCTAATACTATTTCGTATATGAATAACTCTCCTTCCTTGTCTTCGTCTGTGTATGATATAACTTCAATGCCTACTTGTTCTTTCTCTTGGTCATACGCAGTTAATAATTTGGTGGCAACAACACTCTGCACGATATCAAAGTATTCGATAACGTCTTCGTCGGATAACTCTTCTCGAGTAATCATTCTTGTAAAGTGTTTTATAAATGCCATTATGATTATTTACCTTTGCTAAACGCCTGAGCACCAAAGAATGCGGCAACAATACCGGCAACTGCAACAAAGTATGTTGGTGCCATTGATCCTAGTGTTGACTGTGCTTCACTTAGTCCTGCCAAGCTGGCAAAAACTACTGCGAATGGGTATAGTAACATGCCAAATAATGAGAACCAAGCCATCTTACGTTGAGCATCTCTCATTGCATCTGCATCTTCTAATTCTTTTCTCTTGAATTCTAAGTGCATATCCATTTCACCTTTAGAGATATGTCCATCTCCGTTAGTGTCTATATCTTCCATTCCTTCGACTGTTTTAAATCCACGATTATCAACTGTCGGACCATCACCAGCTGGAGCATCGCCTGCCGCTTTTGCCTTCAATGCATCATACTCTTTACGGGTCATGCTTACTTCTGCTTTATCTTCTGCCATTTTCGTTTCTCCTACAAAACTTCTGTTTACTGTATGTATTCTACTATTAGTATTTATCTAAAAGATAGTTCTTGACATAACCAGCTTTTAGTGTATAATAAGAGCATAAGTAATAAATATTACTACATTCAACACACACAGTAACAAAGAGGTAGAAATGGCATTTAACAAAACATTCAACGCAGAAGAACAAGCAAGACTAAAGAAACTTATCCAAGAGGGCGATCAAGTCCTATACGAAGTAGACGCACTGAGCGAAGGGTTACGAGAAACTGTAAAAGCAATTGCAGAAGAAATGGACCTTAAAGCTGGAGTACTTATGAAAGCAGTTAAAGTTGCTCATAAGGCTAAGTTTACAGATGAAAGAGATAAGTTCGATGAACTCGAAACAATCCTGGAAACTGTCGGCAAAACACTTTAATTTCTAGGATAGAACAAATATGAGTTACGTCGATGCATTCCACGACACAGCCAAAGATAAAATTTATGTAGCCGAACGAGTGAACGGCGAACGTAAGATTATCACACATCAGCCTGAGTACAACTTTTATTTTAGTGATCCTAAAGGCAAGAAGCGTAGTATTCATGATGAGCCAGTCACAGAGATTAGATGCAAAAGTCTCAAAGAGTTCAGGAAGAACATTGCTATTAATAGAGCAACTGGTAAGTTATATGAGACTGATGTTAAGCCTGTTAACAAAACACTAGAGAAGAACTATCTCAATATTGATCCACCTAAACTACATACATGTTTCTTTGACATCGAGGTAGACTTTGATCCTGTTAACGGATTTAGTACGCCTGAAGATGCCCTCATGCCTATCACAGCAATTGGCTTTTATATGGACTGGATGGATACTATGGTATGTCTTGCAGTTCCACCGAAGACATTGACATGGGAACAGGCAGAGAACATTGCTAGTGCATACAAAGAAGTAATACTATTTAAAGACGAAGCAGAGATGCTTAGAACATTCCTACATTTGATTGATGATGCAGACATATTGTCCGGTTGGAACAGCGAGGGTTATGATATCCCTTACACTATTAATAGGATCGTTAAGATACTAGGACGTAGTGCTACTAGGCAGATGTGTTTGTTTAATCAGTTACCCAAGGAGAGAATGTATGAGAACTTTGGTACAGAGAGACAGAGCTATGACCTAATTGGTCGTGTACACTTGGACTACTTACAACTATATCGTAAGTACAACTATGAGGAACGACACAGTTATAGGCTAGATGCTATCGGAGAGATTGAACTAGGTGAGAAGAAAGTTGTCTATGATGGATCGCTTGACAGACTATACAATCATGACTTTGGTAGATTCTTAGAGTATAACATACAAGACGTTATGCTTATTGCTCGTATGGATAAGAAACTACAGTTCATTGACTTAGCTAATACTATTGCACATGACAACACCGTGCTACTGTATACTACAATGGGTGCTGTGGCAACTACTGAACAAGCAATTATTAATGAAGCACACAGACGTGACATGGTAGTGCCAGATAGAAAGCGAGGTGGTAGTAAGAAAGGATCAGCGGCGGCTGGTGCCTTTGTGGCAACACCTAAGAAAGGCTTTCACGAATGGATTGGCAGTATGGATATTAACAGTCTGTACCCAAGTGTATTCCGTGCATTGAATATGGCTAACGAAACTATCGTTGGACAGTTGCGTCCTGACTTTACTGATGAAGAAGTTGAAGCAAAGATTAGATTAGAGAAGAGTTCATTTGCAGATGCTTGGCTAGGTAAGTTCGGATCAAACGAATACGAACTAGTTATGGAGCAAGACAATGCTCGTACAATGACATTGGATATGGAAGACGGCACAACTGCAGAAGTAACAGGCAGTGATGTGTACAACTTAATATTCAACAGTGGTCAACCTTGGAGCATTAGTGCTAACGGAACTATATTTAAAACAGACGTACTAGGCATTGTACCAGGCTTACTAGAGCGTTGGTATACTGAACGTCAAGTATTACAAGCAAAGAAGAAAGAAGCAACTACAGAGGCGGAGAAGGCATTCTATGACAAGCGACAGTTAGTTAAGAAGATTAACTTGAACAGTTTGTATGGTGCGATCCTAAACCCAGGCTGTAGATTCTTTGATAAACGTATTGGTCAGAGTACTACTTTGACCGGAAGGCGTATCACACGCCACATGGGAGCAAAAGTGAATGAGTTGCTCACAGGAAGTTACGATCATACAGGCGACACAATCATTTATGGAGACACTGACTCAGTGTACTTCACGGCAACGCCTGCCTTACCTGATGATATGCATTTAGATATGGATAGTGCTGTCAGCTTGTATGATCGTATCAGTGACCAGGTTAGTGATACCTTCCCAGACTTTATGAAGCAAGACTTTAATAGTCCAACAGAGATGGGTAGCGTTATTAAAGCAGGTAGAGAGGTAGTTGGTAAGTCAGGTATCTTTATTACTAAGAAGCGGTATGCAATCAAGTGTTTAGATATTGAAGGGTGGCAACCAGAAGGTGGCTATCTTAAAATTATGGGTATGGACATTAAGCGTTCAGACACACCTGAGTTCATACAAGACTTCCTAGAAGAGATACTAGACGATACACTTGAAGGAAAGCAAGAGCCAGAAGTTATACAAATGATTAAAGACTTTAAAGAATCATTTGGTGAGTTAGATGCTTGGAGGAAAGGAATGCCTAAACGTGTTAACAACTTAACCAAGTACACTGACAAACTTCGTAAGCAACAAAACAGTATGCCAACTGGCAGTACTATGTTTGGTATGACTGGAGCCGCCGATGATGGCGAGAACAAGATGATACCCGGACATGTTAGAGCTAGTATTAATTACAATGCTATGCGATTTGCTAACGGAGACAACTATAGTTTACAGATTATGGACGGTAGTAAAGTTGTAGTGTGCAGACTAAAGCCAAACCCAATGGGCTATACTAGTATGGCTTATCCTACAGATGAAATGCAGATTCCACAATGGTTTAAAGATATGCCGTTCGACGAAGACGCAATGGAAGAAGCAGTATTGGATAAGAAGATACAAAACGTACTAGGTGTAATGAATTGGGATCTTAAGAGTGCTAACGATAGTGCGGCATTCCAACAGTATTTTGAATTTTAAGGCGAGATAGATGAACCAAAAATGGAACACACAACCACTAACATCAGGCAGTGTAGTTATTAACACAGGGCTCGGTGGACCAGTAACAGTTAGTCCTATGTCTAGTTGTACTCCCGCTCCTACGTTCACTACATCAGGAACAGCAATAAATCAAGGCACCATTACAGTAAGTGGCTCGGCAAACAGTAGCCCGACTGTTTATGCTGGAATGACTGGGAACAACAAGTGGAACACACTCATGGACCCGCCAGCAATTAATATAGGCGAACACGAACTCAGTGAAGAAACAGTTGGAGACTTACTAATTATGTTAGAGGTCGTCAAGAATCTGGATGATAGTAATCCAGTTAAAGATATGTTTAATACAATTAAAATGTTAAACAAGATTAAGGGCAAGAAATAACTTGACTTGCCTAAATAAAAGTAGTATAATGTTGAAACGAATTCATTTACCGGAGAAAATATGAATAATTATGTAAAAGACTTTTTTAAAGACGTACTAAGACATACACATGGTCTAGGCATCTTTGAAATGGCAAAAATTAGAGGAACAACTGAGCTTACTGAGATTGAAACAGTTGATGCAGATAAGACAGTTATTGTTAAAGGATTTAGTATTAATCCTGTAGTAGACTTTGCAGATGCAACTATTGGTCTAAGCAGAATGGGTGTACTACAAGGCTTTATTAACTATCCAGGCTTTGATGCCGACGATGCTACAGTTGAAGTAGTTACACAAGACAGGAACGGAACTGAAACTCCTGTTGAAGTTAAGTTTAAAGACACAACTGGAACAGATGCACATTATAGATTTATGTTAGCAGATGTTATTAACCAACAACTTAAAGACATTAAGTTTAAAGGTGCAGAGTTTGACGTAAACATTTTACCAAGTGTTAAAGCGTTAAAGGATTTAGCATACTTTAATGGCGTACAAGCAGGCTATGAAGCAAACTTTACACCTAAGACAGAGAACGGTGCATTGTACTTCCTAGTTGGCGGTGATGCAAGTGACAGGACTAAGATCCTAATTGATAACAATGTTGAAGGCGACCTTACTTCCGAATGGAACTGGCCCTTAGATATCGTGTTAAAGATTCTTAGACTTGGAGACAATAGCAACTTAGTATTAAGTATTAACAATCAAGGCTTACTACAAATTAAAGTAGACAGTGGCTTAGGCATTTATACTTACTTACTACCAGCGAGAAGATAAGCATGAGAGATTTATCCAAGACGCATAGTGACTATGCAACATTTTTACCTGCGGTAAGCGGCTTTATGACAGAGTTGTTAGGCAGATGTAAGAGTGTGCCTGGATATATCCCTGAAGGCAGAGTCCCGAATGGATTTGAGCATGGCTTCGAAGGCATGAACTTCCTGGATAAAGAGAAAGGCTACTACTATTATAACAAAGCACTTTATAGTGCCGGTCATGCTTACTTGGACATAGAGAAGAGTAAGGTAATGGAACACATTATACAAAACAGAGACAGAACTAACACAACTATTGTAGGCGACTCCGGTGGTTTCCAGATTGGTAAAGGTGTTATTAAGTTTGACTGGGAAAACTTCTTCGAGAAGCCTGGTGATGTTGGATACAAAGGTGATGCTGATAGAGTTAGAGGTAAGATCCTCAACTGGTTAGAACATACAGCAGACTGGAGTATGACATTTGATGTTCCGAGTTGGGCATGTAAGCCTGGCTTTAAAGAGAAGACTGGACTACAGAACTTCGACGAATGCTTGAAGTGTACTGCATACAACCTAGATTGGTTTATGGATCACAGACAAGGCAACACAAAGTTCCTTAATGTATTACAAGGAACATACTGGGACGATGCTGAAGAATGGTATCAGAAGGTAAAAGACTACGACACAGAAGGTTGGGGCATGGGTGGTAACAATATCCGCGACATGCACATGGCACTGAAACGTATCATTACTTTGCGTGATGATGAGAAGTTACAAGACAGAGATTGGATTCACTTCTTGGGTACTAGTAAACTTGAATGGGGTGTAATGCTTACAAGCATACAGCGACAGTTAAGAGAACATGTTAACCCTAACATCACAGTTAGTTTTGATTGTGCTAGTCCATACATTAGTAGTGCAAACGGTTTAGTATACACAAGAAACAAAGTTACTAGTAATCAGATGAGTTACATTATGGAGAAGTGTTTTGATAACAAAGCATTTAGTCATCACTCACCTGGCAACTTGTCTAACAATCCTTTCCCTTGGGAGAGTGAGATTGGTAGCAGACTAGTTACTGGTGATGTTAATTGGTATGCTCCGGGTATGCTGAACAAGATCCACAAGGAAGGTAAGACTTCATGGGATAGTTTCACATACGGCTTACTGATGTCACACAATGTATACATGCATATTAGAGCAGTACAAGAAGCAAACAGCCTAGCAACATTAGAATGCGAGAACTACCAACTAGATTGGAGAAACTGGCAGAAGAAAGGTAAGAAACTTAATCAAGAAAGTTTATACACGCCTAGAAATATGTTGATGTTTGATACATTTGTTAAAGAACTATTCACTAGTGATGATCCTCACAAACTATTAGACGATGCTAAACTGTTCTTAGATGATGTTAGTAATAACAAACACAAAGATGCAGACACGGCATTCAACTCCTCACCTACTAGTTCTTTCTTCGATGAAGAAGTAGAGCAACAAGTAGAAGGAGAGTTTGATCAAATGATGGAAGACTCACTAACAAACTTGGCGGCGGAGTTATAGAATGAATGCACTACTTGTTGGGTTAGGAGGCATAGGCAGTAATGTTTATCTCCCTGAACTTATTAAACTAGGCTATACTGTAGACACAGTAGATCCTTTAGTAGGTGGTGCAACATTCGAAGATACAAAACAAGTGACTGACCAATATGATGTGGCAGTCATTTGTACACCTAACTTCACACACGATTCAATTGCTAGACTATTAGCAGACAAAGTAGAAACTATATTCATTGAGAAGCCTGGCTTGCCAAGTTCATCACAATGGAATAACCTTTGCGAAGACCACCCACACACTAAGTTTATCCTATGTAAGAATAACTTATATAGAAATAATTATGGTGCTGTAGATGACTTTTTAAAAGGAGATGAGGAACTCACTGGTATAGACATTACTTGGTTTAGTGCTGATAGAATACCAAATCCTGGTGGCTGGAGTACACAAAGACGTAAAGCATGGGGAGGAGTTGCATTAGATTTGTTCCCACATTTGTATTGTCAGCTGATTAAGATATTCGGTGGTGTTCCAAGCATGGAACGTAGTAGCCACAGCATGGCACAACAACATGTATTAGATGACCTAACTGGTAGTGACTATGGCACATTAACTAACAACGGTATATACAACGTATGTGACTATGCTCAAGAGACATGGTACATCGACGACAAGTATCCTATTAATGTTAGAGCTAGTTGGAAACAAGGTTACGATAACCAAAGTGTTAAGATATATACTGAGAGTAGTATGTACCAATGGAACTTTGGCTTATGTCCTGCAGACGCATACGGCAGTATGATAGCTGTAGGTGTAACAGAACCATATGAATTACACAGACATATTGATACGTGGATACATAAGAACCTAGAGGCATACCATGAAGGTTAAACAATACTATACAACTGGTATGATGGATATTATCAAGCAAGAATATGATGTGCCTACATTAGAAGTCAATGAGATAGCCGTAAAGAGTGTTTACACTGGTGTTTGTAGTAGTGATGTAGCAATGTATAAGGGAGAGTTTCCTTTACTACCTACTCACATGCATGGACACGAATCACTTGGTAAGGTTTTAGAGATTGGATCAGGTATATTTAATGTAGAAGTCGGCGACTATGTTGCCACAAGAGGCGAACCAGCCTACGCAGAGCGTTACAATGCGCCACAAGGCACGTTTGTTAAGGTTCCTGAAGCAAGTCCTAAGTATATAATTGAGCCTGTTGCATGTGCTATTAACATTGCACAAAGCGTTGGAAATATAGGAAAGAACAAGCAAGTATGTATTATTGGCACAGGCTTTTTAGCGAGAGTTTTGTATCAGTACATCAAGTTTAGCCTAAATACTAATATAGATGTAGTAGGTAGAAGTGGAATGGACTTCTGGGAAGAACAAACTAATGTAATAGTTAAGGACAGACCTTCAAAGGAATACGATATAGTATTTGATTTAAGTTCTAGTCCATCTCATTTTGAGAACATTGACGTTAGACCTAACGGACATTATGTTGTTGGTGCAGAGAAATCTACGCCAGTCAGCACAGACTTTAGTAAGTTCCTTTGGAACAATATTAAAATACATTGTCCTAGTCCAAGAGACGATAAGTTTATAGAGTGTATGAGAATTGGTGTTGTAATGGTGCGTGAAGGCAGTATAGAAGTTGCTGACATGTGGACACACTCGTACAATAGTTTTAATCAAGTGCCAATAGCATTTGCTGAGAACATAACAAAGAAGCCTGGAATGGGTAGGAGTTATATAGAATGGACATGATGGATATTAACATGATTATCTTTATGTCGGTACTATTCATAGTAACATTGTATGCCGTATATAAAGTGTTCACCGGAGAAGGTGGTACGAAAGGTATAAAAGAAGAGTACACTAGTCCATCGGGTAAGAAGAGAACAGCGACAAAAGACAGAGGAGATTACATAGTATGACGACAGTAGAAGGCAGAGATAACTTTGGAGAAGATCCTAAGTTTTTTATAGGTATTGAAGTAGAGCGTACTCCGTTGTATGGTAAGAAAACATTGTTTGTTATTGGCAAACAGAACTCTAAAGAGATATTACAGCGGTGCTTAGACAACGGCATTGACCATGCGTACTTAGGTTGTGCTAACTCTTTCCAACCCGGCGAGGATGCAGACCAATGGGATCAGTGGGATCATATAATTTCAGAGCTAATAAAAGCAGACATTTGGATAACACTGGACTTTGATAGTGCTTACGCAAATCACCAATGGTTTCATGACAACGGCTGGAATGACTATAATAAGTTTGTGCCTATGATTGCTGTTAGGTTACCTGCTATAAAACTGTTTAACTATAACACAACTGTTAAGTTAGACGACAGTTCCTTTAAAGGAACTAACACAGGTGTTTGGTGTCATCAGTTGCATGACTTGATGGATAGATCCAAATACACCGATTGGTCCGACTATGTTGGAGACGAAGTAATTGATTAATTACCAAAAAAAATGGTTGACATGTGCCAGTAAAGAACATATAATATATATTAATGTGAAGAACTTATGAAGATAAAATTTGAAATAGAACTAGATACGAATGACGATGCTGACATTGGACATGAACTCATGGACCTTGTTACTGCATTTAAGGCAAAGCTAGAAGACTTTAACCAACAAGACTTGGACGAAGAGATGGAAGAATACGAAGAAGAAATCGTAGCAGAGAATCCTAAGCCCAAGAGAAGTAGATATAAAGGAAGGAGACGAAACAGTTGATATTAGATTTTGTAATAATTGTTATAGGTATATCAGTAGGTTTAGCCTCTGGTTATATGCTATGGGAATCAAGTGTAATGTTAACAGAGCGTAATAAATTGAGAAAGTTTACAGGCAAGTATTACGACTTTGAGATTACAGAAGCATTGGACAAAATGAACATCACTAGACAACAGGCTCTGGACGAGCTAAAGGACAAGTAATGACTAAATTCGATAAAAACTTCCACATCAACTTTAGCCCACTATATATTGTAGCGGCTATTATGGTGTTTATGCTATGGGCTCAAGAAGCCAATGCAGACACTAGCATTAGTGGAGGCGGAGACTTTTTTAATGTAGATGAAGATGTACAGATTAACTTAGACTTCGACCATAGAAAAGATTTAGAGAACGGTTGGCAGTACACAATTGAAGCAGACTTTTATACAAGTTATGCAGACAGTGACAAGCGTCAACAAAGTTTGTATACTAACTGGAAGCTCAACAAAGACATCAACGAAAAGATGTATGTACTTGCAGTATTACAAACAGATGCTGATAAGTTTAGAGACTACTCACTAAGAACAGTAGCAGGACTTGGGTACGGATACAAATTATTTAAGAACGACAAGTGGAAGATTAGTACAGAGTCATCATTGGCATATTTGAAAGCTATGGATACTGAACTGATTCTACGAACTAGTGTGTGGATAGAATGGAAGCCCACAGCAAATTTAACATTAACTAATAAAATACTACACGAAAACAGTGATGAGTATTACTTGAGAATGGAACAAGAACTTAGTTATGCGATTACAGAAAGATTTAGTATTGGTTTAGCAAACGAATACACACAGGATTACGAAGATGAAAGCATCTTCATGTTTAACTTTAAGGTGAAACTTTGAGTAAGGCAAGTAATATTTTGAAGGAATTACCTTTAGAATTAATAACCGAAGGTAAGACTTCACAAAGAGAGAAATAAAATGGCAAATGGAACAGTAAAATGGTTTAATACATCTAAAGGTTTTGGATTTATTACGCCTGACGACGGTGGAAAAGATGTGTTCGCACATTTTTCAGCTATAAAAACAGACGGGTATGCTTCACTTGATGAGAATCAAAAAGTATCATACGATGTCGAAGATGGACCGAAAGGCCCACAAGCAACTAATATTGTATAAGGAATATTGATGAGAAGTATTTGGGTAACATTTACGAAGGAAGGAATTCACAAGTATCCTGGAGCAGACACGGATCCTAAACTCGCTACTGGCGGTTGGGACGATGTATCTTTTCTAGGTTATCCTCACAGACATACTTTTTACTTTAGAGTTTGGATAGAAATATTCCATAACGATAGAGACATTGAATTTATACAGTTTAAACGCTGGCTAGAAAGGTTGTATAGCGGAGACGTTATACAACTGGACTTTAAGTCATGCGAAATGATTGCAGATGAATTAGCGACAGAGATACAAGTAAAGTATCCTAATCGTGATATAAAGATTTCAGTAGCCGAAGATAATGAAAACGGGTGCGAGATAGATTATCCATACAGTGATGTTCCGGTAACGGATAGAGCTGAGGGTAGTTGGTATGAGGGTGGTAACCCTTATAAGGACGACAGTCAAGCAACTTATGTTAAGGGACTTGATGATTAATAAACAATTCTTAAGGAGAATATTATGGAAGCACATTTAAAAATGAAAGCGGCATTCGAGACATACATCGAAGAAAGCGAGAAGTTCGAAGGTGGCAACAAAGCCGCAGGTACTAGAGCTAGAAAGGCATTGATGGATATCAAAAACCTTGCTGGTGATAGAAGAAAAGAAATCCAAGAAAGCAAAAACGCTGGATAAATTATGATTTATATTGTTGAGCTAGAACCTGTTGAAACACGCTACACCGCTCAGTGGAAGACGTGGTTGCCTAGGCAAATGAAAGACTCAGGACTGGAAGTTAAAGTTATACAAGGGCCGAGTGATGCACCGCAGGATACAACTCCTGGGGCATTCTTAAACTTTAGCGGAACTAACTATTGGAAGAGCGAACAGTTAAAGACTATTAGTCAAATGTTTGCGGATGGTACAGTACAAGATGGAGATTACTTCCTCTATACTGATGCTTGGAATCCAACTGTGTTACAACTAAAATATATGTCAGAGTTATTAGGTGTTAAAGTTAAAATTGGTGGCATGTGGCATGCAGGATCTTATGACCCAGCGGACTTTTTAGGTAGACTAATTGGTGATGCGCCTTGGGTAAGGCTTGCGGAAGAAAGTATGTTCAATGTATTTGATCATAACTTCTTTGCTACAGATTTCCATATCGACTTATTCATGCAGTCATTCCCGAATGTGGATACTAATAAGATTCACAGGGTGGGATGGCCCATGGAGTACTTGGAGCATTTACTTGCTGAGTACAATATACCTACAAGTAAAAACGATATAGTATTATTTCCACACAGGGTAGCACCTGAAAAGCAAGTGGAGATATTTAAAGATTTAGGCAAAGCATTTGAAGATGTAGACTTTATAGTTGCACAAGAACAAAACCTTAGTAAGGATGAGTATCATAGTTTACTCATGCGTAGTAAGATAGTGTTCAGTGCTAACACACAAGAAACATTAGGTATCAGTTGCTTTGAAGGAGCATTGGTTGGTGCGACACCATTGGTCCCGGACAGATTAAGTTATACAGAAATGTATGACGACAAGTTTAAGTACCCAAGCGAATGGACAGAGAGTTGGGATAGTTACTTAACGCACAAGGACAAGTTGATTGATAAGATTCGAGGCATGTTAGCATTTAATTGGCTTATGTCAGACGATAACGAACAGTTAGCAGAACAGTTAAAAAACGACTTCTTCAGTGGTAAAGCATTGTATGAAGTAATTGGCGATAGTAAATCTAAGAGCCTTTCAAGAAGAGATCAAAAGTTAGAACTTGAGTACGCTGAAGTTAATCAATCTAAGGGTCTTTCAAGGAGAGAGCAAGTTTTACTAGACCCGCTTAGTGCGAGTTTAAGAAGTGATGGCGGTTTCGATCGCTCAGAAACGGAATAAGAAGGAGATAGCAATGAATAATGATGAGAAAGCAATTGTAGTAACAGGTGGCAGTGGATTTATAGGCAGTAATGTCTGCGAACTGCTAGTTGCTAGTGGATATAATGTATTTAATATTGATAGACGTAAACGTGATATACCAGGCGTAGTCCAGTATCCGTTCGAGATTAATACAAAACAAGTTAAAGGTGTAATAGATATTATTCAGCCTGAATGTGTTATCCATATTGCGGCAAACAACAGCGTACCTAACAGTGTAATTAATCCTAAGGATACATATCACGACAACGTAGAGCAGACTATTAGTTTACTAAACGTATGTGTTGAAGCTGGCGTAAAGAACTTTATGTTTGCATCAAGCAGTAGTGTATATGGACACAGCATTCATGAAGACGGGTCCTATAAAGAAACAGACCCAATGTTTCCAATCAATCCATATGGAAGAACAAAGCAGATATGTGAACAAATAATTAAAGACTACTGTGATGTTTATGATATGAACTACAGCATTCTAAGATTGTTTAACGTAGCTGGAAGTAATGCAGGCAAGAACGGATATCAAAAGACTCCGTATGTACATGTACTACCTATCATAGTAGAGAAGGCATTAACAAACGAAGTGTTTGATATATGTGGTGACGACTATGACACACCAGATGGAACATGTTTAAGAGACTATACTCACATCAACGATATTGCTAGAGGTTTCCTTTTAGCACTACATCAAATGTTTGATAATGGTATTAACAACACATACAACTTAGGTAACAGCACACCAGTTAGTGTACTAGAGCTAATTAAAGCAGTAGAAACTGAACTAGGCGAAGACATTAACACCAATTTAGTTGCTCCACGATCAGGCGACATGGTTAAGACTTATGCAGATGTAACATTTGCTAAGGACAACTTGGGTTGGGAGCCTACAAAAACAATCAACGATATCATTGTTGATGAACTGGCTTGGCAGAAGCCAAAGCTGAAACGTAAACATAATTTATAAGGAACCATTATGCAACCATTACACGATAAACTATTAGTGAAGCGTAAAACTAGCATGACTAAAACGTCAGGCGGTATTATCTTAACTAGTGTTGCTAAAGACAAGCCAGCAGAAGGCGAAGTCATAGCAGTAGGTCCAGGAAAGAAAAGTAAGTTAGATATTGTTATCCCACTTGAATGTCAAGTCGGTGACTATATTATGTTTGGCCCAAACAACGGCGACAAGATTGAAATTGATGGAGAGGAGTTTATTATCCTATCCGAGTCTGATGTGTTTGGTATAGTTGAGTAACATGAAGTACTACCACACCTGGGAAGAATTTAACAGCAACGTTGCAACAATATGCCGGGCAATGGCAGTAGATAAGTATAAGCCCGATGTTATATTAGGACCTGGAAGAGGCGGTTACCCAATGGGAGTAATGCTCAGTCATTACTGGAATATACCGTTTGAAGGCTTCCAATTAAGTCTAAGAGATCATACAGTCGAGGATAATGGCGCACTTGAACAACTTTTGTCTAAATACAATGGTAAGAACATATTAATATGCGATGACATTAACGATAGTGGATCAACACTCAATATAATTGATGAAAGTTGCGAAAAACTGTTGACAATGGCTCCCAGATACTGTACAATATATGATAAGTTGTCCAGTAATTTTGGTAAGAAAGTTGACTATACTGCAAAGGAAGTTACACCAGATGAAGAACAATGGATAGTATTCCCTTACGAGGAGTGGTGGAAATGATTGAATTATTAGTATGGTTTGTTTTCACATTTGCATGGGCGGCATATGGTACGCATGTAATAAGAGAGTTTATAAAGCATAACTGGAACATATTAAAATGAAAAGAACAGCAGAAATAGTAAATGACAATGGCTTTGTTGTACATTTATTTAAAGAATATTTATGTGAAATAGGAATGGAAAAGGACCTGTTTGGTACAATAGATATTAGAGACAAAAGCATACACTATGCAAATGACATAGTAGAGAACTGGGCTAACGGCATATTAGGAGAGGATAATGAGTTCATTAGTAAGCCTTCGTAACCACTTAGTTACCCTAAAAACTAAACATAGGGTAATGGATAAACAAATATCCGATGATTACGACTTACATGTTGATGACTTTATTGTTCATGCAGAGAAGTTAGAAAAACTAGAACTTAAAAGAGAGATAGACACTCTAGAAGAAATGATTATATTATTATCCAAAGAAGAGGAACAACAAGAGAATGATTAGTGATACAATAAAACAACGTATCTTACAAGCTGGCGGCAAGTTTTGGGCTGGTAGTAACATTAGTGAGTACATGGAAGAAGGCGACAAACAAGCACTTATCGAAGAGCTTACACCTAAGTTTGAATCAGTACTAGAGAGTCTAGTTATTGATATTGAAAACGATCCTAACAGTATGGAAACTGGTAGACGTCTTGCTAAAATGTATATCAAAGAACTAATGGCAGGTAGGTACGAACCTATGCCTAATGCAACAGCGTTTCCTAATGTAACAGAAGATAGATACGAAGGCATGTTGGTTGTGCGTAGCGAACTTAAAAGTGTTTGCTCACATCATCACCAGCCAGTAACAGGCGTAGCATACATTGGTATCATTGCCGCTGACACACTAATTGGTCTAAGCAAGTACACAAGGATTGCACAATGGTGTGCAAGACGTGGAACGTTACAAGAAGAACTATGTAACGACATTGCTAGAGAGATTATGGAAGCCACTGGTAGTAATGACGTAGGCGTTTATATACAAGCCACACACGGTTGTTGTGAGAATAGAGGCATTATGGCACATAGTAGTCTTACACAGACTACAGTACTTAAAGGTTCTTTCAAAGAAGAAGCAAAGGTACAACAAGAGTTTATGGATAATATTAAACTACAGCAGTCGTTTGCTAATGGTAGAGGTTAAGTATGATAGAACGTAGGAAGAAAGGTTTTATAGTTTCAAAAGGACTCGTGCCTGTAAATGCTATATGCGAAAGTGTTGGCACAGGTAAGAGCGTAGCTGACGTATTAAAATTATATCCTACCCTTGCTATGGAAGATGTGTTTGAAGCATTAGAGTTTTATGCTCTTAATACTTCTATACCTACCAATCAAGCATTAGAACAGTTACTTACATTAGTTAATGTAGGTGGAGAAGAGATTGTATTAGAAGTAAGCAACATTAATCAAGTAGTGTTCATTAAACTTGTAGAGCTAGGCAGACGTTATTACAGACGTACTAGCAACTTTGCTACATGTATGAACAACGGACTAAGGATTAGTTGCCTAGAGATTCTAATGCACAAAGAAGCAGACTTAGATTTAGAAAACGATTTGTTTGAGTTAGTTGAGATTGCACTAACAGATAGTGTGCCAGCAATATTTGAACAGAACGAACAGACAAAAGAAGATTTAGATTACGACGAATATATAGTAACGAAGGAAAAACATGACTCTAAAATACAGTGAAACGTTTTACTCAGCCCAAGGCGAAGGCTCCTATGTAGGCATTCCTAGTTTATGGATGCGATTCTTCTTGTGTAATCTTCAGTGCAATGGCTTTGGACAAACAGATCCAACTGACCCTAGCACCTATGAGTTACCGTACGAAACAATTGATTTAACAAACATCGACAACGTGTTTGATTTGCCAGTTTTTGATAAGGGTTGTGACAGTAGTTACACTTGGAGCAAACGCTTCAAGCACCTTATTGCCGATAAGACGGTAGAGGAGGCTGTAGACGAACTACAGGCTCACCTACCGCACGGTAACTTTATACATCCTGTAACACTAAACAGAACACACATGGTATTTACAGGAGGCGAGCCTATGATTAAGAAGTCGCAACCTGGTATGATTAGTGTGTTAGAAGAGTTTGCTAAACGTAAGATGAACAACACTCACGTTACAGTAGAAACAAATGGTACTAGAGCAGTAACACCAGACTTAGAAGAGTTTATAGATAAAAGATTTTATGCTACAGACGAGTACGGTGGAATTATTCCAGACGCATTAGGTACGCCAGAGTGGTTCTGGAGTGTAAGTCCTAAGTTATGGAGTACTGCTGGAGAGAAACATAGTAAAGCAATATGCCCAGAGATAGTAGGCAAGTATGCAGAAGTTAGTAATCACGGACAACTAAAGTTCGTAGTAAATGGCTCTGAAGAGAGTTGGAGAGAAGTAGAAGAGAATACTAAATTATTTAGAGATGCAGGATGTAATTTTCCTGTGTGGATTATGGGCGTAGGTGGAACGTTCGAAGGTCTGATCCAAACAGAAGCCACCATAGCCGATGAAGCAATACAACGTGGCTATAACTATACAAGCAGAGTTCATGTACACATATATGGAAATGCAATAGGAAAATAATATGAATATTATTAAAAAGATTAAAGCAGAACGTCCTTGGTCAAGTACCAGTGAATACTTTACTTGGTTTCA